GGATTTCGCGGCGGCGGCGGTGGTGGACGTGGAGGTGGCGGCGGATTTCGCGGCGGAGGTGGCGGCGGATTTCGTCACGGCGGAGGTGGACATCACGGCGGACACCGCCGAGGTCGAGGCGGCATCTTCGTTGGCGGCTCTCCCGCGTACTTCGCGCCGGGCTGGGGCTACCCGTACTGGGACGACTCGTACCCGCTGCAGGTGGTCGTTCCGGAGAACTGCGAGGAAAGTGTTCGATCGGGCTGCTACCAGCGCTGGGGCCACGACGCCGCGAAGATGGCGAGCTGCGTGGCGGACGGATACAAGGGTTGTGGCCTTCAGGGAATCGGGGCGCTACCTGGATTTGGTCGGATGGGCGTAGCGGTCGCGGTTGCGGCCGTCGTGGGCGGCGCCGTCGGATACTTCGCGACGAAAAAGCCCATAGTCGGTATCGCGGGCGCCGTGCTCGGCGCTACGCTGCCCGTCCTGGCCCAATCGCTGCCCGCTCTGTAGCCCGGACAGGTTTTTTGCGTCGGTAGAGGGCGCGCGGGTAGTCTGGGCTTCGGGCCCGTATGCCGACGCCGACGCTCACCGACTCGCCGCCAACGTGGTTCGGTCCCTTCCGGGGACCCGAGACGACGATCAACACGATGCGGCAGCTGTGCCTCGGGGCACGCGGCGAACGCTCGATGCTCGTGCGCGGTGCGGTCGAGTACTGCACCCGAGGGCTCCTGAACAAGGACTACCTGTCCGAAATCCTGTCCATCCGAAACTTCGCCGCCGAGAAGGTCCGGTATCAGAACGACCCCGTGGCGCTGGAATTGGTGAAAGATCCGCAGCGCCTCATTGAAGAGGTTGCGCGGCACGGGATGGCGATCGGCGATTGCGACGATCTAGCCTTGCTGCTCGCGACGATGGGACGACAGCTCGGCAGGGAGTCGGAGTTCATCACCGTAGGCTTCGGTGCGCCGAACAATTTCTCACACGTGTTCACTCGCGTGAAGGAGCCGAAGACATCGCGCTGGATCGTGCTGGATCCGGTCGCGGGGACCAAAGAAGGCGCGATGCTCGCGCGTGTCACGACCTGGCGCGCCTGGAAGATCGATTGAAGGAGCCAAACGATGTACGTTCCCGTATTGCGAGGACTCGGATTGTTGGAGCCTACTGCCGGCGGACTTACCGTGCGCTCCGCGGCGACCTGCATCTCCGCCGACGAGCAGAAGGAGGCGCAGTCGAAGTGCGCGCCGCCGGTGAACCTACGCGGGTTCGGTCAGATGGCCATGGCGCCACGGACCACGCCGATGGCAGGGCGGCTCGCCGGAATGGATCCATGCGCGGCACTGAAGTTGCCCGTGTGTCCGACGCCGAAGTGTCTGGACGCGACGACGATCGCGATGATCATGGGATGCGCAACTGGTGCGCCGCCCGCGGGTGTCAACTGTTCGGATCCCTGGACACAATGGACGCTCATCGCTCTCGGGTTCTCCAAGCTTCCGTTCTGCCAGCGCCCGGCGCAGCTGACGCTTCCCACGTGTCTCACGAAGGATCAGCTCGCAATGGTGTTCTATTGCCAGCGGTATCCGAAGTTCGACGGCCCGGACAAGGCGATGAATGCCAAGTGCTGGCTGTTCGGGCACGACACGGCGTTTTGGGGCACATACCAGAACAAGCTGCTCTGCGTGACGCCCGCGGCACCGCCAGCTCCGCCGCCGGTGCTGAGGCCTCCGCCGGTGCTGAAAGCGCCACCGGTCGTCGCGCAACCTCCGCCGGTGCTGAAAGCGCCACCGGTCGTCGTAGCGAAGCCGCCGCCTGTGCTCGTGTCGCCCCCACTGCTTGTCGCGCCACCGGTCATCGCGCCGCCCCCGCCGATGCTGGAGCCGCCGGTCCAGAAGGCGGGGATCGGCGTTGGCGGTCTGCTGGCGATTGCCGCGGGCGTTGCGGTCGGAGGCTGGTTGCTCTTCGGTAGAAAGAAGAAAAAGCTGCCGGGTCAGGCCGCCGCCTAGGCCGGTTGCACGAAAGTCGCCGAGTTCCACGAACCAAGGTAGGTTTTCATTCATGCCGCACTACCCGACGTATCCCACTCAACCATTTACGGGGCAGCCTCCGTCGATGTGGTCGGACGTCAACCGAGCGAGCGACACGCGGTACTCGTCGAGCACCGCTCCGTACTACCAGGCGAAGATCGATGCGGCGCACGGACGACACCTCGCCGGATCGGACGACGAGGTGCAGGACGAGCAGGCGAACCAAGGGTATGCCCTGAACGAGCTCCGGCTGATGGCGGAGATGGACGACATCCAGGGCAACGGAGTCTTCGACAACCCGCAGGTGACGCCGCCGAACATCCACGGCGACGCCGGTGTGTTTTCGGCGCGCTTCTCGCTTCCAGGTTATCTGGCGCGCGAGCGCATGTTCGCGCCGAGCGAGGTCCGCGACGTCACGACGGGTCGTCCGATCATTCCGGTGCCGAACAGCCCGGTGGCGTTCGACACGAACGAGCAGGTCGCATACATCGAGCGCGGGCTGCACCAGCCGTTCGGGCCCGTCGTCAGCGAGACGTCGCGCGGCGACATGCCCTACGAGTCGATCGTCAACGTCGTGCAGAACCCGGAGCGGATCAAGATTGGCGTGCCGTACCCGCCGCCTGCGCCTCAGTCGACGCATCCACCGCAGCCGACGGCAGGTTTCTGGCCGGCCACGGACGGAAAGAAGGCGGTCGTGCTGGTCGGCAGCGCCGCGGTCGCCGTGGGCGTGCTCTGGTTCGTTCTCAAGGGGCAGAAGAAGAAGCCGATGGCAGCGAACCGCAGGCGCGGGCGGAGGCACTGAGCGATGAACAACGGACTCGGTGAGTACTTCAGCGATCAGGCCGCGTTGCCGGCGGCGCCGCAGCACCCCGCAATGTCGGGCCCGACGGCGTTCGAGTCGCCGGTACCGCCCACGCGCATGACGCCGCTCATGCCCTCGTCGCGCCTGCCGCAGATCAGCGGCATGGGTGACACTGGCATGGGCATCTTCGGCCCGACCACAGGCATGGGAGCGTTCAACATGGGCCCGGTGCCGGCGCCTCGGCAGCCGGGCGCGTTTCGCCGGGTCGCGAGCCGGGTCTCTCCGTTCGCTGGAGCGCTCGGCGACATGGGCGACGTGATCACCGACGCGAAGTCGGGGTTCGTCTCGGGCGCAGCCGCCGCGACGACGCTGACGGGAATCATCCTCGGGATGGGCCTCCGCTTCGGCGCGGGCTGGATCGTCGGCAAGGCGCTCGCTCCGTCGGCGAAGGACGAAAAGGCGTACACCTGGGGTGGCGCCATCGGGAGCGTGCTCTTCGGGTCGATCGGTCTCGGAATCGAGGCGCTCGTCGCACAGAACGCGAGGAAGTGAGAGCGGCGCCGGCATGTCGATGAACTCGAACGTCGGTCCGCTCGGGCAGGGCGCCGTCGCGCAGTCGCAGATGGTTGCTGCCGCAGACGTGAGCGGATTGCCGACCGGATCACTCCTGTGGGCTGACCACGCGAACGAGTTTTGGGTCGTGGTTCCGGGCGGAGTAGCGCCGATCAGTCTGCTGGCCGAGCGTGCCGGGCGTCCACCGCCGGACGGTGAGCCGGCGATTGGGATGGCTCCGGAGTTTGCGCTCGTGCGAGAAGGCGACGGCCGCGTGCCGACGCACGGCACGGCGCAACGCCACGTCATTGCATGGGTCCAGAAGGCGCAGCGAGCGCATCCGAATCCGGCGCACCTGACGCTCGACGGGCAGTTTCGATCTGGGCTTGGACGCCAGGAAGCCTCGCACCTCGCGCTGGACGGCACGTTTTCGTTCGGTGTCGGCAGCAAGGACGACCGGCACGTGTCCAATGCCCGTCGCCGCGGCGCCCGCGCGGAGGAGCATGGCGCGGTCGTCGTCACGGCCGTGTTGTACCGAGGCATCTGGGCGGTGCCGATACGCATCGAAGTTCGGTCTCAGCCAGGGCCCGCACTGGTGCAGTTCTCGTATGAGGAGAAGCGTGCTCGCGAGACGCACGTCCGGCTGATGAGCGCACTCGCTCAGCTAGGATGGCCACTCGACGCGACGGTCACGGTGCACGTCGACCAGGGCGCGGTTGCAGGCGCAGCAGGATACGCCGGCCTCGACCTGCCCATTGCGCTCGGTATGCTCGCGCTGAAGGGCCACGTGCCCCGCGAGTCACTCCGCGGAACCATGGCGGTTGGTGAGCTGGCGCTCGACGGAAGCCTGCGACCGATTCGCGGCGCGGCCGTCGCGGCGGTCGGCGCAAACGTGGACGACGAGACTGAGCTGCTGCTGGTGCCGGCGGAAAACGAGGTAGAGGCACGGTTCCTCGCCCAAAAACCTGTCATGTCGTTCGGCAATCTGTCGGAAGTCGTGTCGTACATGCAGACACGGGAGATTCCGCACGAGCCGCCCATCGAGTTCAGGCCGTGCAAGGCTGGCTATGAGGCGCACGACCCCGGGCTTCCGCCGGAAGCGGTGCAAGCGGCACAGCGTGGCCAGAATCTACTGCTAGTCGGGCCGCCTGGCGCCGGCAAGATGATGGCGGCGCGCTACATCCACTCGACGCTTGCGCGGCTCTCGGTGGCTGACGCAAAGGAGCTCACGGAGATCTACAGCGTCGCGGGGCTACTGCAGAACCACTACGCCTGTGCGCGTCCGTTCCGTGCGCCGCATCACACCGTGAGCGAAGCGGGTCTCATTGGCGGAGGTGAGGTGGTCAGGCCTGGAGAGGTAACGCTCGCGCACCGTGGCGTACTGATGCTGGACGAGGTCACGGAGTTCCGGAAGTCGACGCTATTCCCTCTATCAAGGGCACTTCAAGAGGGCCGAGTCGTATTCAGTCGTGGCGGGACGTCCATTGGGCTTCCGTCGAGCCCTCTTGTCGTGATCGCTACCGCGCTACCATGTCCGTGTGGCCACTTCGGAACGTCGCGCTGCCGATGCAGCACGCTGGCGGTGGCTAGCCACGAGGAACGCCTCCGCGAGGTGCAGTCGTTCTTCGCGATGCTGCGAGTCGATCTGCAGCCCTTGACGGTGGCCGAGATGACGGGAGGCGCCATGCGTCGGAACGCCAAGGGCGACATCATTTGGCAGGACAACCTGCTGACGTGGAAGTCGGTGGGTGAAGATCGATCTGGGCAGCCCCGCGGCATCGAGATGATTGCCTCGGGCGAAGGGCGCGTGCGAGCCCAGGAGATGCTGGAAGAACGGCAGAGCCCACACTTCCGTCGCAGCCCACTCTCTCAGGAGATCGACTTTCTCGAAGTGGCGCTCGGCAACGGCTGGAGCACCGTGCCGCCGGAGGACATCGGTGCGCTCACGGATGCGACGATCGTGAGCCAGGACGGCTTCGTCGGCGACGACGGGAAATGGTACCCGCACCCGGAGGTCGAGGCACCGATCGTTTACGCGCACATGAACTACGCCGTGGAAGATCCGGTCGAGATGTGGGCCGAGGGCAAGCCGGTGTTCTGGATGGCGGACGTTCTCACTGTGAACGACGAGCAGCGCACCCGAGCGAGAGAGGAGTTGTCGAGCGCCATGGGCGAAGCCTACGAGTCGAACGCACGCAAGAACGTCACGGCCGTGATCAACGCCTTCCTCGCTGGGCGGCGGCACAGTGAAAAGACGTGCAGCACCGACGGTTGGCGGCTGTACTCGTACGCGCTGCTGATCGCGGCGAGGGTCGACGCTAAGGGAGAACCGGTAGACGTGGGCGCACCCGGCGCGCGCGTAGTGGTGCTCGACAAGCGTCTGTCGCCGAGTGCCACGACCAGCACCCAGATCAACGCCGTGCTCTCGGCCGTTTCCGGCGCCCAGGTCGTCGACGACATGCCGTATGCCGCTCGGTATCTGCCGAATGCGGATCAGAAACCGAATGCTCGGAAGGGCCAGTTCAAGGCCCCGGCTTCACTGAGTCCCGCGGAGAAGTTTTTCTTCGAGTGGGCTGGTGGCAGCTACACCGCTGGCGCGAGCACAGCGCAACGAAAACGCGAACGTATCGATCAAGCCAAGGCGATGGCCGCGGCGGAGGCAGAGGGGGAAGATCGCGGATGGAAGGTCGAGTGGGACTACGATCAGGAGCCGGACATCTCGTGGATGGACGACGAGCAGCGCGAGGAGCTGGAGCGCGGAGCCACGGAGATGCTCGTCGCGTTGCTTCGTGACGAAAACGGCAACGTGCTAGCAAGCCTAGGCGGCGTGCACGTGAGCGCACGTGGAGGTCGCGACCCTTACGGACGGGTTGTGGAAGCGGAGCTCATCCAGGAGGCTCTGGAAGCCGAGCGCAGCTCCGGAACCGCGATGGCGCTCAACCGCGGAAAGCGACGGCAGGCGCGCAACCCGGTATTCCGGCACATGGATCTCGGCGAAATCGAACAGGTACTGGGCGCTCAAGAGATCGCTAGAGTCATGTCGTCGGATCGTCCGGAGGCGCACGCGAAGTCCCGCGCCGCCGGATGGTGGGACGCGAACGAGCCGGACTACCACGACGCCTACACGAATCTCGCGCGTATGCTCAAGGCAGGCGTGCTCGACGACCTGGTCGCAGAGGCACGCGGAGCCCGCTGAAAGGTGAAACGAACGATGCACTACTCCTACGCACCGAAGCCAGTCGCCACGACGCCGTGGGGCGCGCCGCTGCAGGGACTCGGACAGTACGAGGTTCCAAACCCGTACGTCTCGACGACGCACCCGTATCCGACGCGATACCACGGCGGCATCTGGACTCGCCCCGTCTTCGGATATCCGCGGATGGTCTCCGTGCAGTCCGTCTTCAAGTGCGACGACTTCAACGACGGCAACCCGGCGCTGCGCGGGTTGAACGGTGACTACCAGGTCGGCAATGGTGTCTTCGGTACAGCCAACGGCGGAGGCGGCGTGTTCGGGCCGAGCCTCTACGGGCTCGCCGGGCAGGCGGACGACATCGACGCAATCGCGAACTACATCTTGAACACCGGTACCGTTTCGACGGCGGCGTTCGACCTCCAGTCCCAGTTTCGGTCCTGGTACAACAACCTCGGTCCGTACGATCGCAACTTCAGCGATGACGTGATGGCAAAGGCGACGAGCTATCGCGCTCAGTTCAACGCCGCTAACGTCTCCGGTGGTACTGCTCCGCTCCAGCCGGCAACGACGTCCTCCTCGGGTGGCGGTGGCGGTGACGCCTTCTCGAAGGCTTCGATCACGAACCTCCAGCAGCTGCTCAACGCATCGCTCGTCAAGGCAGGATACAATCCGCTCACTCCGGACGGTGCGCTCGGTCCGAGTACGTGCGGCGCGATCCAGACGTATCGGCAGATCACCGGCAATCCGCAGTCGGGCAACACGTACGACTCCTTCTGCGCAACCAAAAAGCCTTGGAATGCGCCGACCAAGGCGGGCTCTGGCGGTGGCGGCGGTACGCCGACGTACGTGCCGCCTCCCGTGGCGCCCACGACGCCACAGCCGACGATGCAGGCCGGCATGCTGGGTGCAGGTGCATGGGCGATGGTCGCCGGTGGTGTGCTCGCGATCGGCGTCGCGGTGGTCGGCAAGAAGAAAGGATGGTTCTGATCATGTTCTCCAATCTAGGTTCGCTCGGGTCCCGGCGTCGCCGATCGTCCACCAACGGCATCCTCAGCGGCTTCGGCGCGGTTCCGTCGCAGTGGACTATCGACTCGCGCGTCAAGACGCTGCAGAGCGCTCTGAACTCACAGATGAGCGCGGCGGGCTGCGGCACGACGCTCAAAGCGGACGGTCTGATCGGTCCGATGACGTGCGGCTCGCTTGCGTGGTCGAAGGCGACTGGATCGCCGCCGCCCTCGTACACCTCATACGCGAGTGACATGGACGCCGGATGCCGGTCGATCACGGCGAAGGCTCCGGCGTGTCCAACCGCGGTAGTTCCGCAGCCGTTGCCCGTGGTGGTTCCGGAACCGCCGCCGGCTATCGTTACGACGGGGCCGATCATCGTGCCCGGCCCGGTGTCACGCACGCCAGCCGTTCCGGTCGTCGTGCCCGCTGGGCCCGTGCCGCAGGTCGCGCCGATCATGCCGATGGCTCCAGCGGCATCGGCTGCGAGGAAAGGTACCGACATGAAGACGATCGCGATCATCGGCGGTGCCGTCGTCGCGGTCGGCCTTGGTGCGTTCCTGCTCCTCGGAAAGAAGAAGCCCAGCGCTCCAGCAAAGGCGGCCTGAACCATGACGTCACTCGGATCACTCGGGCCGCGTCTTCGACGTTCGAAGAGGAACGGAGTTTTCAGCGGACTCGGCGCAGCGCCGTCGCAGTGGACGGTCGATGCGCGCGTGAAGACGATGCAGGGTCAGCTCAATACGGTGCTGGCCGGCGCAGGCTGCAGCACAAAGCTGACGACCGACGGCCTCATCGGGCCGGCGAGCTGCGGCGCGCTCGCGTGGGCGAAGGCACGCGGCGCGCCACCAGCGGCCTACGTCGCAGCGACGGCCGACATAGATGCAGGCTGCAAACCCTTCAAGCCTACCGCGCCGTCCTGCCCGGCGGCCGCTGCGGGGAGCTATCCGTACGGGCTCCCGTTTCCCGTCGGAGTGAAGCACGATACTGCGTACAAGTGGCAGTACATGCTGAACAGCGAGCTCGGCGCGCGCGGGATGCCGACCGTGCCGGAGGACGGAATCTTCACCACGGCGACGTGTAACGGGATGGGCGCGTTCGTACGCTCGTACAAGGCGGACCCGGACAACCCGACGCCTGACGACACGTTCCTGCAGCTCCTGAATCAATACCAGACCAACATCGTGTCCGCGTGCCAGGCGATGGCGATGCCGACCACGACGACGGCCGTCCCTGTGGTGGCGCCGGCTCCGGTTGCGCCGACCGTCAGCGGTGCGGATCTGATGAAGCAGCAGCAGACGATGCTGAATACTTGGCTCGTCAGCGTCGGCTACCAACCGATTCGCGTCACCGGAGCCTGGGACGGACCGACGTGCGGCGCCGGTCAATTCATGACCAAGACGCTACCGGACACGGACCCGACCAAGCTCGCGCTGGCAAAGGTGCTCGCGCAGATAAAGCCCCTGCTCGGCATGCCGTGCGGGGTCACCGTGACGCCGGTGGCGCCGATAAGGCCACCCGTTGCGCCGCCGACGAGCGCTCAGATTCTGCAGATGCAGAAGCTCATCAACTCCGAGGTGCTGCGGCCCGGAGGCTATAAGCTGATCCCGGAAGACGGAAAGCTCGCGGCCGCTACCTGCGGCGCGGCGAGCGACACGGCATCTGCGGCGAGCATCGGTCGGATCAAGGTGTCGTCGACGCTCCAGACGTTGCTCAATCATCCGGGACTGCTTCCGGCGTGTCTTCCGATGAAGCCGTGGACGTTTCCGACGGTGGCCCCGGCCCCGGTGGCCGCAGGACCGTCACGTTCGCCAGCGCTTCCGCCGCTCAACCGAGACGGCGAGTGCGTCATCAACTTCGGACAGACGTACACCGAGATCGGCGTGCTGCAACAGCAGCTGAACGACGTCCTGGCTCAGAACGGATACAAGCCGATCCCGATAACGAACAGGTGGGACGCCGCGACGTGCGGCGCGATGTTCGAGCTCGGCGGTAAGTTCTCGCCGCGGCCCTCGTCAGCCTGTCCGCACTACTACTCCGTGCCGCTTTCGTGCCCGACCGTCACGAAGCCAATGATCGCGCTGCCGCCTGCTCCGGTCGCCAAAAAGACGAACCTCGCGGTCCCGCTCGGTATCGCCGCGCTCGTCGGAGTCGCAGCCCTGGTCATCGCGAAAAAGAAGGGCCTGATTATGGCGGCGAAGGCCGCCGGACCCGCCGCTACAGCGGTGTAGTCACAGTCGTCCAAAAGCGACGGCGTGAATCACTTGGGGAAGCGTGTCGTCTAATGGGCACATGCCACGATCAAGGCGCCAGCTCGGAGTTGGCCAGCGCCACGGGCATCTGACGATTGTTGCCCGAGGCAGACTGAACGGAACCTGGCGCGTGCGCTGCTATTGTGGTGTCGAGAAAGACGTACAATCTGGAACCCTCGGCACAGCGACATTTTCCTGCGGATGCCAACAGAACATTGGCAAGTATCGGCCAGGGGCGAGGTTCTTAGGTCTGACACTGGTGGCGCGCCTCGGTCGCCGGTGGCGCATGCTGTGCGAATGCGGAAAGGAGATCATCATCGAGGCGGCGAATGCTGGGCGCCAGCGCTCGTGCGGCTGCCACCTGCGGCGCGCAACCAGAGAGCGCCGCGCTCAGATAATTGGTAAACGATTCGGCCGCCTCGTGGTCCTTAACTTTCAAGGCACCGATGAACGCAGAGAGGCGCGCTGGCTATGCGTATGCGACTGCGGACAACAGAAGTCATGGGTACCGATGGGTTCGTTGAAGAGCGGAAGAACGACCTCATGTGGATGTGCGCATGAAGATGCCTCAAGGCGTCGTATCTTGCCTGAGAACCGTTCGCTCACCCCGGCGCAGCGACAACGCAGATATGCCCAGTCAGACCGCGGCATGGCCGCGAAACGCCGGGCTCAGTTCCGCTATGCGCGTCGGCGGTGGGCATCGATTCGCGGGGACCCCGGCGTGAGCTCTAGTCAATGGCTCTTTATTCAGTGGGCCTACGAGCAGCGCTGTGCGTACTGCGGGAGACGACGAGAACTAACGCAGGACCACGTTGTACCGCGCAGCAAAGGGGGCCGTCACTCCCCAGACAATATCGTCCCGGCCTGCTGGGACTGTAACTACAAAAAGCGCGCAAGAACGCTGGATGTGGCGCTTCAGATCCTGAAAGTTGCGGACGCCGACGGGTTCGTAGATAAATGGTCACACGTGGGAAACACCGCGAAAGAGTGCCATGATGCGTAGAGTTTATACTTCCACCGCCCACTTCCGGGCTCCGTACGACACGCCTAACGTGAGCTTCGCCGGCTTCGGAGCGGACCACAGTGCGTACGACGCGAATCGTTGGCCGCCGGGGCGGAGCTATTGGTCGCCGCACTTTTACCGAGCGCCGTATCAGGCTGGCTACTACCAGTCTGGAGCGCTGCGCGGCTTGGGAGGAGATCCAACTAGTCCAACCGGTGTCGGAGCGATCATCCTGATCGTCGGAACGATCATCGTAGGTGTCGGTCAGGACTACCTGAAGAAGATGGTTCGGTCGGCTGACATCAGCGGAGCAGGTCGCTGAGGACATGCCTGCGGCACCGAGCTTCGCCCTGCCGCCGGTGAGCGCCCTGCCACCGGCGGTGCAGCGATACGCGGCCACGGGCACCCCCCCGAGCACGTTTCGGCGCGATCTGGTCACGATGTCGAACCAGATCCCGCGCGTGGCCTACGCGGCGATTGCCGTTGGGGCGGCGTGGCTCGCATGGCGTGCCTGGAAGAGCTCCGAAGCCGAGCGGAAACGCGAAGGTAGACGCGAGCCCGCAGCCGAAAAGTTGACCGCGTAGCCCGTCGAGCAGGAAGCTAGGGCCTAATGCGTAGGCATGGCCCAGCGCTCGGCATCCTCGGTGGCGCGAGCGCCATTGGCACTGCTGCGCTTGGCACCGACCAGTCCGACAACATCGACGCGATCACGGAGTACATGACGGCGGTCGCCACGCAGGTGAAGACGACGGCGGCACGGGCGAAGCAGGACGAGTACAAGGCGTGGATAGATACGGTCGGCTGGTACAACAAGAACTACGATCGGCCCACCTACGACCACGCGCGTAATCTGCGGAACGAGTTCAATGTCGCGAATGCGGTTACCCAAGCGGAGAAGCAGGCCGTCCAGCAAGTGCTCACCACGGGCCTCACCACTGAGGAGCAGCAAGGTGAAGGGCGCCGCGTAAGTTCCGAAGGCAAGTTCTCTGAGCAGGAGGCGCCGCCGGTGCCGATGCCGTCTTGGGCCAAGTGGGCGATTGCGGGAGCGGTCGGCGTCGGCATCCTCTACGCCCTCGGCAAGGTCACCACATTGGCACAGATCTTCGCCGGCAAGCGCGACAGCAAGGCGGGGCCACCGGGCCATGCACCGAATCCGAAGCGGCGTCGGAGGGCGCGCCGATGAAGTACTCGCGCTGGCGTGCGGACACCGGGGGCTACGACTACTTCGAGGCTGCGGACCGCTTTGGGCTCGGCGACGATCTGCCGGTCCCGAAGCTGTCTGGAGGCACGGACATCGGAGTGGCAAGCACGGACATCGGTCGAAACCCGATCTCTGGGACTAGACCGGCCGGCAGCGGCCCGACGCCGCAGGGATCGATCATGCCGCTGTCGCGCCAGGGCCTCTCCGGCGGCCTCTTCGAGGCGATGAACCTGCTGCCCTGGTGGGTGCCGGCGGGAGTCTTTGCGGTGGGCGTAGGCCTCGTGGCCTGGGAGCTCCGGAAGGGGCGTGCACGATGAGGCGATACGTTGCCAACCGGAGCGACGCACGGTCGGCGGCCGTTTCGATCCGCGAGAAGTTCATCGACGCTCCGGCGACCACCGAAGAGACGATGCGCTGGAAGTGGCCGCGTGAGATGCAGGAGATCGGCCGTTGGCAGGCGAGCGACGGCGCGATCATGTATGCCTCGAACAAGTGGCAGAAGAACCCGAACAACGTGATCGACTACAAGCACGTGGCGGAGGGACCGCAGCGGCTTTTGGCCGTGCCAGGGTTCATTCGTGAGTACCACAACACGAGCCGAAAAATTCGTGTGTACGGCCCTATTGTGGAGTTGAACCGCCCGATGCCAGAAGCATTTGCGGTGCTGGCGCCGATCCTCGGCATTCAAGCGGAGCTCTTCGACGCCGGCACGAACGCCGCACCGGAGTCGTCGGGTGACAGCACGTATAACATCGAGATCGGCAACGCGATGCTCGGGGCTGCAAGGCACACGGAGACGGGCCGCACGTTCCTGTTTGTCTACACCGAGAAAGAGGGCCCACTCTGCGTCATCACCGGTGACGAGCTCGACGTCGAGAAGGACGGAATCGTAGGCTGAGATGGCGTACGAGGCGAGGATTGGGCCGTACCCAAAGCCGCGTATGGCGCTCCGTCCGATCCCTTCGTACGCCGGTCTAGGTGTCACGGCTCCGCCGCCGGTGAGCACGGTGCCGGGACTCCCACCGTCGATCGCGTGGGCACCGAAGAACCTGCCGAAGTTCAATCCCGCGGATTACAACCCGAAAACTTTCGCGGACGCGCAGTTTACTCGATGGGCGAAACCGGAGATGCAGGCCGGTATCGCATCCGGACGCACTCTCCTCTCACAGAAGCTCGGGATCGCACTGCCGGCGCTGCCGGCGCTGAACAAAAACGAACTCGTCGATTGGACGACGGGTTACGTGCAGGCCAACGGAGTGCCAACGGATCTGGAGTCCGGCACCAAGATGGTCACCGCGCTCGCGCACGCGCAGGCGCAGAAACTCGGTGTGCCCCCGGAGTACGTCGCCGCGGCCAACGTCGTAATGAACCCTCCGAAGACGGTCGCCGAAGGCTTCGCAATGGTGGCGGACCTAGGCGAGGCGTACTTCATGAGGTTCGGCATCCCGTTGCTTCAGAACGAGCTCATGAGCGTGAGCACGAATCTGGCGATGGTTGCGCAAGCGATTCCGATCCAGTTCGCGATTGCTGGATTCGATGCGCTTTCGGATGGCAAGCTGAGCACCCAGGAAATCGCCGGCATCGCAGTGCAGGCCGCAGCGTATGCATGTGGCCTCTTGCTGCAGGCTATTGGGATCCCCGCGCCGCTCGGCGCGCTCCTCGCTGGAGTGATCGCTCAGGGCCTGATGACCGTCGCCGACGACGTCCTGCACGCGGATGATGCTGACACGCGCGCACGGCGAGAGGCGATTGCGGCACTCGAAGCTCAGCGCCAACAACTAATTACCCAGTGCGCCACGGCCGCGCAGCAGGTGTGGAACAAGACGCAGGACTACTGGGACAAGGTGCTCGTTCCGATCCAAACGCTCCTCGATCAGCCGCTGGTTGCGCAGAAGCTGCAGGCCGCAGGCGGCATCCGATACTACGGGCGCAACGTCGTGACGCTGCCGCCCGGCGTCACGCTGCCGAACGCATGGCCGCGCACGAAATGGCTCGACTCGTCGATCGTTGCTGCAGCGGCCGATGCGGACAAGGCCGCAAAGGCAGCGGAAGCGCTGGCTGAATCGTACAAGAGTGATTTCCGCAACGCTGGGCGCTACCGAGCAGAAGCGATTGCGGCGCGCGCAAAGGCGACCGACCTCGCAAAGAAAGCGGCGGCCGAGAAAAAGAAGCCGCTCTACGAGTACGGATTCGACTGTCTGTGGTGGGAGGGGGACCTGGTTTTTGACTACCAGCCCGACACGAGGGGACTCCGCCAGTGGTATCCAGCGAACGCGCGACCGTACCCGGATGGGTGCCTTTACTTCACGCGGAAAAAGCCGAACACGCAGGCAGGAAAACAGACGTTCGACCAGGCGCAGTGGATGGATGCGAACTACTGGCCGAACCCAACGCTGATGTGGGAGCGCTGCGCTGTAGCGAGACCCCCGAGCGGATACAGCTACGACCCGCCGAGCTTTCATGCATCGGCAGAGGACGAGGCGCACTGTCTGCCGACGATGCAGTGGGCGGCGCAAATGCGCATGAACTTCGACGCCTTCAATGTGACGCGCACCATGACCGTGCGGCTCACACCGTACAAGGATCATACGTCTGCGGTACGCACGAAGACGGTGACCGTTCTGCCCGGGGCCATGGTCGACGGTAAAGTGAACGCGCAGGCGGCGCTCATGTTTTGGGGTGCGATTCGGCCGGCGACGGTGTGGTCACAGTACTCCCAGTCCGCCGACGCGCCCGACGTCACGCAATGGAAGGCGTTTGCGTATATCGATCCGTCCGCGATCCAGGTCTACAAGCAGGACGGCAGCCTGACGGCCAGGCTGAACATCAACGCGGATTACTGCGATACGAATGAGTGGGCGGCGGCAGTACAGACAGCAGCGGCAGCGGCGGCGCTGGTGCAGCAGGACATCATCCGCACGGTTGCGTGGCAGGTCGGTGCGGAAGAGGCAGCGCGGCAAGCGAAGATCACAAAGGAAGCCGGGGACAAGGCGGCAGCGCAAACGTCGGCGGCGAACGCGAAGGCCGCCTGGCAGCAGGCTGCGGCCTCGGCGATTGCGCAGCAGGTGGCCAGGGCGCAGCTGCAGGCGCGAGCGGTCGCGTCGGCGCGCCAAGCCTCGGGGGCATTTGCCGCCGCGACGGCAATGCGCCTCCGGTTCCAAACGGCACAGGCAACGGCCGAGTTCCAGCGCAAAGCCCTCATCGTCGCCGGGGGTGTCGCAGCGGGCGCCCTGCTGTTTTGGCTGGTCTCCCGCAAGAAGCAAGCGCGGCAGTAGTGCCGTCGCCGAAAAGTTGACGGACGACGCCGTAGGGCAGGAAGCTGAATGACACCATGAGCTACCACACGAACGCTGTTCTCGATCCTCTTCCTCGCCTGGGTCGCCGCTCGGTAGGCATGGCCGGCTTCGGTGCGTTGGGGCTTCTCGGTCTCGGTGCGACGCCGAACATAACGCTCGTCGGCAACATCGCCGCAGTCGCGCGGAAGTTTCCGAATGCTACGGACGGAGAGGTCATCTACCTCGCCGTCGCGGGAACTCCAGGGCTTACTCCGGCAGAGATTCAGGCGATCACGCCAACCCTGCTAGGTAAGCTGGTTGCCATCGCGCGCGCGAATCCGACGTACTCGGCGCAGCAGGTGTTTCAGGGAACGCTGGTCAAACTGTCGGAGCCCACGATGGCGAGCCGCGTGGCCGTCATGACGAAAAAGGCAGGCCCGGTTGCTGGAGCATTCCTCAAGGCGTGCATGCTCGACCCGGTCGGAAGGCGCGACACGAATGAGTGCTACGCCCTTGCGGAGAAGCAGGTCGGTTCGCTCCAGGGAGATCAAACTCTCTTCTACAACAACTGCCTGTCGCAGAAGGCGTCGGACGTGCCGGTGGTGGTCCAACACAATGCGTGCCTTGCGGAAGCAAAAAAGCTGTCGACCGGACCGGGACCCGCACCGACGGTGACGGCACCGTTCACTCCGCCGCCCGAGCTTACGCAGCCGGTCGACGAAGGCGGCGCTCCCATGTCGAAGTGGGTTTGGATCGGTGGCGCGGTCGCGGTTGCTGGTCTCGCTTACGTCCTTCTGAAGAAGCCGGCGCCCGCGCACGCTTGAGCGCCGCCGTACGCGCCGTGCATGTTGGCGAGGATCCAGCAGAAAAGATGCCGGGTCGCCGGCCTTCCCCGAGCCCGGGGAAGGCCCCTCGTTTTTTTCTTGCACAAAAGTTGACCGAATTTTCGCCGATCGGTAGCTTGACGATCGTCACGTAGGTTCCAGCCGACTTTCGAGGCCGCTGGGCAGTCCGCGAGATGCGCGGAGGTATGCCCGAAGATGGCCAGAACAATCGGCAAAGCGTTCAAGATCGGAAAGAAGCAAGTACGGTCGTACGGCTATGCCTCGCCGAATCGAGGCACGTACAAGCCGAACGCAGGCGTGACCGCCATCGCCGCCGTGAACGGCCGCGGCGCCCACGGGAAAAACCGCAGCAGGAGCGCGCGCTCCGCGATGAATGGTCTCTCTCGGACGCAGCGGCTCGATCGTGCACGAAAGATCACGAGCTCAGGTCGCGCGGCGTTCGCGCGCCGCATGAGCGCGAGCATGCGCTCGAACGCCACGCCCGCGCAGATCGCGACGGCGCGGCAGAACATTCGCGCCGCCATCGCGGCTCGGAAGTCGCATCGACGCAACCGGAAGCACCGGCGCAATCAGGCGCCGGTCAAAACATCGACTCCTGCCACGACGGCAAACCGCCGCGGCAAACGGCCCTCGAAACACAAGGCCAACTCTCGGAGGAAAAAGACAATGAGAACCCATCGTCGGAACTTCAGCGCGAAGCAGCGGGCAGCGGCCCTGCGCAATCTCGCCAAGGCACGCCGCGCGCGTCGTCATTCGCCGAATCGGCGTGGCGGACGGAAGGCCCGCCGCAACGGGCTCATGTCGAACCGGAAGCGTCGGCATCGCCGGAACAACGGCGTGGCCGCTGCGGCTCCGGCGCAGACGGCGAACCGGAAGCGTCGGCATCGTCGGAACTTCAGCGCGAAGCAGCGGGCAGCTGCCCTGCGGAATCTTCGCAAGGCGCGCGCAGCGAAGCACCGTCCGAACCGGAAGCACCGCGCTCGCAAGAACGCGCGTCGTCGTACGCACCGCCGCAACGGGCAAATGGCGAACCGCCGTCATCGCAAGAACGCGCGTCGTCGTACGCACCGCCGTAACTTCACGGCGAAGCAGCGTGCCGCGGCTCTGCGCAATCTCCGCAAGGCGCGTGCAGCGAAGCACCGTCCGAACCGGAAGCACCGTCGCAACGCGCGTCGGCGTCCCCGCAAGAACGCGCGTCGCCACCGCCGTAACATCCGGATGGCGACGAACCGCCGTCACCGGAAGAACAGCCGTCGGCGTACGCACCGCCGCAACTTCACGGCGAAGCAGCGGGCAGCCGCCCTGCGCAATCTCCGCAAGGCGCGTGCAGCGAAGCACCGTCCGAACCGGAGGCGTCGCACGCGGAAGAACGCGCGTCGTCGTACGCACCGTCGCAACGGGCAGATGGCGAACCGCCGTCACCGTCGCAACGCGCGTCGGCACGGCAAGGCGTTCCGGAAGAACCAGTTCATGGCGACGGCCATGGCGGTGATGAAGATCGGAACGGTCACGACCCTCGGCTTCCTCGGCCACAAGCTCGCGACCAAGCTCTTCACGGACAACGTCGTCGACAAGATCTTCGGATCTTCGGGTGTCGTCACGCCGCCCGCACCGGCGGCAACGAGCGGCCTCGAAGCACTGCAGCCGTACCGCACCATCATCGGTGGCGCGGCGATGGCGGCGCTCGGCATCTGGGCGACCAACCGGTTCGTGAAGGATGTGCGCGTCAAGATGTTCGTGACCACGGGCATCGCGACGTCGCTCATGCACTCGGTCGCGGTGTCACTGCTCGCGAAGTTCACGCCGCAGTACACGGGCTACCTCTCGGGCCACGACGCCACGGCGGTTAACCTCGCCGCGATGTACGGGCTCGGCGGCGGCGCGAGCATCATGCCGGAGTACCACCCGATCGGTTTCGGTGAGTACTTCGCGCAGAACGGTCTGGGCGAATACTTCGCTCAGAACGGGCTCGGTGAGTACTTCGCGCAGAACGGTCTGGGCGAATACTTCGCTCAGAACGGGCTCGGTGCCTACACCGGCAACCCCGACCTGATGCAGGCGGCGGCCGGTTACGGTGCGCTCGACAATCCGAACTCGAACATCATCGATCCGGGCAGCGACCTCGATCGGCAGCTCTCGATCGCCGAGGCAGCCGCGGGCGTCGGTGCAGTGGCTCCTTACGAGGCGGCAGCCGGCTTCGGCCGCGTGCAGCCTTTCGAGGCGGCCGCTGGCTTCGGTCGGGTGCAGCCCTTCGAGGCGGCAGCCGGCTTCGGCTCCGTCGTGACGGTGCCGCCGACGGCGGACACCTGGATCCCCGGAACGAGTGACGGCGAGCTCTGGGCCGGCACGGTGGCCATCCAGCAGGGCCAGTCGGCGAACGAGCTGAACAGCGCCGGCATCCTGGAGACCGGTGGCAACCAGGGGGTGTTCGGCTGAGCTGAGCCGGACCCTCTCGCTCTCGGCCCCAGAGCCTCCCGGAGAACCGGGGGCCTGGGGCTTAGGGCGTTGCAAGGACCCAAGAGCATCTAGCTCGAAAGAGGAACGAGCCTCTTTAAAAACGGGAAGTCCTGGCAAGGAAAACAAGAACATGGCCAAAGTGGTTTCAATTCGTGAGCGCGTGCACCAGCCCTTCTGGGATTCGCTCATCCGCACTGCCGGTCTCACCTCCGGCGCCCTCAACGACACGACGTCGCTGTTCACCAGCAACGGCTCGCGGTCCGAGGCCACCACGAACCTGATCAACGGCAGCACGCTGCCGTCCGACCAGTCGCACGTGGTGCTCGCGCTCCGCGTGTTCAGCTGGTACCGCAACCCGATTCTCCGGGCGGCGGGCGGCGTGGCTGGCGAGATCTCCGAAAACGGCGACTACGGGACGCTGACCCCGTGGCTCATCGGTGGTCCCGGCGTCGGCCAGGCCCCGGCGAACATCGAGGACATCTACCGCCTGCACTGGCAGACGGAAGAGCAGCTTCACTGGAGCTTCGGCACCGGTCTGAAGAACTCGATCGACAACGTCCCCACGTGGTACTTCCCCGCGGGCGGCGGCATCAGCGGCGACATGGGCGCTGCGACGGACCTCATCCACTGGCAGAACAGCGGATGGGACGGGCACTCGGGCATCCTGCGCCTCGCGCGCGCGATCCTGATCCCGCCCCGTCAGAACATCCTCTGCCAGGCGAAGATCTTCGCTCTCCCCGACGCGGGGCAGGCGCAGACCTTCCTCACGTCGCAGGGCTCACGCAACATGCTGTCCCTCAAGGACAACTTGAACGCGGTCGACGCGGCGCAGAAAGTGATTACGTTCACTTTCGACGGTTTGTTCTCAAGAGATGTGCAGTGACAGTCCATCGAACGTGAAGACGTTCGACATTGCAGCATGACAAGGGAAGTGGTCGCGAGGAAACCAGGACGCCTCGCGACCACCACCCCCACCCTCCCGAAGAGGTGGGGCCGACTGATGCGTACGGCGCGCTTCGCCGGTACTCCCACTGGGAGGTAGCAGTTTCATGAATCCGATGATGCTCCAGCAGTTGATGGACAGCGCTGGTCTCGCGATCAAGCAGTCGCGAGATGCGCTCCAAACGGCCCAGCAAATGGGCCAGCAGATGGGCGGCATCCGCCAGGAGATGGCGCGCATGGCCCAGAACGCGGCCGACCTGCGCGACGCGCTCCAGCGGGTGCAGGTGCAGCGCCAGCAGGGCGACCCCGGCATTCAGCGGGTCGAGAACATTCCGGGCCGGCGCGTGCCTTTCGACCTCTTCGTGGACATCCCCATCGGGGACAACATCACGAGCGTCCAGCAGGGCACGATTACGATCAGCCAGGAGGGCCCGTTCATCGCGGTGTCCCGTATGGCGGTGTTTCTCTCGACGTATCAGTTCCAGGTCGTCGCGGATCCGACGCAGCCGAACAACAAGGCAACGTTCGCGGGTCGGAGCTTCGGTCGGCAGCGTCCGATCCACTCGGTGTGGGACATAAACGACGGCATGCCGCGGTCGCAGGTCGTCATGGCCGTCGCGCCACCGGGCACCGGCGCGCCACAGGTGATCAGCCCATCGAACGCGAGTCCGTTCCGGTCGATGGAGGCGGACTACCGCATTCGCTTCGAGAACGCTGGGTCGAGCTTCCCGCGCTCCAACATCGAGATCCCGAGCGCGTTCTGGGTGCGCGGGCAAAACGATCCCTTCAACCTCGCAGCGCTCGACGTCTTCGAGCGCGGCGAAGTGCTCACGTTCCAGGTGCTGCCGCTTCACCCGAACAACCCACCCTACGGCAACGTGTTCGGCTTCGGAGCACCGAACCCAGCTTTCCCGTTCGTGCAGAGCGGGTGGGATGCAGTCGAAGGTATCAACGACGCGAACAACCCGGCGGCGGGGACGACCGACCCGGTGACCCGCGTCGCAAGCGGCATCCTCACAATCGGCTTCCACGGCTACCGCATCGTCCAGCCGGCGGGCGCAGGACCGTACTGAGGGCACCGTGCAGTACGCGCACCCACCGCTCAACGAAGCGTATCCGATCGTAAGGGTCGGATACCCGTCGCCGGAGCACGGGTGCGCGCCGTTCTCGGCGGAGTGCGGGTGTACGGCGATGGCGGAGCAACGCGCACCGCTCGTGCCGGAGTGCGCGTGTGCGTCGTCCGTCGGGGCCATCACAATGCCGACAATCAACTGGGCGCAACTCGCAGTCGGCGCGCTCGTCGGAGTCGGCCTCGGCTACGTGTTCTTCGCGACGAAATAGGAGACCAACTTCCATGGCAGTAGCTATTCGCCCAGTCACCCCGCAGCAGTTCATGCAGAAGTGCCTTGCATTCTCCACGTCGATGCCGCGCGTTCTGATTGGATCGCGCGGAGAGGCCGTGCGTCGGTGGCAGACGCTCATGCAAAAGGAGATGGCGGCCAAGATTCATGCCGATGGCATCTTCGGCGCGACCACGCAGGCCGCGACAATGGCCTTTCAGCGCAAGTCGAAGCTGCCGGCGGATGGCATCGTAGGGCCGAAGACGTGGGCGGCGGCGCTCGTAGCGCCTTGCTATGCGGGGGCGCTCGAAGCGCAACGTAACCCGCGGGCGTCCGAGATGGCCCTGATGCAGCTGAAGGCCCAGGTACAGCAGATGAGGGACGAGGCGGCCCGGTCGGCGGCCCATGGCGTCGGCGCCTTGGATTTGAGCTTCTCCGTGCTGGATCCGAAGAGCATGGTCCTCGGCGTTGTCCTCGGAGTCGCAGCAGGAGCCGTGCTTTTCCGGAAGAAGTAAGCGACACTTGAGCTCATGAGAAACCAGGCGCTGCGCGAGCGGATGCTGAGCCAGTTCCAGACCGAGAACCCCGGCCTGGCACTCGGAGCTCCGCCGCCGCAGCCGATGGAGGCGAGCTCGGCAAACCCAACGTCGCCCGCGCGCATCTGGGACCCGGCGACCGTCAGCCGAATCGTTCTGGCGGGCGGCGACACGGCTGCGCGGTTCCTGCACCCTACGTTCATCCCGTTCGAGAAGCTCTACCGGAAGTTCCCGCAGCAGGGCGTCTTCACGGCATCGCCGCAGAACAACTTCGTGTTCGAGCTCGGCGCGTTTCGCGTTCCGGCGCAGATGGCGTTCGCGCTCGTGGACTATCGCTTCGCGATCTACCGGCTCTCCGGCGCCGCCGCGGGCGATTGGGTGGAGCTCGAAGATCGGCGACTCTCGGGACAGGTGGGCTACGACGTCCTGATCTCCGACTACCGCAAGGCGAACCTGAGCTACGAGCTGGAGCCGACGGAGATCCAGGCGGCGAAGGAAGCAAGCGAGCAACCTATCTCTCCGGGCATCATCGCGGCCGGCGCCGAGTTCAACAACAACCAGCCGCCACAGATCAACGGGCAGCCGCCGTACCCATTCCAGCCGATCACTCCGGCGACTCCGGACAGCCCGTTCGCCGATGCTGCACGTGTTGGCAACTCGCTCTATGCGCCGTCGGCGCCACCGTTCGGCGCAACGGCCACGGACTTTGCGAACGCGCGCGCCGCGGCGGCCGCGTCGCCCGGCGGCCCCGGTCTCTCGCTCCTTCCGCAGCGGCACGAACGGCTCGGGCCACTGCCGCTGCCGTTCACGATGATGGTACGCGAAAATCAGCGCGTATCGTTCAAGGTGATCGTGTTCCGTGCGGTCCCGATTCCGGTAGCATTCTTCGAAGTGGACGTCACCGGCGTCCTGATGCCCGCGAACGTCGCCGACTCGCTACTCAAGGCGATGGCACCGTACGTGGCGCAAGGGGGCTAGTGAGAATGCACGGGCACAAGACTATGGGTGACGACTCTCTCGGGTGCTCTCTTCTTCGTCGTCGGCAGCACCGTGCCGGAACGCTCGTTGCCGCAAGCAAAAACGCGGCGGCCTGCGAACCGGCCCTCGAAACGAGAGCGTCGTCGCCCATTCTTTTCTCGCGTGAGGTGATGTCGTGAAGGGAAGCCCTGCCTACTACCGGCCAGAGCGTGTATCGCCGGAGCACGCGCATCTCGGCACGGGACAACACCTCGCCGTCGAGACGATGCTCCGCACGCTTCGGTCGACTCATCGCTTCGATCCGATCGGCGCCTTCGTGCCGTGGGCAAAGCAGAACGGCGCCGTCAACTGGACGACGATCGACAAGCCGGATCACGAGCTCGTGGTCTATCCGATCGATGCGGACACGGTCGCGCGCGTGAACGCTGCCTCCTACGGCTCCGAGGTGCCGTGGGTCGCCGTGATGACGGACAAGCCGGTTCAGGCGCTTGCGTCGGAACAGGCGTGGGACGCGACGCGCTACGACCAGTTCGCGGTCGAAGCGGTGTACGACGTCGACGACAAGCGCCCGGCGCCACCGATTTGTTTCCTCTACTGGGCCAAGCTCCACGACGATGTCGGCGGCGGCCGGGATTCGCTCGATGCCGTGGCAAAGCGCCTCGGCGGCAGGCTCGTCTTCCCGGTGCAGATCGAGAGCTCCGGCATGCGCGCGCTGCCGCCGCTGCCATTCAATCTCGTGCTCGACGCGCAGCTCGCGGCCCGCGAAGCACCGGTGACCGAGATGCCGGCGCGCGTTGCCACCGCGGGACTCGGGCGCTACCGCGCGATGTCGGCGGATCCGGTGCCAGCGGCACCGACAGGACCCCGCATTGCACCGTGGCTCATCGTATTTGGCGTCGGCGCCGGTGTGTGGGCAGTGCTCTGTCGTCGCAAACGGAAACGGCGGTGAAGCATGTCGTTCATGACGACGCCCACCGACGTGATGACGCTCGTGCGGACGGCGCGGAAGCTCGACGGAAATCCGTTCTCGCTCGCCGGTAAGCTCGTCGGGCTTGGGGCGGACGAGCAGCGAGCCGGTATCCCAGCCTGGGCCTGGGTCCTTGCTGGCGTGGGGGTCGGAGTGGCCATCGGGTTGAAACTCGCGCCGGCCGCGCGGGAGCGCCTAAAGGCGTTCACCTGAAACGAGTGCCAAAAAGTTGCGCTCTACGGGGCTGCCCGGCGAGCATGGGTTGACCCCCACCAAACCAAGGAAAAGCTCCCATGGCCTTTGCTCTAGCAGTTGGTGATCTTTGCAGCCCCGCAGCGGTGGCGTCGTTCGCATCGTCCTCGGAGCCACCGGTGCTAGGAACCGTAACGAAGATCGGCCCTACCTCCGTCGTATGGCAGGACGGACGTGAGGTGACGTACACGCCGTCTACGTTCCCAGGGTCCGTCGATGCCGGCCTGTCGAAGGTGACGATCGAGCTCGGCACCGAATTCCAGAACGCAAAGATCCGTCCGAACGGCGTGATACCGAATCCGAACATCGACGGCCGCGCAAACGGTATCGTCGTGCTCGTCGTGAGGGTGACGAATGCCGCTGTCACCGATTTCCAAACAGCCATCGTTCTCTTCGAAAACGGCCTTTACGTGGCCATTCCGACTCTCGCGATCGAAGTCGTTCCTGGAGCGTGATCCCCCGGGGCCTGTATTCGGTAACCAAGGAAAAGGAACCTTTCAATGGCCTTCGCTCTTGCAGTAGGTGATCTTTGCAGCGCCGCGGCGGTCGCGTCGTTCGCGTCGTCCTCGGAGCCACCGGTGCTGGGTACCGTCGTCGCGATCGGGCCCACCGTCGTCGTGTGGCAGGACGGCCGTGAGCAGACATTCGTGGTGTCGGTCCCGGTGGACGTCGGTCTGTCGAAAGTCGCGATCGAGCTCGGCACGCAGTTCCAGAACGCAAGGATCCGTCCGAACGGCGTGATACCGAATCCAAACATCGACGGCCGCGCGGACGGCATCGTCGTGCTCGTCGTGAGGGTGACGAACGCCGTGGTCACCGATTTCCAGACGGCTATCGTTCGCTTCGGCAATGGCCTGTACGTCGCCGTGCCGACCCTCGCGATCGAAGTCGTTCCCGGCGCGTGATTCTCGGAGGCCCCTTAAGCATTGACCGCGCCTTCGGGCGCACAACGACCAACGGAGACGGAGAGAAGCAATGTCCCTCAATCAGTCAGCGTACCAGTCGGGAATCCTCGGCTTCGTGCCGCCTCCCGCCGGTGCGTTTCGCTCGGGCTCGCTCGGTGGTGGTCCGCCGCCAGCGCCCGCATACCACTCGGGCTCGCTCGGTGGTGGTCCGCCGCCCTCGGGCGCGTTTCGTTCGGGCGTGCTCGGCGTGTTCGGGACACCGCCGCCGTCGGGTGCGTTCAAGTCCGGCTCGCTCGGCGTGCTCGGTGCTCCGCCGCCGTCGGGCGCGGTAAAGAGCGGCATCCTCGGCTCACTCGGCGTGCCGCCGCCCGCAGGCGCATTCCGCTCGGGCTCGCTCGGGGTGCTCGGTGAGTCGTACGCGGGCCTCGGAGCGGGCGGGAGCATCATGCCGGTGTACCACCCGATCGGTGACGCGACGGCGGTCAAGCTCGCCGCGATGTACGGATTCGGCGACGCTCCGGCGCTGCCGGCGCTGCCGAAGATTCTCGTTGCTGCCGCCGGTCTCGGCGCCGTCGGCGTGATCTGGTGGGCGATGAAGCGCCGCCACGCGAAAACCTAGGACGAGGTCACCATGCAAGCAGGAGACATTGTTTTTTTGGGGTCCGCAGTGGTCGGGCCAAGTGGATCCTCAGTGATCCACGAGCAGCCGCCCCAGCTCGGTATTATCGAGGCACTCGACGCCGGATCGCCGCCGACGAATGTCGTTGTCGTGTGGCAGGACAGTAGGAGAACACAGTACAACGCGGTTGGCAGCGGCGCGACGTCGTTGCTGTTTGTAGTCGGCACTATTCCGCCGGGTACGGTACCGATCGTCGGTTTCGTCGTGCAGCCGAAGTCGGTCTCGGGCATTCCGAATCCAGGCAGTCGTCTTCAGGGTCCAGTCATTCAACAGTATGGCCTGGAGGATCCGACAGGCGCTTCGGTTGGTCAGGCCATCGTTGTCGCGACACCGATCGGTTTTCTCGTGATCGATCCGGCCGACGCCACCGTGCTGGCAGCCGCCTGAAGGAGGAACTCATGGCAGCCCCAATCGCAGCAGGCACGATAGTCACCACGAAATCGGCGCTCAGTGGCTTCGAGCTAGAGAACCGCCGCCCAATCATCGGCAGATGCGAGTCCGCGATAGCGGGGGCCCCGGGAGCTCCGCCGACAGATGTGGTAGTCGCGTGGGAAGATGGCACGCGAGAGACCTATGCAAACGCAAGAGGGCTCGCGTCGGTAGGCCTACCGAGCTCGGCATCTCTGCTCGGTACGGTCATGCAATTTCTGCCCACGCAACCTCCAATTCTTGAGGCGGGCACCCGTCTTCGCGGACCCGTCGTGGTGCACGCGGAGTACTTCGAGGCCAATGGGGATCCGCTCTCTGGTGGCAACGAAGTCGCGACGCTGAAAACTCGATTCGGATACGCCTCATTTCCGGTCGTCGGTCTCGTCGCCGTACCTGGCGCCTAACCGAAAACTGGCGTGCCGGAGCCTAGAGAGGGTACTCTGGGCTGGCCTTGGCGGACTTGCTCGACACCCTGGGCCAAGTGGTCCTGAGCTTCCAATCTGCCCCGCTCGGGGTGCCAGGGCGCATTTGGGACGAGGTGAAGCCGTGGCTCGGTAACCTGGTGCGGCACGCGGCGCCGAAGTGGCTGCCGCGGCTCTCCTTCGGCTTCCCGTGCACCCTGCCGCGGCCCGATCGGCTCCCGTGCCCTCGACCGGCAATCGCTGCCTGTGACGCCTGTGGGCGTCCCTGCTGCCTCGACCACGCGCGGATCGACCAGTGGGGTGACGCCATCTGCTACGCCTGCTGCTGGGAGGCCCAGCAGAGGAAGCAGGCCGAGCGCGCTGCAGCGGCCGGTCATGTGCACGGGCAACCGGACCCGCGGCAGGTGCCGAACCAGCCACCGCCGATCTCCGAAAAGGATCTCGCGGCGGCGCGACGCACGCTTGGCGTAAAAAAGTCCGACGATTGGGACACCGTCGAGCGCTCGTACAAGCGGCTCCTCGCGAAGTGGCACCCAGATCGGCACCCCGGTGACGGCTACGCCGCCGCGGAGGAGAAGTTCAAGGCAGTGCGCAATGCGTTCGACTTGCTGGTGAAGGCTCGCGAACAGAAAGAAGCGGCGTGATGGCGCGAAGCAGGCGAAACGAGAAAGTGGACTTCGGCGACGAGGATGCGGTGCTCGAAGAGATCGCGAATGCGCTCAAGGAAGATCCCGAGGACTGCTCAATCGAAGAGGACCGCGGACTCACTGGCTTCGGTGAAGGCATCGTCTATCGCGTGAAGTGCGGGCGTATGGAGTACTGCGTCGTCGAAGACGACGATGCCGCTTACGCACTAGCGAAAGCCAGCGTCATTCAGGACTTGGAGCACGAGCCAGAAATCTTCAACAAGGACTTCATCGAGAGCCACATCGACAAGGACCGGCTGCGGCGTGACCTGCGCTCGGATGTACGAGACATGGCTGAGGAGGATCTCCGGCAGATGAGCGACCGAGAGTTCTGGCGCACGGCGGAGCGATACATCGACGTGCCAGAAGAGGACGAGGACGGTGACATGCCGGATACCGACGAGTACGTCGAGGACGTTGCCGAGAAGATGGTCGACGAGCGCCTCAAGGACCCGATGGAGTACCTGGAGGAAATCTACGGCGACGAAGCGGCGGCGCAGGCGATCAAGATCGCCGGCATCGACATCGACGCAGCTGCGGAGGACGCTGTCGACACCGACGGATGGCAGCACTTCCTCGCGCGCTACGACGGCAACAGCGAGGAGACCCGAAGCGAATTCGTCTTCTGGCGGGAGTAATTGATCCATGAGCTACGACGTAGTGAACCCGACGTACTATCAGACATTCCAACAAGGGACGCCGTTTCATCCCGGTGCGCCAGGCTGGACGCAGGCACCGTTTCCGACGTGGGGCGAGAATCCGAATCTTGCCGGTCGGCGACGGCTAGCGACCGACGGGCTCGGGAACGTCGTCGCGATCAGCGGCCTCGGCTCGATCGTCAAATCCAGTGACCCCGGCTTCACATGCCCGGCGGATGCACCGCACCGGGTCGTCGACAGCCGCAGTGGCATCTCGTGTTACGGTGACTCCGAATGGGCAGTATTGAATCAGCAGGCTAAGCCACCGCCCGCGTTCGTACCCCCGGCGCCGTCGGCGTATCAGACGAGCCCGATCACGATTCCATCGGTGCCGCCGTGGCTGCGAGCACTCAGCACCATTTCCGCTGCTGCGTGCGCCTACCACGGGTACAAGCGCAACGAATCCGTGGGCTGGGCGTTCGGCTGGGCGTTCTTCGGCTCTGTCGCACCGTTCTTCGCGCTACCGGTGGCGCTCGCTCAGGGGTTCGGTAAACCGAAGAAGATGGTCTCGAACCGGCGTCAACGCCGCCGCACGCGGCGCTGAGCGATGTACGTTGCAACCCCGCTACCGAGGCGCCTGGGCGCCGTCCAGGAGCCGACGAGGGGCACGCCGGCATGGGTATCGCTGGTGATCCTCGGCGTGGCCGTAGCCGTTTTCGTGGGCACGCTGCGGCCTCGTTGACAGCGGGCTGAAAAGTTGCGGGGTGCGCCGAGCGGGGCGTAGCCTGAGGGGCATGGACTACTACCGGCCCGTCACCGCCCACGTCCCGCTCCGCCCGATGGGCGCCTCACCTGACGGCCTCGGCGCGTACTTCGCGACGACCTACACGCAAGGCATCAGTCCAAGTCCAGGTGGCGTGTTTCCGGTCGCGTACAAGCCGATCACGAGGCAGTCGACGCAGGGACTCGGGAACGGAGTCAATACGGAGCCAGGCACGAGCTCGATCGCGGTGTACCACCCGATCATTCGGCAGGCGGCGAACGGACTCGGCTGCGGTTGCTCGGCGGCCGGCGCTCCGGCTGCAGGTGTCGGTGAATTGCCGGCGTGGCTCTCCAGCACGTGGGTCAAGGTCGGTCTCGGTGCCGCAGTGCTCGGCGCGCTCTGGTTCGCGTTTGGTCGAAAGAAGAAGCAAACGGCGAACGCTCGTCGCCGGCATCGTAGGAACGCCAAGTGGTCAGGCAAGTACAAGCGCTCCCTTCCGGATTCGTCGTTTCTGTACGTTGGACCGGACGGTAAGCGACACTTCCCGTACAAGAATGCGGCGGGGCACATCGATCTGCCGCATCTTCGGAACGCGATTGCGCGGATCCCGCAGTCGAATCTGTCGGCTCTTCACCGTCATGCGCTTCAGCAAAAGGCGCAGAGGATCCTCGCTCAGCACGGCGGCTACGCGCGGGCAGCGGCGTAATGCCTAGGCGCGCGAAGCGTCCAGTCGACGATGAGGCGCTCGTCGCCGAGTGGCTGGGCGAGCATCCGTCGGTCGAGCTGCAGGTCACCTACCTTTCGATCGATCGGCAGTGGCTCGTAGCGGCGTATCTGGTCGGATCCAGACAGATCCACGGATTCGAAGCGGACTACCTGGCGGTCCACCAGCACGCTTCGCTCATCGCAGCAATGCTCGCGACGGTCAATGAGCTGGAGCAAAGCGGAGAGGTCTAGGCCCCGTGACGTTTCTCCCTGCGCACATCGACGCCGAGTACGTGCGCCGCGCCTGCGCGGGCGGGCGCTGCAAGCCGCATCGCGCGCCTCCACTCAGTGAGTGCACTACGTTTGCGGTTCGCCGGCTGCCCGCCGGGCGGATCGCATTTCGGCGGCAGGTAACGCCGGTTGCTCAGCTGGGGGCGGTGGGGGAGTTCTACTTGCGGCCGACCTATCGGCGCGTGCCGACGTCGTGGCTGTGGGAGCGGCCCGCGTGGCGCGGCTACGCCGGCACGGAGGCGCCCCCGCCGGGGATTGAGTTTGGGGTGCCCCCGTGGCGAAGCCTAGACGGCGGCCTTGGTGCGCTCGGTCTGGGAGGCGTCGAGATTCCGGACAGGCTGACGCCGCTGACAGAAGCGCAAGCAGCTGGAGCTCTGTCGACGGCGTACAAGCGCGTTACCGGTGTTTTCCCGACACAGCGAATTCTTGAGCTCTTGATGGCGCAGACCGCCCAGGAGACCGGGAGATGGCTACGGCTGCACAACTACGGGTTCGGCAACCTAAAGGCCAGCGCGAGCAATGCGTACTACCAGGGCTTTCGGTGCTGGGAAGTCGTGAACGGCCAAACGGTTTGGTACGAAGCGGACAATCCGATGTGCCGATTCGCGGCGTACCTCACGCCGGAGGATGGCGCCGAGCAGTACATTCGGCTGCTCCAAAAGCGAGCTCACTGGTGGAACGGGCTCCAGACGGGCACGGTGGAGGGCTTCGTATCCGGTCTCACGACGGTGCCGAAGTTTTTCACTGGAGATGCCGGTGTGTACGCCAGAAACATGAGGCAGTTCATTTCGGAGTACGCAGGCGTCGCGGCTGAGTACGCCGGTCAAGCCGCGCAGTTTGCCGGCGCGCACAAGTACGCAGCGATTGGCACCGCCGTCGGCGTATTCTCACTCACGTTCGGCAGCTGGTACCTCTACAACGCGATGCAAAAGAAACGAAAGGAGCGGTCGAAGACAACGTGAAGATCGACCTCGCGATCGTGCTCCTCGGCGCGGGCGGCGCGTTGCTGGGCTACGGGCTCTACCGAGCTTTCAGTGGCGGCGCGCAGCCCGGAGCGGAGCCACCGGCGCCAGCACAGCCGGACGCCTCCGCGCCGGAGCCTCCGGTGACCTACGGCGAGCCGAAGGTAACTACGCCTTTCCCGGCTGGGTACCGACGGCTGAAGCAGGCTGAGGTGACTCCATCCCTCACCAGCAAGGCAACATCGATCCGGAACGCGCCAGGCTTCACGAGCATGCAGTACGGAACTGTGGTTCCAATCGGCGGAGCCACGGCGGCGCTGATCGAGCAGCACTATCACGAGCCCGGTGGAGCCATGACGCCGTGGGGCTACCACCACGGTGTCACGCTGATCCAGCAGGCGTAAGATGAAGATCGACGCAACAACCGTTCTGATCGGAGTTGGCGGCGCGCTCGTCGGTTACGGCATCTATCGAGTGGTGAAGAACCGACAGACGGGGGCCTCTTCATTCTTCACTCCATCCGTCGTGACGGGACCGCGGCCGCCGGGTCTGCCGCAGTCGGAGCCTCTCATCGCGCAGCTGAAACCGTCCGTGCAGCCCAAGGCACGCGAGGTGCTTCAGCGTGCGATCAACATGGGGATCCCGCTCGTCGTCACGCAGGCGTACCGCGATCCGGCTGAGCAGGCGCGACTGTACGCGCAGGGGCGCACGACGCCGGGGGCAATCGTGACCAATGCACCGCCCGGTTGGTCGTGGCACGAGTACAAGCTTGCCTTCGACGTCGCGGTGCTCGACCAGGTCACGGGTCGACCGACGTGGCCAAACGATAACGCGCTCTGGCAGCAGATCGGTGCGGCCGGAAAAGCCTCCGGCCTGGAATGGGGTGGCGACTGGACGGGCATCGTGGACCGCCCGCATTTCCAGTTTACGATGGGGACACCGATTGCTTCGGCGCGCGCGGGTCAACTGCCGGCGCAGCTCGCAGGATTGTGCTCTTTTCGGCTTGCCGCTTGAGGGAGTTGACGCCAACTGAATGCGCTGGCAGCATTGGCTGCACGGTGCGCATCGTCAATGCGCCTGATCCTTGACAATAGGAGTGGTGGCTGCGCGTGCGAGCGGTCCATTGCCGCTCAAGGCCCCGGGAGCGCTCGCAGGAGACAGCAGAGCCGGCGGAGCGGCATGGTTTCTCCGAGGTGGGTGGCCCAGGGCGGCACGCCCGATAGGGACGACCAGCAGATCTGGCGGAGCGGCGTTGTTTCTCCGAGCTACAGGCCAGAGATCAACCCCCCGGGATCTTCCTTAGCCAGCAGAGCCGGCGGAGCGGCGTCGTTTCTCCGAGGAGCCAATCGTCTGGCCTGCATCGAGGGTGATCTCCCCAACAGAGCCTGCGGAGCGGCGTCGTTTCTCCGAGGCACGGTAGGCAGGTGACTCAATGACTGTACCGCACGACCCAACAGAGCCGGCGGAGCGGCGTTGTTTCTCCGAGGTGGATATGGACCGCGGGATCGTCGCCTACGACTTCGCGCCAACAGAGCCTGCGGAGCGGCGTAGTTTCTCCGAGCCGCGGGAATGGCCCGAGGGACCCCCTACCGTGGCGGCCAACAGAGCCTGCGGAGCGGCGTCGTTTCTCCGAGAAACGTCCCCCCTGGGCGTTGCCGAGACCCTCGTCTCCCAGCAGAGCCCGCGGAGCGGCGTCGTTTCTCCGAGCGCGATGCCTTTTCGTTCTACCGACGAGCAAGGTGGGCCAGCAGAGCCGGCGGAGCGGCGTTGTTTTCTCCGAGCCGATGTTCCAGTCGAACAGGGGCCTGCGGAGAGGCGAAATGTCTCCGACGTGATGCGGCTGCGTCGAGAGCCTGCGGAGCGGCGTGGTAGCTCCGAGGTGACGCGCGCAACGCGGAAAACGCCTCTCCACTCGAACCAGCAGAGCCTGCGGAGCGGCGTGGTAGCTCCGAGTGGTGCGTCAGCACCGTCTTCGCACGGAACCCGTACCCAGCAGAGCCGGCGGAGCGGCGTTGATGCTTCGACCTTCGATCCAATCCATTGTGTTAGAGCGCGCCCTGCGCGGTTTCGGATATACTGGCGCCATGGCTCAGAAGCGAAAAAAGAGCGGTCTGCCCAGCTGGTTTCCGTTCGCACTCGGTGCATCTGCGGTGCTCATTCTGTTCGCGGGTGCTCGATCGGGCTGGAGGACGAGCGCAACCCAGGGGACGCCGCTCCGTGGCTGGCCAGGTCGACGAATTGCATGAGAGCCTGCGGAGCGGGCGTTGTGCCTCCGACTAGTGCGCGTAGTGCATTTGAGCCAGCGGCGTGGCCTGGTGACGTCGAGCGGTAGTAGTCGGCGTTGGTCAAGCCCGCGGAGGGGCGTTCGCTACTCCGACATCAGTCATCCCAAGGCTAGAGCCGGCGGAGCGGCAAAAAAACTCCGAGACGTCGAGCATTACCGATTGGTGCCCGCAGCAAGAGCCAGCGGAGCGGCGTCACTGTCTCCGACAGGTTGCACCATCGTCTTTTAGCTCACGGAGAGGCGCTGCCATCTCCGACCACCAGATGAGCGTCGCGGAGCCCGCGGAGGGGCGTTGTGCCTCCGGCGCCATGCCTGAGGCCACCTCCGACAGCCACATCGTTCGAGCCCGCGGAGGGGCGTTGTGCCTCCGAGAGCCTCTGCTGCGACGTGCCCGCGGAGGCGCCATTGACCCGCGTGTGCCACCGATGCTATCACTGGCGGCACATGGCAGACGACGATAAACCGGCCAAGCCGGCGGAGCCGTCTCCTCGCATCGAGGCGCCGATGATCTTCGTGCGCGGCGGAACCACGACGGCGAAGCACGATGTGCTTATGGCGAAGCAACGCGCGGATACCGAGCAACGTCGCGCCATTCAGGACCGGCAGTATCAGATCACGCGCGAGGACCCGATGGCCGCGCGCATGCATTCTATGAAACTTGCGGGCGCCGACTCGCCGAAGATCGTCGTCGCGGTCAAGCATCCGAAGGAGCTGGACTTCAAGGAATGGGTCATCTGTGACCTGCTCGACCAGGGCACGGAGAAGGTTCTGAACATGCGGTGCCCTCAGTGCGCCGCAAAGAACCCGGGCCACGAGCCCGACTTCATGATCAAGCAGTCGAACCGGCGGTGGCACTTCGACCCGCGGCCGCCGAGGTGGATGCGCGACCTCGGGACCGACCGGATCTGGGTCAACCCGGCGGACGGCAGCACGGTCGTGGTGGCGGGCAGCGTGACGACCGACGACTGGATCCGGTGTCCGGGCCTCGGGTGCGCCTGGCACTTCAAGATCGACGACTCGGTGGCGTACCCCAAATGAGCGATGATACCCTTCAGAGCGGTGCGGACGTTGTCACCTCGGCGTCCGCGCCGGCACGGCTGTCGGCTACACCCGGCGGCCGTGCGCTTTCTGAGGAGCCCGAGCTCACAGCAGTGGATGCGGCGGAGCTCCGTGCTGCCGAGCTCGCCATCGCAGGAGAGAAGGATCGCCCGCTCACACTCGAATTCGGGAAGCGGCTCGACCGGTTCATTGCGGACGCCCTCATCGAGCACACGAAGGACCATCCGCTCGCCGACCCGTTCCAGGTCATGGAGACGCTGCTCAGGATCTCCGCCGGCATCGCGATCGTGCGTGACCGCGACGCAATCTGGTTTCAGAGCTACGCCCGCGGCATCTACGACGAGGAACGGCAGGCGCGTCCGGAGGGCAAGGCGCCCGTGGTGCCGGTCGCGATCACTGGGCGGGAGGACCGTTAGCCCATGGGAGTCTGGGGCACGGGGCCTTTCGACAACGATGACTCAGCCGACATGATTGCCGGCCTAGCACGGAAGGTCCATCGAGTTCTCGAACGGAACGATAGTGACGACTACGGGGAGGCCCGCGCCGCGGCGGCGTTCGTCCTATTGGCGCACGGGACAGACGTGCTAGGCGGTCCCGGTCTCGATGTGGTGCTGAAGGCGCTCGTCAAGATGCGGGAGAACAACGAGTGGCTGGCCGGGTATCGCCAGCCGCAGCAAATCGCAGCTGCGCTCAACAAAGAGATCGGCGCCGTTATTGCGAGGATGCGAGCCTGCAAAGGCTGCCGGCGGGGGCGCGATGAAGCCGAGTGGAAAGAGATAGAAACGCTGGCGCGAAAAGCACGACGGGCGCCGGTGCCGGCTACCACTTGGCGAACAGGTCGTCGAAAGGCGCGAGTGAGCAAGGCGCGCCGCCGAAGGATCCCTCGAATAAAGGAGCGCCGATCGTGAAGCTCGACTTCGACGCTCTCACGCCTGCGCAGCAGCGCGCCGCGGGCAATGTTGCGATCAATCAAGATCTCGGAGAGAACCCGCGAGTACTCGCCGCGCTGGAAGATCTCGGCGTGCTGACCTCGTACGAGGAGAACCAGGGCGGACATCCGCCGCTCATGGTGAAGCGTTACGCGATGCCGGTGAGCGTGCACATGGCGTGGTGCGAGTGGTGCTCACGGACGCCGAAAGAAGAGGCGTTGCCGTGAGTGAGCTGAAGAAAGAGTGGCTCGCGTACCTATCGCTCGTCGGGCTCAGTGTCCTAGCTGGAGTCATCGGCGGCTACTCCATCGGCCACAACAGCGCCGAACACGACATCGCTGGTCGGTTCTACCACCGCTGCCGCGAGAACCTTGGTCTGTTTGAGCCGATGACGACGCTCCAGAAGGGCGAATCGGCGTGCGCGCATCTCATCACCGAAGAGCTCGGAATCGAGAACCGATGGGCCAAGGAACTGCCCTAAGATGGCACGCGACGTCGAAGTCCGTCGTAACGGCCAGGTCGTCGGCCACGCAAGGGTCTGCAGCCAGGACGACATTGTTCCACCGCGTGGGCTCCCCGCGCCTCGCGAGGACTACGAAGAGAAAGTGAGCACCAGCATGGACAAGGACAAGCACAAGGCTGCGCTCGATGCGCTCGCGGAGCTGATCCGGGGGGAGTTGGCAGGTGAGGACCGCGCACGCTTTTCGCGCGTGTGTCGGCTCGCCCTGATCGGTCAGAAACTCATGGTGGAACTGAACCCTCGCGCGGAGGACGTGGACGAGGAAATCGAGGGCGACGAGTTCCACCAGCTCGGTGGGGTCTATCCGGCGCGGCGCCGCCGCCACGGCGAGCTCATACTCGGCGCCGGCAACGACCAACAGCAAATGGTTCGAGAAACGTTGGCCATGCTGGGCCCCGCAATGGGCGGCCTGCAGCAGCAGAACGATGCTCGGCGGCGCGAGTCGATGGCTCGCGAGTTGAACCAACTCATCGACGCTCGCGAAGTGCTGAAGGAACAGGACCAGGCTGCAGCCGGCATGCTCACGAAGCGGATCGATGCAATCCTCGCGGCGATGGGCGAAGAAGAAAAACCGAAAGGAGACGAAGATGGACTTTCAGTGGTTCCTGCCGTCGATGTACGGCGACATCAAGCTGAACCGAGTCTCGGCAGACTCAACGAGGATGACCCTCAATGGTCTCTCGCCGACGGAGAAGGAGGCGGTGCAGGCGCTCTTCGAGCGGGCGACGAACCCGGGCGCGCTCCGCAAGTCGTGGGCCACGGCGGATAAAACTGCGGCCGTGGACCTAGACTCCATGAGGGAGCAGGTCGTCGAGCTCGACGCACCGATCACGAAGGTGCAGGAGTTCCTACAAAAGCAACTGAAGCCGCACCGGAAGCAGATTTCGGCGGTGCGCTTCTCGAACGGTCATGTCGAGCAGCTCACGGAGGCAACGCTGCAGGTGATCGACGCACCGGCCGAACCCGACGTGGCGCAAGCAGTCGATACGCCCGCCCCTGCGAAGGAGAAAAAGAAGCCCGAGCCGAAAGGTGCCGTTACTGTGGCGCAGCCCGTGCGCGGGTGTCCCGCGCCGGACTTCGATGACGTCGAGGTCCGAGCGAGCCGCGTGCTCAAGGCGTTTCTGACGCGGGATCAGATCGACGATTTCGAACGGCGGCAACAGTTCGTTGCCATCGGTGCCGACACCGGTCACCGGTACCTGCTCACGTCGCGGCACGCAAGGCGGGCGCTCTCTCAGTACGGCCATCGGACGCTCTACGACATGGACGAGCGCCTGCCGATGTGCGTCCACGACTGGGAGGTCCCGGCGCCGGAGGAGCTCTTGGCGCTCTTCGTTCACCTGTCACTGCCGGGTTTGGAGGAATACGTCCGGAGCATTCCGGACAGGGACGGCATCCTTGCCCACTGAAGCCGAAGGAGAGGTCACCGTGGACGAGAACGGCGTCGTGCGGCTTCCAGATGGCAGCGGCTGTTTCGTCGCTTCGTTCCCGCTGAGGAAGTCGCATTGGATCTACGCTGAGGGCGACAACGATCCGCCGATGCCAATGCGCATCGGAGTCGGGCCGGAGCGGGCGGCGCTGGAGGCTCAGATCCGCTCGGCAGCGAAGTACGCGATACGTGCGGCGACCATGAAGGGAACGGAAATGGACTTCGATCCGGACGCGATGGTCCAAAACATGATCATCGGCCTGCTCGGCTACTGCACGCACGACGGCTCCCACGGGGGCCGTCTACCGGAGGACGCGGTTCTCGGGAGGCGCCCATGAAGATCGAAGTAAGGACCGGCGACGACGGAGGCGCGGAGGTCATCCTGTCCGACGTGTTCTCGGGCCTAGGCATCCGGACCGACGCCGGCCTGTTCGGCATCGCACAGCGAGACGGCGGCATCGAGGTGCTGCTTAACGGCACAACCGTGTGGGCGAGGGGCGCGAGCGCGGAGGACTTGCCGAACACACTTCCGCCGCCGCCGGCCATGACCGAAGAACGAGCTGCAGCGATTGCGAAGGTGATCAGCAGGCTGAGCACACGGATCGGTCCTATGTTACGCGACGAGAAGGAGCATTTGGGCGTAGCAGTCGCGCTGACGACGATGGCGGCCCACCACGTGCTTCACGATGGCGCTACCGAAGCGGACTTTTTGGATGTCTGCCGGATGGCCTGGAAGAAGTCTTTCGAGGCACACAAGGACTGCGGAAAAAACTGACCGCACCGATGGCAGATACCTCGCGCAGCTTCATTGGGGAGCGCCTGAAAGCGGCGTGGGCCCATCTACGCGAGCAGAAGGTCGGTGACCTGTACGACCGCGCCAAGCTCTGGGCCGATGCCGTGTCGCACGGAGCCGACCCGATCGAAGCGATGCACGGGCACCTGTGCGGTCCCGAGTGCGAGCACTGGGAGACAATGAGCGCCGAACGCAAAGCGAAGCTGCGGAACGCGCCATGGAACAAGCGGAGCTGAGAGATGAGCGACCCGACAGACGATCCCGACGACACGCCTTACGTGCATCAGGTGCTCTACACCAACGACCTCATCCGAATAGTCTCCACGTGGCTCGGTGCCCTGTTCACAGTCGCGGATCCCGAGCGTGTGCGCCGAGCGCTGCAGCACGTGCTCGACAACTGGCCGCGACAGGTAGAGATGTTCGAGAACATGCGGCGTATCGCGCAGCAGGTGGAGGAGCGCAACAAGAGGCAGAGCCAGAAAGGCGGTGGGAATTGACGGAGTTCGGCGGGCTCGGCGGCGTGAGCGGCGGGAGACCGAGAAACACGGCCGATCTCTTCGAGGCGGCGATCGAACGCGCCTTTGGCGATCGGCTGCGGCACGAGCGCCGCCAGGGCCTGGACGCACGGAAGGGCGACAACGAGGAGGGAGGATTGTGGGACCGCGACGGGCTCGGAGCGCGACTTTGGGGCTCGCTCGCGAACATCGACTGGATCCACGAAAATGGCGACACGGCGGGCTACTCGTTTCGCGCAGCCGGCGACATGATCGCAGCGGTGGTCGGGGAGGGCGACTACATGGATTGGTACTGCTCATCGGACGCTGGCGTGGTCGACTCCGAAGTCGCTGAGGGCCTGCTGCGGGAGGGTTGGAGGCCGGAGGCGTGAACCGCCGCGAGCGCCGCGCGCAGCAGTCGTGGGCCCGAAAGGACCCACGGCTTCAGGGCATGGAGATCCGCTACGGCGGACGGACGCTCGTCTTCCACATCCTGGTGAACACTGACGAAGACGCGGAACAGGTCGTGTGGAGGCTCAAGCGCGCTGCCCCTGGCCCGAAGCAGGTGATGACTCTCGTGGCCGGTCGCAAACCGGACACGGCACACTGGGCGTCCACATGGGAAGGAGCCGGCATCCCGACCCTTTTCGCCGGACGCACAATCGCGATGGAGATCTACCTCAACACGGACGAAGAGCCGGGGCCGATCTCGGCGCGCCTCCTCGCGGCCGCTCGGGTGCCGGGAAACGCGGCGACCGCGGCTGAGCTGCGGAGGCTAGGCAACGTGCCGGATTCAGAGGACGTGAGTCTCGCCGTCATCATTGCCTGCGGCGACGTCGATGCCGAGGCGGCTCGTTCGGTGTGGGAAGCGACCTTTCGGGCGGGTGTCAAAACGGTGGAGAACGAGAACTGATGCCCGACGTTACGACAGGTCGCGTCGGCGCTCTGGAGCGCGAGGGGCCGTGCCACTTTTGCGGTCGGACGGTCTCCCAGTACGCAGTCGTGGGTGAACCACGGCGAAGCTTCTTCGAACACGAGCATCCATGGTGCGAGGAGTACACCGCAATCGCGGCGGAGCACGGGCTCAGCGCAGAACACAACCCAAAGGACGACGATGCCGAAAACTAGCGGCAAGCCATTCAGCCGCATCGTGGAAGCCATCGGCCGCAAAAAGGGCAGCTGGGTCGTCACTGTTCATCAGGGTCAGGCTCTGCTCGCTGCCGGCTCTATCAACGTAGTCAAGGCTGCCGGAGGCTTCATTGTGACGCTGCGCCTGAGCCGCGACGAGCTACTGAATCTGAGGCGCGCTGCCGACGAGGCGTTATCTGCTCTCGACGCGCAGTCGCCGCCGCACTAGCGAACAACCCCAAGGAGAAACGTCATGCACGTGCTTTCGTCAATGACCATCGTCGCCAAGAAAACCGAGGTGCTCGCAACGCTCAAGAGCAACCGCGCAAAGCACTCCGAGATCGTGAAAGAGGCACGAGAGGGCTACATGGAAAAGGCACAGGCCGCGCTGAAGGAGAAGCTGGAGCACCTGCGGTCGGGCAAGCTCGCGTCGCTCTCTTTTTCACTGCGCGTGCCGCTCGACTACACGAAGGTCTACGACACGGCCATCCGAATGCTGGAGCTCCACCAGAACGACACGATTCAGCTCGACGCCGCGCAGGTACGCAACCTCATGCAGGACGAGTGGGACTGGACGGACAGTTTCTACGGCACGAATATGGTGTATTCGAAGATGGCGAACGACTTTCACAACGGTGAGGAGTAGCCGGGCCGCGTATCGGAGGGCCTCGATGGACGACGAAAAAAAGAAAAAGGCACCGCCGATGCCGGTGCCAATGACCCGACAGCAGCGGCGGCAAATGAAGCGCGGGCGCATGAAGCTCATTGAAGGGGGCAAGCGACCGGATGCGCCGAGCGTGGACATGTCGGAGCCGGCGGGGCGCTTCGCGTTCTACCTGCACGACTTCATCGTGCGCTACGTGGCGAAGAATCCTGATCTCGAAAAAACGGCTGCATGCGCGGCGGCGCTACAGGTCGCGGCGAAGTTCGCGGTCGAGGTCGAAGGCGACGAAGAGGGCTTTGCGGTGGCCGCTAAGCACTTCTTCAACGGCGAGTGGCAGGCGCGTCGCGGCGCTCCACCACCGCCGAAGGGCACGGGATGAGCAGTCCTGACCAAAAGCTCGTTGCGGAGAACTACTGGGCGCCAGGCATGGCTGCCGTGAACGACTACGGCGTGATGTACCAGGCCGAGTGGGAAACGCTGTGGGACGGAACCGCCGTTGCCGCGCGTCTCCACGCTCGTGCGCTCGCGGCGCAAGGTATCCCCGTGCTGCTGAAGTCCTTCTCGGGCATCGTCGTGAACGCGGAGGGCGTGCCAGAACCGGTGTTCGCGGCGGGCCTTCCAGAGGCGGTGAAGGCCGAGGTCGGCTCGCTTCCAGAAACATCGATCGGGACGCTCGCGATCCTGCTGAAGCACCTGGTTGTCCGTGGGCAAGGCGCCCTCGACGGATACCTGATGCCTCGGCACGTGGCGCACTCGGACGTTACGGCGCTGCTGGCGCTTCGGAAGGCAGTCTACGACTCAACGATCACGTACACCGTGTGGGAGCGGGATCGCGTCGCGCCCGGGATCGCTCAGCTGCTCGGACGGTGCGGGCAAGCGTGGGTGCCGTGCAGCCAGAATGCCTCGGCGCTGATCCGGTCTGGCGTGCCGGCGGAGAAGGTACGGGTCGTGCCGCATCCGTACGAGCCGACCGACTCGATGTGTCGACTCACCGAGCGTAAGCCCATGACCGGCAAGCGGTTCTATTCGATCGGGCGCTGGGAGCCGAGGAAAGGACTCCACGAGCTCATCGGCGGATTCATGCTCGCGTTCCGACCGGGCGATGATGTGACGCTGACGATCAAGACGAGCCCCGGGACGTGGAAGGGATACCCGAATCCAGAAGAGAGCGTCTCCTGGTGGCTCAAGCGGTTCGACTACTGGAGCGAGAAGACGCTCCACCCGCACCTTGTTGTCGATCATCGGCGGTACCCGAGGAGCCGCATTCTGAAGCTTCACTTCGACAACAACATTTACGTGTCGGCGTCACACGGGGAGGCATGGAACCTGCCGGCGTTCGAGGCGAAACTTGCCGGTAACCGGCTCGTGCACGTCCCGTTCGGCGGCACGGCGGATTTCTGCGTGGCCGATGATGTGCCGGTCGCATACGTGATGGAGCCGGTGGCTGGGATCTACGGCTGGGAGCCGGACGCCGAGTGGGCGAGCGTGACGATCGACGAGATAGCCGCGGCGCTTCGCATGGCGAAAGCGCCAGAGGCTTACGTGCGACCGGAGCACTACGAGCGCACATTCAGCTTCGATGCAGTCGGTGAGAGGATGGCGAACCTCGTACTCGCGCAGCTCGACGATGTGGATCCGAAGGCCGGAGCCTGGATTCGGGAGCGCAGGCGCAGATGAAACCGCTGGACGTCCTCTCCATCCTAGTCACGTCGCACGGCGATGAGCTCGCACAACGCTTCGGTCGCAGGACCATGGAAGCGTTTAAGGAAATGCATGAACGCCGCCGCGAGCTGACCGACAAGCAAGAGACGTGGGTCATGGACGTCGGCGAGAAAATGGGCATCATCACAGCGCCCGGAGCAAACCTGTTTTCGAGGCTTTCGCCGAAGGAACAAGCGCGGCAACGGGCGCAGGCGAAGAGGATTCTTCCGTGGGAAAAGTGAGTGTGGCGGAGGACAACGACATTCTTGGTCAGTTTCGGCGTGCACATGAGCGCGCAGAACGAGTGGCCCACCACTACGGGTTCGCTTTCTACATAGCCAACGGCTTCTACAACGAGTACGCCGGCTGGAAGAGCGAGGACCGAGTAGCGACGGAGGTCGAGCAGGAACTCTGGGCGGCGCTGGACAGGCTTGCGCCGGCCGACTTGTGAAAGGGACGACGACGATGATCGAACATCAGCACCACAACCTCGACGACGAAGGCAAGCCGGCCGGTGGCCGTGTCAAGGCTACCGGCTTCGACTTCGAGTGGAACAGCGGTCCGCCCGACAAGCCCAATGGAGCCACGCTCGAAGACGTGCTGGAGGCAGCGATCGGTCGTCTGGAGTTTCTGCAGAAGGCGCAGCCGAACCGCGACAAGGCGATTGCGCTCAATCATCTCGAAACGGCGTTCTTGTGGTTCCAGAAGAATGAACGGAAGGGTAAGCGGACCCCGTGAAGTGGAAGCCTGAGCCACGGGCTCTTCTGTCGCTGCCGTGCACGGGGCACATGTCCGAGCCGAAGCAGGACTGCGACAAGAGGATCGATATGCTCTTCCCGTTCAATCTGGAGAAGCTCACATCGGAGCTCAAGCGAGCGGGATGGTTCGTCACGGCGGTGACTCCGCCAGGCACGAATCCGCCGGTCATGAGCGTGCTCTGCGGCGACTGTGCGGACGCGCTGATACCCGAGCTGACCGAGGCCACACGACAGGTCTGGAAGAAAAGGGACTCATGACGAAGGTGCCTGGTCAGGGTGGCCCGTACTTCAGCCTCACGGAGAGTGAGTGCGGCCCTGCGCTGAAAGCGATCCTCGAACGGGAGGGGGCCGAGAACCTGGTGCAAGAGCTACACCGATGGATGCGTAGGCGTAGGGTGGAGGACGTCGCCTCGCTCTTTGATTCGCGCACCGCAGGCATGACCTGCGGCCCAGCCTCCGTCGTTCGCGGCTTGAAGGAAGCCGTCGAGTCGGGCACCGCCGAGAACCATACGTACCACTTTGCGATGACGGCGATCGTGTATGCGATGGCTCTGGAGAAGCTAGACCCAGAGTTCTTCAGAGAGAAAAGGCACATGGTGGACTCCGCAGCGTATGAAAAGCGGCGGCGCGAAATAATGGAATACGTCCGCCGGATCGCGGCAACGGAGGACACAACGTCATGACGCCGACGGTTCGCCTCTACGGTCGCGGCGTCGGCCACGGATCGCACGCCCAGGTGACCGCGGGCTTCAGAGCCGCGCTGCAGGAGGCCGGGCTGCTAGCCGGCTTCGTGGCGTTCGACTGCGACCCGCCCCCCGACGCTCCGCAGCCCGGCGGTCCGCTCGCCCCCCGCGCGGTGTTCACGGGGCCGCTGGGCTTCCTGCCGGCGATGCGCCGCGGGACGCGACACGCCGAGCGGTACGCGATGCTCGCGCCGAACAGCTCGTTCGTACCCGGCAATCTCATGATGGCGCTGGAGCAAATCTGCACGGAGATCTTGGTGCCATCGAAATGGGCGCAGGACGTCGTCGAGGAGAACACGAGCGTCTCTGTTCGCGTGGTGCCTCACGGCGTAGATGCCGGCTTCACGGAGAACCAAGAGCTGCGCGCGACGGCGCGCGCGGCGTATCGGCTCAGCGAATTCGAGGTGCTCCACCTCTCGTCGACGGCCTACGACCGAAAGGGCACGCTCGCGCTCTTAACGGCGTGGGGCATGCTCACCTCAAAGGGCGAGCTGCCGCAGGAGTCGAGGCTACGACTCGTCCTCGAAATCGAAGCGATGAGCAGAACGATGGCGTGGATGGCGGAAAACGCCGGGGCCCTCGCGCTTCAGAACGTGTACGTAACGGCGCGCATGGACGCCCCGCCCGCGCGGCTCGCGGACACGTACTCGTCGCACCACGTCGTGTGTCAGCCGTCGCGAGGCGAGGGGTTCGGCATGGTTCCACTGGAAGCGCTCGCGTGCGGCGTCCCGATCGTCGCCACGGCGTGTACGGGGCACACGGAGTGGTTTCAGCCTGGGCTAGCCGGTGCGGTGCGGGTGGAGCATGGGCTCAATGCGCCGATCGACGATGGGCCTGGTGCCCTCGCGCCGACGGTCGAGCCCGATGCCATTGCGGCGGGGCTCAAGGAAGCGTACGCGCGGTGGGAGCAGCTCGACTCGGCTGCCGCGGCCGCGGCCGCGGCCGCCCGTGCGCAATGGGCCTGGTCCAGGCAGCTCGCGCCGTTCATGAAGGAGCTTAGTTCTCCGGTAGAGGCCGACGAGTGGCCAAAGCCGGCACAGCAGTAAGGAGACGACGAAAATGAACGATCAGAATGAAACGACAAACCAGACCCCGACTCCGACGGAAGCCCCGACCCAGCCGGTGCCTCCCGACAAGCTCGCGCCGTTTCGAGCGCTCTTCGGTATGCCGGTGGCCGTGCAGTTCGCGGCGCAGACGCCTTACGTGCAGGTGGCGCCGTTGACTGACGCGGTGGGCAACGTCCAGGCGGTCCAGATTCCGAACACGACGCGCGTGATCGGACTTCCGGCCGTCGCGGAGCCCCAGCAGGCGATAGCGGTTGCGACCGGTGTGCTTCGCCCGTCTGAGGACGGAACGTGGCTCATCATCGAGGAGCGGATCGGAATTCCGCGCTCTGCGCATTCCCTGGGAGGCCAGGCGCTGATGGACGTCTACGTGCGGCCAGAGTTCGTCACTCACATCAGCTTCGTGAAGGCCATCGAGCTGCGCCGACCGGCGCGCGAGCCCGAGGCGTGATCATGAAGCATACGTGTGCGTTTAGATCATCCCACGATCCTGACACGCTGGAACCGACTGGCCCGCGCTGCAACAAGCGCGCGACGCAGGAAATATATTGGCAGGATGGCCGAGTCTCCCCGTCGTGTCCGCAGCACGGCTTGCGCGCCCTAGAAAAAGAGGCGCGTGCGCTGGTGGTTCGCGTAACTCGCCCGCAGTCGGAAGCCCAGTGGGCGACCGCCGGATAGGCTTCTTCTAGGTTATGCGCGACGAAGGCGAGTCCCGCTTCCGGCGCTGGCTACTCGACAAGGTCAAGCGCTCGCGATGGGTGACGTACCCCGCCGACACGGCGGAGTCCGTCGCGAGGAGGATTGGTGTCCAACCGGATATCATCCTGCAGGCTCAGCGGGAGCTCGCCGCCGAACGCAAGGCGGATGGCAAGGTACCGATGGTGCTCGGCACCGGACGGACCAAGCGCCCGAAGCGCCGGCAGATCGACGTCGACATGCCGAAGGAAGTGTACGAGGACTGGTTGCTGTACTGCAGGACGCGGGGTCTGCCAGGATCGGTCGTCATCCGAAGCGTGGTCCATACTTTACTCTCTGGTCCAGAGAATCCATCTTGGATTGGGCGCCGGTGCCGCTACCGCGGGCAGATGTTGAGTCTGGCCGGCTACACGCAATTCGTGCAGCGGGGCTGGCCGTACAACATTAAAACGGACGTGTCGGAGGGCGCAGCCCGCGCCCTCGCGGTGAGGGCAAGGAACCTCGGTTGCACGCTGGCAGCCCTGGTCAGGGGCGCGGTGATCGATGTCCTCGAAGGCCGAACAAAGCGCCTAAATATCGTGAGTTCCTCGGATGCTATGTGGGACGACGAGACCCGGTACTGGGTGGGCATTCCGCGGGCTTGACAGCCGACGGCAGCGATGACAGCGTTGGCAGCATGGGAACGACCAAGAAAGAGCTGGTCGAAGATCTGTGGAAGAAGCCCTACTCGCTGAAGCGCGCCGAGATCGAAAAGCGCGCGAAGCGGGGCGACTACCACGACTTTGATTCGGAGCTAGCGGGACCAAAGATCGCGCTGGTGGACGACCTTCGAGCGGCCGGCTTCGGTGACTTGGCCCAGAAGGCCATCGACGGCGCCTACGACGATGAACGCCCGACGGTCGAACAGATTGAGGAGATGCGACAAGAGTTGGGTCCAGAGTTGTTCGACCAGGTCATGGACTCGAAGCCAAGGGGTTCAGCGTGAGCACGAAAACGTCGTGGATACCGGACGAGCCGGCGAGCAAGGAAGAGCTCCTGGCACTGGTGGCGCGGATGCGCGCGGTCAGCAACGCGACCTACGATCTGTTCTTCACAACGGGCATGGGTGGAGACGTCCACGCCTTCATCGAATTTTGCGGTGTGCTCTCAAAGTACGTCGACATCTGCGAGCGCTGCGCAGAGCAAGGGATCGATTTCCGGTTGCTGAACACGCACTCCGGACGAGGCTTGCCCGTAGAAGTGCACGACATGCGGTACCTCGGCGAGAAGCTGGACTGCATCCTCGGGCCGGCGATACACGCGAACCCAGCCGCGAGTGCAGCACTTCGGGAGGCGCTGTTCCGAGACGATGCTTTCACACCCGCCGAGCTTGGCGTAATGGGCAAGCTCGACCCCGTGAATCCGAAGGCGGTGCTTGCGTGGCTCGGCGGCGAGGGTCCGAATCCGTGGGAGACCTCTGAATACAGGCTCGCGATGACGCTTCAGCTCGCAGAAGAGCTCCGCCGCGACGGCTATCACGTCATCGTGCGCGATCGTGACGGCCGTATCGTTGGCCCAACCGGGATGCCGGAGGGCTGAGCCGATGAGCGTCACCGGGAAAATGATCGACGATGCTGAATCGCTCGCCGAGGAGCGCCGGCAGCAGCTCGAATCGGAACGGATCGCGCACGTCGTCACCAGGCAAGAGCTCATCGAAACCAGGGAGCTCCTGCGCCAGGCAGCGGCCTGCGTGCCCGAGTGGGGCTTCCCATACAAGGCGCTCCCGTACAAGGAGCTGCGGCAGCGTATCGAGGCGGTGCTGGCCGCCCCGGTGCCAGGGCTCCCGGACGAGTGGGCAAAGCCGCCGGAGCAGCCAGCGACGGGGCCGCTGCGGAGGAAGCTCGGCGTTGCCCGCGGCGTACTCAACACGGTGCTCGACTCGACGACGATCGGCGGCCCACCGATGCCCACTCAGGCCGAGCTTCGGCAAGCAATCGACGAGACGGCGGATACGTGAACGTGCTGGAAACCCTGAATCACCTGACGATGCCGGCGGCGCTCGTCATCGTTGCCGTGATCGCCGCGCTCGCGTGGCTCGGCACGAAAAACTTCTTCGTCGCCGTCGCGATTGGCATCGTCGCGATCATCGCCGCGGTGCGGTTCTTGTTCGGGGTGCATCTGTGACGGTCCACATTCTCTATCAGGGTCTGCCGCGATGCCGCTTCTCGACGGAGGTGCCCAGAGACTGGCCGGAAGGTCACCAGTGGGTTTCGGATGCGGACGCCGACCAGGCCACGTGCCAAGAGTGCCTGCGCGAGGCTGAAGTGATCTCGAACGCAAAGGGGCGGCGATGAGGGGTGCGAAGGCAAAGCGTGGCACGCATGGGCTACGAAAGCGGTGTCCGTGCTGCAGAAAGCTCCGGAAGTTCACTCATCCGCCGGACCACGAACGGGCGGAAGGCTGGACCAAGGTCGGCGACCAGTGGATCTGTCCGATCTGCGCGCAGCAGTCGATGTGGCACTGCTTCGAATGCAACAAAGTGGTCGTGGTGGCCCCGAAGGTCGTCACGCGCGACGGCGGTCGCTGGATGCCGGCGCCGCCAGACTGGCTTTTCGTGAAGGACCACGACGAGCTGACGTTCGTGTGTTCGGAGAAGTGCATACAGGCAATCTACGCGAGGAACGACTGAGACGATGGCAAAACGAAAAGTCATAGCGATGAGAATTCGCTCGTTTCATGACGAGCAACGGGTGAAGGTGCTGCGCAACGACAAGGGTATCGCGGTAGGTGCCGTTGGCACAGTGAGGCGACTCCGCCGGAACGACAACGGCGCGTGGGTCGAGCTCGATCGCCGCCACAAGAATGAGGCGGTTCACCCGTTCCTGAGAGGAGACGACCGAGACTGCCACGTGCTCGCGTATCCGGAGGACTGCGAGATGCCGCTGCAGACGTCACGCGACCGCCGCCGCCGCGACCGCGCCGAGCTGACGCCGACGGCGTTATCGATCAACGAATTCGGTCGAGATCACTGGTCGACGCTGCTCTACGTCGAGGCTCGCTGCACCGACAACAGCGGCGTTCCGGATCGGCGCAACATGCGCTGCATCGACAGCCGGCACCCGCAGTACTCGCACGGACACGATTCGAGCGCGTATCCAACGCGCTTGGCCGGCGATAAGCTGCTCCCGAACCACGACGACTGGGACTGCGTCGATGACTTGGAGCGTGTTGGTCTCGTCGTGATCGGCGGCACAGGCACGAACCCTGTTTGGGAGATGACTGCGGAAGGCCAGCGCATCGTCGGGCTACTCCGAACGCACAAGCAGAGCGGTCAAGGCCTCGGGGCGTTCATCATGGTGCCCGACGCGCAGGAGGCGGTGGGAACGTGAGCACGACGCAAAGTGAAGATCCTACCGAGCGCGTCGACCATCCGCGCTGGTACAACCAACACGCGAGCGGGATCGAGTGCATCGAGATCATTGAGCACTCGCCCGGAAACCTGAGCGCGGCGGTGAAGTACATCTGGCGCTGCGGCCTCAAGCAATCCGAGACGCCGCTCCGGGATTTGCAGAGCGCGCGCTGGTACACCGAACGCGAGTCTCAGCGCGTCGACTTGTACGAGCTCGACGACGATCCTAGATTGAAGACGGATGTCATCTGGCGCGCGCTCGCCAGGAAGGTCATCTGGGCCGACCGGGACAGCACGCTCGCCGACTACCTAGAAGAGCTGCTGAACGGAAGCTTCACGGAGATGCTTGCCGCGATCGATCACGCGATCAGCGAGCTCGACGAGCGGAAGGCTGCGCCGTGACGAAACGACAACGAGAGGTGAAGGCCGCGCGCGCAAAACGGAAGAAAGCTCTCGCGTTGCTGCGAGAGGCGAACAACGTCTTGTTCGCGCGTCGGCGTAGGCGGCGTAGGCTCCTGCGTCGGCCGCTGAGAAGAAGTAACCCAGAGGAGACTGCCTTCTACACGTGGCTACACGATTTCGAGGTGCTGCTTCCCGCCGTGGCGCGCACTGCCGGCTCCGGAACGTTCACGTCTGAGGATCTTATCGTCAAGGCCACCCAGGCAGCCGATCGGATGAAAGGGGAGGTGGCGGCACGTCGCCCCAGCAGTCTCGCTGAAGTCGACAGCGGCCGGCATATTCGTCGCCGCCGGCTCGGAAAGCATGCCGACTGGCGTCACTGGCAGCACGTGTTCGACGGCTTAGTACACGCGCTGGCGGAACGTAGTGGACTGAACTCGGACGCCGTCATCGATCGTGCTAGCGAACTCACGGATGCAATGCTCAACGAGATTGATAAACGTCGCCCGCGGAGGTCTGCCAAATGAACATCGTCCGATCGATCGCAACCAGTGACCGCGCGCTTTTGGAGCGCGTCTTCGAGCAACGCTGCAAAACAATCGTTCTGAACGACAGCGTCGCGCTGACGCGCGTGCTCGGCGACCTGATGCTGTACGTAGACACGCGAGACACCGGAGTCGCCCCGCACCTTCTGATGAGCGGCTACTGGGAGTTCTGGGTGACGCAGGCCATCGCGCGTCACTTGAAACCCGGTATGGTCTGCGCAGACGTGGGTTCGAACGTTGGTTACTACACGCTCCTGATGGCGGCGCTCGTGGGCGAGAAAGGCCGCGTGCACTCCTTCGATATTCTGTCTACGAATTGCGTGCTGCTGCGGCGCAGTGCGGAAATCAACGGCTTCCGCGAGACGGTTTCGGTGCATGCGCACGGTATCGCCGATCGCGAGGGCGACGCGCCGATTCGGGTACCCACATCATCGTGGGATGGCTCGGGCCATTTCGCCAGTGCGGCGCTCACGGAGGTGATGGGCGGCGAGACCAACACATCGGAGGCGTATCAGCCGGGCATCGTGCCGGTGCGGCCCCTGGACGCGATTGACTTCGGCGAGCGCCTCGACTTCGTGAAGATCGACGTCGAGGGCGCGGAGCCGCTGGTGTGGAAGGGGGCAGTCGAGACATTCCGCCGGTACAACCCGGTCATGTGTATGGAGTACGAGAGCCTTCGGCTGGGCTACCCAGAGTTCCTGGTGCTCCTTCGGAAGGATGGTCTCCGGGTGCGTTACGTCGAATACGACTCGAATCTGGTGGACCTGCCGGAGTCGCCGGATCCCGAGCGGCTCTACATGCTGTGGGTGACGCGATGAACCTTCGGCGCATCCTAACGGCGCGGCCGGTGGATCTGCCGATCTACCGGCAGTACGTGGTCGACCACCCGAAGCACGGTGCAACGGCGCTCGTCTACATGCTGCCGTGGTCGGTCACTCTCGGAATCGTCGTCGTGGGCATGCTCGTCTGCGCGCTCGGGAGTCCGTGATGGCGCACGTCGTACAAGTCGTGTACACGCCCGTCCGAGGTGGCGACGGCTCGGAGTTGGTCGCGATCCGATTGCCGGACCGAGAATCGGTGAGGCACTACCTGCGCGGCGAAGCGCCGAGTGCGGCGGTGTGCCTGGCGCTCGAAGCGGCATCGCGCAGCGTTGCGCGCGACGAGGTGCCGTCCGGTGACGGCTTCACGGTGACGGTCGTCTTCGTGAACGAAGCCGGTGAGCCGCTCACTCCCGTTGAGCCGATGCCGCCTGAGCAAAGAGTCATTCAAGTCCCGGCGGACCATCCGGCCTGGAACGCGATCGACGACGACGACTGGAATGGTCACACGTTTGGCAGCTGGCTGCGAACCTACGTAAAGGGTGCGACCGTAGTGATCTGGCCACCCCACGACTACGGCGACAGGCTCGGAAGATTTCTGGCGGCGCTGCTCAACGCAGGCGCCGAGCGCATCGTAGCCGGAGCGGCCACGTGAGCTGTCGGCGCATCGGCACCGCAATTCTCAACGTCGCCAATCCGGCGTTGCGGATCCGAGTGGGCGGCAAGCCGTTCCTGTTCGAGGATCATCCGTTCTGTGGTCCGTTGCCCTGTTACTCGGACGGTACCGAGCGTCGGGTCGGTCAGCGTAGCCCGTTTTGGGAAGCGGTGACGCGCTGGTACCAGAGCGGCAAACGAGTCGACCGGGAGGGCTGGTGCGTGGTCGAGGAGCCGACGCCATGAGCACGGACGAGGCACTGTTGCTCCCTCGCTTCTGCGAGCGCACCGGCAACCCGTGCGGGACGGACACTGTGCACAACGACGAGCCGGGCTGCTCTTGCCGGCAGTGCATGCTCTGGTGCCTCGAAGAACTCAAGCAGCGTTGGCTTGCGATGGACCTCCAGCGTACGGAAAATGAAAAGCTCCGCATCGCCTTGTCGGACTGCGCGAACCACGCCGCTGGGTTCAGGTGCACGTCCGGCATGTGCTCAACGGAGTTCCTGCTGAACGTTCCCGAAGAGGTACGGCTACAAATCGGCGCTCGCGAGCGAGACAGGGACGCGACCAGAGCGGCTCTGGTTCGCGTAGAGGCCGAGCGGGACGCAGCCCGGGCCGAGGCTCAGGCGATGGAAAACAGCTACATCGCGGAAAGCTCACGCAATTGTGAGGCGGAGCGCGCGCTTCGCGACGCGCTCCTGGACGTCCTGAGCTCTGCCACGCCACATCCGGTCGAGCACCCATCGATGTGGCGCACGTGGCGACAAGCCAACAAGCTGCTCGGACGGGATCCGGACACGCACGTGATACCGACGGCGGACAAGGATCTGGAGCAATACCTCATGACGGAGCGCCCATGAAAGCAGTCACCGAGCACGAGCGCGCGCTAAGGCTTCAGAAGCAATACCGCGGCAGCATGGCGAACCACGTCATTCTTAGCCGAGTGATGATGACCGAGAGGCAGGCATCGTTCACGATTGGACGGCCCGGCGATAGCACATACACCGCCGAGATTGTGGTGCTTCGTTGGGGTCACCTGCTCGTCCACGGTGACATCGACGCAGTGATTTTCGGCGTGTGTAGCGGCTACGAGTCGTGGCGGGACGTCCTCGATTGGATGGGCCGCGCTGACTACGGCTACGCCGAAGAGAAAGCGTCGATCGGCTCCACGTGTTCCGCGATGGCGCGGTGCTTCGACGACGAGGTCGCGCTCTCGAAGATCTGCTACTGGCGCCGGCACCGATACATCCCAGACAAGGAATCCGCCCGCGAGCTCTGGGACCACGTGCAGAGCGGCGAGTGGCACGAGGCGCAAAGTAGGCTGTACAGCATCGACTTCGAGCTCAATCTCGACGACGTGACCCATCCGCGGGTGTTCATGGCACAAGCAGCCGTCAAGCGGCTCTGCGAGCTGCTCGACGCGGAAAAAGCGGTCAACGTAGCTCAAGTCGAGGCGGTCACATGACGCAGACGAACGCCGGGGAAATGGACGAAAGGGTGCATCTGACGGTGGAGCAGGCGATGGGGATGCTCGACGTCAAAGGTACTCGGGTGCACACGCTCGTGAATCCAGCCGTCAATATGATGGTGGGCGCGGACTGGGACGTCGAGCAAGTGCGTGCCTGCTTCGAGGAGAACGGAGTCGAGCTCGCCGGACACACCGCCACGAGCATGGGCCACGGCCTCGCATCCAAAGATCGGGGTCGCTGGGTGTACTTCGCCACGCGCGAGGGAAGCAAGGCCGAGGTGGCATCTTGAGGGACGAAGTTGTCGCTGCGGCGGAGGCGGTACTCGTCGCGGCCAGGGAGCTGCCAGCGGTTGGCGCTGGTAAGGAACAGGTTCTCGTCGCGCTTCGAAAGTACGACGCGGCGGAGACTCGACTGGATGACGCAATGGACGCCTACATGGCAGCAGCGGCAGCGAAGGGAAAGAAACGATGATCGTCGTGGTGTGGTTCGTGAACATCCTGATTTCGTGGTTCAACGCATGGGGCTGCGGCAAGACGTGGGCGGAGACCCGCGCGGCCGGCGGCATGCCACACTTTCTGAACTGGATGGGTGCGATCATGAGCGCGAGCGGCTTCACGTGGTGCTACACGCTGCTCGCTTGCCTGCTTGGCGGTGGCGTAACGCACACGGTGGACGGCAGAGTCGTTCCGTACCTGTCGGAAGCGCAGATACAAGCCGTCGCCGGCATGGGGTACATGATGGTCATCCTGCCCGTGCTCGGAAGCGGGCTCGCAATCACGCTGCACTCGTGGGGCGTGTTTTATAGACGCCGTAGTTTCGGCAGCGGTGCGGTCGCTGGGTGGAACACATTCGCGCAGGCCTCGAACATGTACCACGCGGCCCAGGACATCCCGCGAGTGTGGGGAATGCTCGGGGGTTTCTTCGGCGGCAAGAGCAAAAGCGGCAGCAGCGACAGCAACGGGAGCAAACTCGTCATACTGATCGCCGCCTGCGCGCTCCTAGCCGGCATCCTGACCACGTATACGATTCTGACGTCGACGGCGCGCGCCACCGCCAGGGATCGGTCGCTGCGCTACGCGAGGGTCGCGTGAGAGTCGGTGTCGCGGCGCCGGAACCGATGCCGGAGGTCGTTGTCCTCGTCGGCGATGAATCATCCCACGATGGTCCCGGCTGGTACTACTACGACGCGGAGTATCCTGACGAAGGCTCGTGCGGAGCGTTCGCAACGCGGGAGGAAGCCATCGCGCACGCCGAGGAGGCTGGATACGTCGTTCGGCCGCCGGGTGTCCTGTGAAGGCCACGAAACGGCAGAAGCCGGAGCCGTGGGACCCAACGCGCCTCAGCTTTCGAACGGTCAGGGAGACCAGCGACCGGATCCGCGCGCTAGCGAAAAAGGAGGGAATGACCGTCACCAGCCTGATCGCTGAGGCTATCTACATTCACCTGCATCGCTTGGAATCGAGAGGTGATCGGAAACGCCGCCGGATGCTCGTTTGCGGGGCGTGCGGCAAGCCGGCAGTGGATGCTGCCACTGATGGCAGGAAGAAGAGCAGGCAGCCGTGAGCACTCTGTTCTACGGAGACAACCTGGACAACATGCGGCGGCTCCGCGACGAGACGGTGGACCTCTGCTACATCGACCCGCCGTTCAATTCGAAGCGCACCTACAACCAGATCTACAACAACGTCGGACGAGAAGATCGCGCGCAGGCCCGCGCCTACACTGACACGTGGGAATGGGGCGACCGGTCGATCGAAGGATTCCAGGAAATCCTGGGAAACAAGCACGGGCGGTTCCCCGCGAAGACGATCGATCTGATCAAGGGGCTCCACAAGGTGCTCGGCGAAGGCGGTCTGCTCGCGTATCTCGTGAGCCTGACCACACGAGTCACCGAGATGCATCGGCTCCTCCGACCGACGGGGAGCTTCTACCTGCACTGCGACCCGACGGCGAGCCACTATCTGAAGATCGTGCTCGACAGCATCTTCTGTTCGCAGTGCGGCGAGTTCCAGAACGAGATCGTGTGGCGCCGAACCGGCGCGCACGGCAAGACGCAACGCTTCGGGCCGATCCACGACGTCATTCTCTTCTACACGAAGTCCGACACATACACGTGGAACCCGGTGAACCGCCCGTATATGCGCGGCCACGTGAAGGAGTACTTCGTGCAAGAGGCCGACGGCCGTTGGCGGACGAATTACTACGGCAACGTCCTCACTGGGTCCGGGCTCCGCGGCGGCGAGTCGGGGAAACCGTGGCGTGGCTTCAACCCGAGCGCCAAGGGCCGGCACTGGGCAGTGCCGGGAAAGTTGATCGAGGAGGTCGATGAAGATCTGTCGAAGTTATCGCAGCACGAAAAGCTCGACCGGCTCTACGAGCTCGGCCTGATCACGATCACGCCGGGCGAGGCGTGGCCGATGTATCAGCGCTACATCAACCGCAGCGACGGCCAGGCCCTGTCGGACCTGTGGGCGTTTCAGCCGTACACCGATGGCACCGTCTTCGAGACGGCGGACGGTATCGACGCCGACGTGCGGTGGCTGTCGTCGAACGATGCGGAACGACTCGGCTACCCAACGCAGAAGCCAGAGGGCCTCCTAGAACGCATCGTACGCGCGTCGAGCAAGGAAGGCGACACGGTGCTCGACGCCTACTGCGGCTGCGGAACCACAGTGTCGGTTGCGCAGCGTCTCGGCCGTGAGTGGATCGGCATGGACATCACGTACCAGTCGATTTCCCTGATCCTCAAGCGCTTGGAAGATGACTTCGGCGAGAAGATAGCCGAGAGCGTGAAGCTCTCGGGCGTTCCGAGAGACATGGAGTCCGCCGTCGCGTTGGCGCACAAGAAAGACGACCGCGTCCGAAAGGAGTTCGAGAAGTGGGCGGTGCTGACGTACACGAACAATCGCGGTGCGGTAAACGAAAAGAAGGGCGCGGACGCCGGCATCGACGGAACCGTGCACTTCATGACCGCGGAGAAGGAGAACGCGCTCATGGTGCTCCAGGTGAAGTCCGGCGGCGTCGGTCGAGGCGACATTGCGAAGCTCCGCGGCGACATGCAACGCGAAGACGCCGAGCTTGCCGTCTTGATCACGCTGGAATCCGCGAAGGCGCCAATGGTCAAGGAAGCGAATGCCGCGGGGCGCTATCGGCACGAGGTCATGGGCCGGGACTACCCGAGGATCCAGATCGTGACCGTCCAGGAGATGATCGAGAAAAGACGCCGGATGGATCTGCCGGTGGAGTGGAAAAAGGAGGCGCCGGCATCCAGTGCTACTGCTGCCACTGGCGGCACGCGCCGTGCAAGGCATAATGGGAAGAGGCTAAACAATGTTCCACCGTAATCTGAACGTTCTGTCCGTAGTCCTGTTGTTCGCCGGCTGTGGCGGCGGCGATTTCAGCACCGCTGGGCTCGAAACCGGCGGCGTGGGCCCCGAAGGCACCGGCGGCGCCGTTGAGGCCGACGCTGGAGCGGCGGGCGCGAAGCAGGGCACCGGCGGCGTAACCGGTGTGACGGGCGGCCAGGCGGCCGTTACGGGCGGTTCGGCCGGTATCGGGGCTGACACGGGCGGGACGGCCGGCGGTGGCACAGGTGGCCAGCAGGCGGGTTCCGGGGGCGATCCTGTCGGGCCGGGCGGCGGGGCGACCGGCGGCCAACAGGCAAGCACAGGGGGCCTCGGCGGCGGTACAGGAGGGAGCCCTGGCACCGGTGGCGCCCAATCGTCTGGCGGCGTTGGCACCGGAGGCGTCGCTGGATGCCAGCCGCCGTACGCCGACCAGCTGACGACTGCCCTGCTGGCCGCCCTTCCGCCCAGCATCACCTGGACGGCGTTTTATTCCTACGTATCGACCACGACTTGTCCCGCGTACGCTGCCTGCGGACCGCTGGGAGGCTCGACGCCGACGCCGAACTGCGGGGAACTCTTCATCAGATGGAATTCCGCGGACATTCGTCCTGGCGGCGACGTGTACATTTCGTTTTCTGCTCAGGTCAATACTGCTGCCCGCTACGGATGCAGCGGCGCAATCATCAACAGCTGCTCAATCGAGGCGGCCACCACGCAGGGCACCGTCAAGGTGCACATCGAAAACACAGCGGGGGCGCCAGCTCTTGCCTGGAAGCTGACCGCGCCGCAGTCGTTCACCACGTGGAACGCCACCAGCAGCTGTCCGAATTTCGACGGGACCGCCGCCGGCACTGACCTCAACGCAGAGCTCCTGGCCGCGATACCTGTCACGCTGACGGGTTCCTGTCAGTAACGAACCAGCACGAATTCAGCGCTTCCTGACACGGTGCCGTTTTGTTGACGGCTACGCCCGGCGAGCTGTAGCCTTCGCGACATGGCACTCGTTGTCGGTGACATCGTTTCGATGAGCCTGGAGGCCTACGAGAATCTCAATGGACTTCTGGGTCCATTGGTCCAGGCGCAGCCGCCGAGGTTCGGTAGGGTGGCCGCGGCAGACGGGCCCCCCGCCACGATCGTGGATGTTCTCTGGGATGATGGCCGGTTCGAGGAGGACATCCCGGTGGTGGCGCTCGACAAAATCGATTCACCTGACGCAGGCATAGTCGCCACCCTCCAGGGCTTCGTGCTCAAAACGAATCCGTCGGTCGTGGCGCAGGCGGAAAGTCCAGAGTTTCAGGGCATCGCCATTGCGTTCTACACGCGCGACAACAACGGCGCCGGTACACCGACCGAAACACTGGTACTCATGCGTCTGAATTTCTTCGGGACGTACCGCGAGCTGCTCGCCTCTACGCTTCAGGTAGCCACGGGCCGGTGAGGAGTACCGCGCCGCCGGCAAGCTCGGAGTTACCGAGCCGCGCCGCCTGCATCGCGGGCCTCCGAACGGCACTCACGGATGCGAGGGCCGCTGTCGAAGCGTGGCGTGACGAGCGCATGGATCCCATGGCGCGCCTGCTCAACGACGCGACGGCTGCGCTGTCACGTGCGAATCGGATGGCGGCCCAGCTGACGCAGACGATTCCCTCGCACTCGCGTCGCGTGCGTACGGTGCTCCGAGCCGTGGAGCAGGTTACCGAGGCACTACGAATCGTCGATCGAGCCCGCATGTGGGACTGGTCCCAAGAGGACCAGGCGGCGGACGATGCGATGCAGGTAGCGATGGTCCGGGCGCTCGGCACGGCGGAACGCGCGATCGACGCGACGGTCTAGAGGGGAGGCCCGAGACCGAATGCCCGCAGCATTGGGTGTCCCTCAGTTTGCGGACAACCTGAACGGATCGCCCTCCGCCGTTTCGGTGACGGTGGGCAACGGGGACGCGATCCTCGTAGCGGTTACCGTGAGCCTCGCGTTCGGCGGTCACACGGTCTCAGTCGCTGATGGGGGCGCATCCTACTCGGAGATCGGCTCCGCGCTGCAGGACACAACGAACCAGCAGGAGATTCGAGCTTGGTACAAGCCGAACTTGGCTTCGGGTTCGTACAGCGTTGCGGCCACAATCGGAAATCCTGTCGCCGGGCAGACGTATGCGGGGATCTGCGCCGTCGCAGTGCAGGGTGTGACGACATCTCCTTTGACCGCGTACGGCCCCGGGCTCAAACAGGTGGGCCCCGGGACGGGCACGGACGCGATCAACTCGGGCTCGTCGCAGACTCCGGGAGCGTCCACATGCCTGGTCATCACGTTTTGTCAAGACACCAGCACTGGCATCTTGGTTCCGGCCGCCGGAACTGGCTTCGCATCGGCGGGCACCGGGTGGGGCTTCGGCGGCGCGCCCGGAATGCGTATCGCGAGCAAACGAATCACGAGTGGCAATGCGCAAGGAACGTTTACAGCGCAGTCGGGCGGCGGTAGCGTCACCTACCTGACCCAGATGTTCGCGTTCGCAGGGCTCGGTGCAGCCTCACCGAGCGACATTCTTGTCGCTGCGCAACGGCATGCGCGCGACCCTCTAATCAGGATGTGAACCAATGAGCGTATACCGGCAGCCCACATTCTTCGTGCGACGGCCTCCGTTCCTGCCGTCGAAGGTTCAGCCAGGAGTCACGCCGCTTGTCACGGTGTCCGCGGACGGTCGCTACCTCATCGACGCAGCGGGAAAGCCATTTCGGTTTCAGTGCGAGGCGGCATGGCCGTCTACGACGCGCGCGACGCTCGCGGAATACGACACGTACTTTCAGGACCGCAAAGCACGTGGCTTCAACACGATCCTCATTATGGCGATCGTGCAAGAGGGAGGCTCGTACTCGTGGCAGCGAGCGAACCAAAATGGTGATGAGCCGTTCACGACCGTCGGGCACTTCGACACGCCGAACGACGACTACTTCGACTTTCTCGAAGCTGTGATTGATCTCGCGGCGAGCTACGGCCTGCTCATCGTGCTCGCGTACACCTACGTGGGCTTCAACGGCAATCAGTTCGGCGAGGGCTGGTGGACGGACGTCGCTGCCTCTCACAATACGGAGAGCGTTTGCTACGGCTGGGGCCAGTACCTCGGCAATCGGTTCAAGAACAAGGCGAACCTGATCTGGTTCTCGGGCGGCGACTACACGATGCCCGACGATGCGACGCGCGCGAAGTACATCAAAATCATGGACGGGATCCGCTCTGTCGGAGCAATCCAGCTCGCCGGCAGCGAATGGGGCTATCCCGATTCGATTGCAGTCGACCAGGCCGGATACACCTACGGAACGGACCCGAGCGTTGCCGCGCAAAACCTCAGCACGTTCTATGCGCAAGGTCAGGGGCAGAACGGCCAGGACTACGGCGCCGCAGATCGATCGTGGGCGGCATCGCCGACGCTTCCGACAATCGCCGAAGAGGTGATGTGGGCATACGGAACGTACGCGCCGATCGACTCGTCGCGCGCGCCGATTCGCAGGTATCAGCACTGGGCTGTCACCGCCGGGAGCACCGCGGGAACGTTTTGGGGTGTATGGGACATTGCTGACTGGCACGTGACTGGGACGCCGAAGCTCTGGGAGCAGGCGCTCACGGACATCGTGTCGCTCGACCAGGCGCGCGCGTTCGAGTTCTACCGACACATCCCGTGGTGGCGCATGCGTCCGAGCGGCACGGCTTCCGGTTACGCGGGCCGGGAGTTGATCGTGTCGGGCATCGGGACTGGGGATTCGAAGATCACGTCGTCGATGACGAGCGACGGCATGTGCCTCATCGCGTACGTGCCACCTACCGGAACGGGGGCGACGACGTTCTCCGTAGACCTTAGGTCGATGTTCGACACGGCGAGGGCGTCGTGGTGGAACCCGACGACAGGTGACTACCAGTCCATCGGTGCGTTCGACAACACGCTTTCGGCGCAGTCGTTCACGACGCCCGGCGACAACGGAACGGGCTCAAACGACTGGATGCTTCTGCTGGAGGTCGCTACGTCGCTGCCGGCGGTCGCGGCTCAACGGACCTTGCGTAACACGCTCTTGAGAATGTAACATCGAAGGAAAGGAATCGGAAACATCATGGGCAGAGTATACACGGCGGTTTTTCAGGCAGCGGCGGTCTCCGCCGCGCAAGATCTGTTCATGCTCCTCGCGAGCTCGACGGTGCCGATCAAGATCCATGCGATCTACATCGGGCAGTCGTCCGACGCGGGGGATGCTCAGGATGAGCTCCTGCGCATCACGTTGAAGCGCGGCATGTCGACGAGCGGCTCGGGAGGGAGCACACCGACTCCGGTGGCGCTCAATCCGGGCGACCCTGCAAGCGGCGTCACGGCGCACGCGAACGACACGACCGCCTCCTCGGGAGGTACCATCGTCGTGCTCGACGAGCAGTGCTTCAACGTGCGAGCGGGCTACGTGTACGTGCCGACGCCGGAGGCGCGCCCGGTCGTGCCGGCAGGAGGCAGGCTTGCGGTGAACCTCCCTACGGCGCCCGCGGATGCGCTCACGATGAGCGGCACGATCTATTTCGAGGAGCTCGCCTAAGAGCGTGCGCGTCTACCGGCCGGAGTTCCGCGCTCCGCTACGGGCTCCCCTCATCGCGGCGATTGGAACGAAGCCGCCCCAGAGCGGGGAGTGGAGGCAGTACGCCCGCTCGATAGACACTACGGGCGGCGGGTTCGATACGGGCAGCGGCGGCTCGGTCACGTTTCGCGTGCGAACCGTCGGCTCGGAGCGCGAAGTCGAGTGCTACATCGCCTGGGGAGGCGCGGGCCTGTCGGCGGGTACGGGGGCGCTAGTCATCCCGATTTCAGAGCTCGACACGCTCAAACTGGTCGGCTCGCAGATGAAGGACGTTGGGGGCTCGCTCGACGTCATCTTTCTGGTGAGCGCACGCGACGGAGCGAGTCCAATCGCCGGGTTCGTCATGAACGGCAACGCGGAGGACGCTGCAACCTCGGTCATGGTGCCGGCTCAAACCGCCCTGGTGGCAGCGTTGGGTGCGCCGACGTCCGGGCGGACCTGGGCGCTGAAGTTCTCCGTGCCGGTCAGAGCAGTCGAGTAAACAACTTTCTGGGCCGCGTAACGTCTCTTCTGGTACGTCGTCACAGTGACGCCGCTGCTGCCACTGGCAGCACCATGGCACGCTGCGTGCAAAGGACGAACCAACCAGGAGAGCCCCATGCGTAAGAACATTGCCAGTGTAATCGATGCGTTCCACCACCGTGATTCGTACCAGGACAAGACGTGCCGCACGGACGGGAAAGCCATCTACTCGTATTCGCTTCTGATCGCGGTCCGGTACGGCGCCACGGTGTACGTGCTCGACGAGTCGGAATCGCCTAGCCGCACAACTACCAGCCAGATCCGGGCGGTCCGCGCGGCCCTCCCGGACGCCAGGACGGCTGGCACCGAGGAGATGCTGCGCGGTCTCCTGGAAGACGAGCCCGACCGGGAAAGCGGCGAATTCGATACGGGCACGGCCCGTGGCTACCGGGAGGACTTCCACGCGGACGGCTGAGTTTCCAGCGCGTCACGCCCAAACGTCACGGTTGCGGCCGGGGTTACGCCCGGCCGTGACGTTTTGTGTCCCGGAGGGAAGACGCAGCCCTTGATCCCGTATGCTGTCACTGGCAGCATGGTCTGGCACAACCAGTGCACAGCGAGACAACATGAGCACGTACCGCATCATCCGTCACTTCCAGAATACCGACACGCGCCTGCGCGTCGTGAAGCGCGGGCTGACGCTCGAACAGGCCCAAGAGCACTGCCGCGATCCCGAGACGAGCAGCAGCACGGCGACGAGCTCGCGCGCTCGGAGCCGGACGCGCGAGCTCGGGCCCTGGTTCGATGGCTACCAGGAGGAACGATCATGAGCCGGCGCGCGGAAACGATCGCCACGGAGCGCTGGTGCGCACGGCTATACCGCGGGGGCACGCAGGTGGACTCGTCACCGCTGTTGCGTAGCAAGGAAGCGGCGGTGCAATGGGCGCGCACTAGCAAGCGCGCCGAATTCCTCGACGTGCAGCTCTGGTGCCGCCCGGCTGGAAGCAGCAGGTACGAGGCGACGGGCATCGGCTGGTCGGCGGAAGTTCCGGAGCGCCTGCTTCGTAAGTACGGCGAGGAACGTGGAGAACGGCCATGAAGACGATTCGGCTCAGCGACATGCTGACGGACGAGCAGATCCAGCAATGTGCAGCGCTGTACCCAAACCGGGAGCGTATTCGGGACGAGGTTGTCAAGCCGAACATGGCGGAGCTCGACCGAAGGCTCGGCCAGGAGAACGATCCGGACTACCTGAGCTACACGATCGTCTACGTGCTCGGCGAAGCGCAGAGAAGGAGCATGTCGTGAGGAACGCGAAGCCGACGCTCAAGGCAGACGTTCTGAAAAACGCGAGGGGCTTGTCCCTTGGGGCTCCCGTCTCCGTCACGCTCGATGACGACCCGAAGCAGACCCGACGGTTCACGCCGGCAGAGCTGGACTCCCTCATTGGGCACGCGAAGCGCTCGGTGCGTGTCTACTACGTAGGCGTCGGCGTGCTGTGCGCGTTCACCGTGGGCGCAACGATAGGCGTCTTCTCCGGTCACCGGACCGAGCGGGTGCCGCCGCTGCCGCCACCGGTTCAGCCGACGTTAGTAACGCGCACGCTTGTTGCTAGGGAGATTCCGAGCGCGGCGCCGCCGTCGTCGGCGCGACCGCGGCTCTTGCGGAAGCGACCGATGGTCGACGTCAAACAGCCGCTTTTCTCAGCCTACGAATCGATGTTGAACGAGGAGGACGATAACGATGCAAACCGCTGATCAGGAAACCGTGAAACGAATGGAGGAGCACGAGGGACCCCGGCGCGTCGAGTGGGGCCATTGGGCCCTGACGTTCTGCCGAGGAAGCCGTGTGATAGCCGTACTGCACTTCCCGGTCGGTCCGGGTGGGCCCTCGGACGGCGCCCTCGGGTCGCCGTTGCGAGAGGCGTACTGCGAGGCGTGCCGTGCTTGGGTGGCACGTGGGCGGCTCCCTGAATCCGCCGTCCGTGCCGCAGCGCAGCTGGAAGGACGCGCATCGTGAGAGGCTGCTTTTACCACGTCGCGCCGCGCTACACGCCCGGGAGCCCCGCCATGGTGAGCGAGTGGATTGCTCGCCGTGTCGCCGAGCAAGAAAAGGTCTCCATCACGCACGCCCTTTCCGGAGCTTGGGGCGACCGGGAGAAGCTCCGGGCGGAGCGGCTCGGGCTCCGCGGCATCGCCGAACTGCGCGAGGAGACGAAGAAAGGGTGGCTGATTCTCGACCTCTGCACCGAGGAGCACCTGCTGAAGCTCTACGACCCTGAGAAGGTCGGATACCGACAGTTCTACGACCTCGACACCGGCACGCAGCGCGCACTCAGAGTGGCGCCGCCGCCGGGCGTCGAGGAAGTCGACCGCGAGTTTTACAAGCTCGACGAGGCGCTCGCGGCGCACCTCACGCAGCAGGTGCAGGTCTACCGGCCGGAGATGCTGAGCGAAGAAAGGCTTCTGGGGATGTTTCCGAAGGCAGCACGAAGGAGAGTCTCCAAGTGACACGTGCGGAGCTCGTCGAGGCTGCATTTATCGCGCTTCAGGTGCGCGACCATATGAGAGAAGGTCGGGGCGCGCCGCTCGTCTCCGACATGGAGCGTTTCATCGAGGAAGCAGAGACCGTCGCTGAATTGTGCAAAGAGGCCAATGTCAGGCTTGCCGCGCGTCGTACGGTTCGGCCCTCGAAGCGGAGTGCAAAGGCGTCATGAGCGTGGAGGCCACATCGGCGCTCCTGGCAACCCTCGCCGCGGCCAGGAGGTCATCCGATCACGAGATCGAGAGCGCGATCAGTGAGCTACGTGCCGCGTACAAGCACATCGTTGAGGCTGCAGAGGTATCGGCGGCGCTCAACTTCGGGGTGGGTAAGTCATCATCGACGCCGATGACCGAGCTGGAGGACTACCTGGCGACCACGCGAGAGGCATTGGCGGAAATCACGATGGTGCTGATCGAGCTGCACCCGAAACAAGCGGGTAACCTCGGCGTGAACCCGAGCCCAGCGTCGTTTGCAACCGATGCTCGAAACGGCATGCAGGTGAAGCGTCTCGCGAAATGGGAAGCCGAGGCGCTCCGAACGGTCGTTGTCGAGGCCCTTGCCGGCGACGCGAAGGCGTCACAATGAGCAAGCCGTCGTCACCAACTGTCCCCGCCGAGCAGCTCCCCCGCGCCGACGTCGCGTACCTGCTTCTGATCGCGAGGAGCGGTCCGTTCGTTGTGCTGCGCGTGCCGGCGGAGTGTGAGGTCACCGTGGGTCGCAGAGGCCGTGAGAGCCACGGCGGCCGGTATCTGCCGAAGTGGCCCGAGATCGTCAGCGGCGCCAAGGCGATCCTCGCGGAGCACGGGCTCCCTCCGGAGGACTTTCTGATGCTCGATCGCATCGTAGAGCCGTGGGACTGGGCCACACCGTGGGGCGGCAAGCTCCTGATGGCCGACCTGCGGTTACGTGCGCTGAAGGCCGACGCGGCGTTCGACGGGCATCCAGAGGTGTATCGAAAGCACTACCTCTACGACTGGGTCGGCAAGGCGTTCACGCGCGTGCGGGGCCCGCTGGAAGAGCAGCAACCGGAAGCCGTCGAACCGAAAGGAACGACATGAGCCCGGAATGCTGGAAACGCCGCCTAGCAAAACTTGGGCTCGCGCTCACCGTCTACGATAGAAGCCACATGCTTGGAGACGTGACGCAGGAATGGACCGTGTTCGTCGAACCGATAGATCGTTCTCGTAGCGACCCTCGGTTCCGACCCCTGATTGGGATTGCGATCCATCAAAGTCGTGATGAAGCGATCCGGATCGCGGTCTCGGACTTCGAGTTCGCCGAGGCCGATCAGCTGCGCGAAAAGGTCGCGTTGGCGCTGGCCGGAGAGCAGAGGGCGTAGTGAACACGGGAATCGTCGCGGAAGAGCTGCGTGCTACCGCGGCGCTGCAGGGCGATGCTGCCATGGCGCTTGGACAAAGCATTCGAGAGGCAGCCCGGTCCTACGGTTCAATCGAGCAAGCCCACCAGAGACTGGTAGCGCTCATTGCGGAAGAGAGCGGCAGCGAGCTGCGCGAGTTGGTCGAGTACCTGGGATTCGTCCGCGAAATGCTCGCCGAGCTTTCAGTGGCACTCGTTGAGTTGCACCCCGATAAGGCGCAGTTTCTTCAGATAATCGAGCCACTGGCTTCGGTGGCTCGCGACGGCATGCGGAACAGGCACCTGGCGGACTGGGAGACTCAGACGTTTCGCACGATCGTCGTCAAGGCTCTCGCGGGCGAGACGCCGGAACCGAAGGAAGGATGAGCGATGGAACGAAGGCAGTGCCCATGGTGTACGGACGGAGAGATCCTGCGAGACGACGAGCGCAAGGCAACCGGTCACTCCGATCCGGTCTGCAACGGCTTCATGGACATGCTCAGGGAGTCGAGCGGTTTCGCTCGGATGACAATCGACCTCGTCGACGACGACAACAACGTCGTGGAGAGCTTCCCTACCACTACCGGTCCGCGCGTGGTCGTACCGGAGAAAGACGGGTAGCCCGATGCGCGTCAAATTCGACGCTGGTGGCGAGATGACGGCGCGCGACGTGTTCGCGATCTCGCTCCTGCTGAAGGAGCGCAAGCTGGAGGACGGACAGGAGGCTACCCGGCTTGACCTCGCTCGGCTGCTGGAGTGCACGCATGAGGGGGGCGATCAAATGAAGTTCCATGCTGGCGCGGAGATGACGGTACGCGACGTACTGGCTATCCAGCGGCTGCTGGAGGAATAGGAAAGGAACGAAAGTTTTGCGCAACGAGATTCATGTGGATGTGGACGACTGGTCGGTGTTCCGATTGGCACAGCTTCGAGAGCAACGTGAGCCAGCTGGGCTGCGCATCGTCATCGACGAAGACAGGCGCGTCACTGATCTCTACATCGTGCGCGCTGACGGTACGATCGAGCGCCAGCCAGAAAGGTAAACGGCGGATGGACCCTCGCAAGTTCGCCCGTCCACGTACTCCGCACATGCGATCGTGGCGACTGCATGTTGCTCTCATGGCGGACCGCATCGAGCGTCGAATCGGTGAACGGCTCACGGACGACGAAGTAGATCGGCTCTCGCTCGCTGGTGACCCGCTCGTGCTCCGGGAAACGTGGTTTCATTGCGGCGGATATCTCGTGGTCGAAGACGGTCGCCTTCGTCTCTCGCGGGAGCTGCGTCGCCGAGAGCCGGCACACCACAGCGTACTTCGCCGGGACGCAAATGAGCCATTTCCCCGCCCCGCGCGGCGCCGCCGTTGACAGCACTGCTGTCGCCTGATAGGAGGAACAGATATATGGTCACGCCAACATCGCAGATGAACCTCGACTGGGAGAACGCTCGGGAGGGCGCCAAGGCTCGGGACCGGGCGATAGACCAGGTGGAGCGCGGCACCGGCGAGTGGCAGGTCGAGGCGCTCAATGCAATCCGAAGCGTTGCGGCGTCCAAGCCGGAGCTGACCACCGACGACGTGTGGCGCGCGCTCGGACGCGACCCCGAAGTCGAAGGGCGAGCCATGGGCGCGGCGATGCGGCACGCGGCGAAGCTCGGGCTGATCGAGCGCACGGACCGGACGGCGCGGAGCCTGCGCGTGGCGTGTCACCGACGCGACCTGCGCGTCTGGAGGTCGAAAATCCACCGCTGAAGAGGGAGGCTGGTATGAGCGCCGAAAGGGACATGAAGTACATGGACGTGATCGATCTGCTCGCACAGACGGCGCTCGGTCGCCTGAACGCGGCCGCGAAGAAAGTTCGATCAAGGGCCGGCGAGGGTCTCCACGACGAAATGGTCAAGCTGCTGACCGAGGCCCACGCGGCCGGAAAGCGTGAGGCGCTCGAAACGGTCGATGCGGTGCGGGTGGGAGTCGTGCCGAATTTCACCGAGGAACAGATAGCGGCTCACGAGGGAATCCTGGCGATGGCTCGCCGAATCCTGCTCGGAAAGGACGAGGCTGGTGCGCCTGCGTGACGCCATTCCAGTTCGCCACGAGCGTTCGGATGCCTTCGTGAAAGGGGCGCGTGGCTGCAGCATCGAGCAGGTGCGGAGCCCGGTGTACGCCGTGAGCCCAGCGGCGACGGAGCTTCGCGAGCGGCGCGTGCGGGCCAGCGTATCGCTGCGCGACGCCGCGTCACGCGCTGGCATCAGAGCGGTCGAGTGGTCCGGCGTCGAGCGTGGGCGACTGGTGCCAGAGTCTACGGCGGACTGGGACGTGCTGAGAAAGGCGATTGCAACATGAGTGGAGACGAATGCAACCACTGCTGGGACGCGAACGGAGACGGGATCCGATGCTGCGTCTTCTGCGGGGTGACAGACGAAAGGGACCGAACGGAGAAGGTAGTGAACGCGCAGGTCGAGGAGTTTGAGCGCAGTACCGGCGACGGCGCGTACGAATGGTCGATTCCTACGCATCCGGATCCCGACGGCACCCCGTTCAGAGTCTTCGTGTCGATCGACCCGGAGATTGCCAGGCTCATCTGCGTGGAGGAGGCGAAGGTCACGAGCGTGAACCCGGGAGCCCGTAGGCTCGAAGTGGAGCCGGCCGAGCGACGCAGGATCAACATCACGATCGGCGAAGCGCGGTGGCTGCTGACCTCGCTGCCGAAGGCTATCGCGAAGATCGAGGCCGAGTGGGCCAGAGACGAGGAGTCGACTTGACCGAACCAGCCGCACGCGAATGGCAAATGATTTTCCTGGTCGCGCAGCACGACGGGCCCGGATGGCAGCCCCCGTACATCCTCGAACGCGAGGCCTGGCACCTGCCAGAGCATAAGTGTTGGAACGTCAACGTTCGCGAGCCAGCGTGCCGAACGCGCTCGATTCAATCCGTTCCGGAGGAGAAAGTCTACCTAACGCGCGAAGCGGCGGAGCCGCGGCTGCAGGAAGTGCTTCGCGAGAAGGGCGGATGATGACGAGCACACCGGCACGTTTCGCAACCTACACCGAGGACGGCGGCGAATGGGTCGTCAGGGTCCTCGCGGATGAAGTGCGCGAGCGCGCCGGGGGTAAGTTTCGGACCGTTCACCTCCTATGCGTTCGGGAGATCCGGAGGAGTCCGCGCTGCGGTTCGATTCCGGAGGGCAACGAGTGGCAGTCGGACGAGCGCATCGGTTACGAGGGCGCCGCCGGTTGGACGCTGAGGTACCAGCCAGCTGACAAGGCCGATGTCATCCACGTGTGCCTCTGGTCGAGCCAGCCGGACATTCTGATCGCCTGCGACCACTCGTGGACGACGCCGAAGTGGGGCGACGCCAAGACGGGCACCGACGACGTCTTCTGGACTGACGACGGTCGCCGGTACACGTTCGATGAGAATCTGACGAACTGCGCGAAGTGTCTGGAGACGCTGGCCGATCCGGAGAAGCGGATGAAAGCAGGGACGCCGTGAAGAACCCGGAGGCCATGAAAGCCTGGGACCTCCTGCGCGGCGGAACCGTCGTTGATACGGTGTTCTTCGTCGAGAGCATGGATCGGGCGCAAGTCGGGCTTGCGCTCGAACACGACGGTTACGTCCGTGGCGCTTTCAGCGCTCACCCAGCTGAGGAGCGACGTGGGCGGATGCCTCACGACAGGGCCGTAAGGTGGTCAAGATGAAGCGCGAGACCGAACCGACGCAAGCCACTGTGCGCGAAGTCTACGGAGAGCTCGTGCTCGATGATCCGGCGGCGCTCAGTGTCGCGCGCGCAGTCGGAAAGCACAATTGTCGAGCCACGGCCGAGTTGAACGCCGACCGGATCGTGCACTTCACCCGGCGCATCGCCGAACGTGGCCTATCCGCAAAGGACGCTCTGATCGTGATCATCAACATGGACGACCAGTTCGGCTCCGACGTGGGCGATGCGCTCATGCCGGGGCACGACTGGCAGGCGCATCGAGACCGTGGGGAAGTGCCCTTTGCTCGCGGGCTCGCCGGCAGAGAGGGAATTCAGGGAGTCCTCGACGGGGTCGACCCGGAAGCAGCGACCAAGCTGCGAGGGCTGGCAACGGCAGTCGTGGTGTTCGACCACGGCACGGTCGAGGTATTTGACGCCGCGTCGATTGCTGGAGGAGCTCAGTGACCCCTGCTCAGTCCAAGATAGACCGCGAGCTATGGGTCCGGTTCATGGAGAAGCTCATCGAGCAAACCGAGAGCGGCATATTGTCGTGGGAGATGCGCTACACGGGCGAGTACGCCCGATACGCAGTGTGCGTCATTCTCGACCGGCAGGTGTGGTTCCGTGCGCTGGATTCGCAGGTGGAGGTTGTTGAACCGAACGGTATGCGCTGGACGGTCCTTGACACCCTAGACACTGAAACCACCAAGCTGTGGCGCATCAAACGACTGCAGCGGGCAATCAGCGCAAGCGTGTCGCCGGAGCACGCCGATCGCGTGCAGCAGTTTGCGCGCGAGTTTCTAGGCGAGGTGCCCCCGTGAGCCGCTGCCCTTCATGCGGCCAGGTCATTGAGACCGAACGCGACAAGGCGAACAGGGACGTCTTCGTCTGGACGTCAGTGTCCGTGTTGTTCATCGGCTCCGCGCTCGCGGCTGCGACCTGGACGTTTGCGTGGTGGATCGACCGCAAGGACATGCTCTGCATCCAATTGATCCTCGTCGCCGTTACGGCCTGGCACTGGGTGCGATTCATTCGGGTCCGGAGGCGGACGGACCGCGGAACTGCGCCATGAAGGTGATGCTGCGCTCGCCCCCGTGGCTTCAATCGGTAAGGGCAACGCTGCTCCGCGGCGTGTGCGCTTTAGTTGGGCATCGCCCTGTAGCCTTGGAGAGCGAGCGGCACGAGCTCGACCAGACACCGCGATGGCGCTTCCGATGCGGCGACTGTGGAAGGAGGTACTGGTGGCCATGAACGACGCGAAGCGACCCGCAAGTGCACCGGAGCGGATGTGGATCGTGTTGAGCTCGAATGCCGAGCGGCACATCATCGAAAAGGAACCGATCGAAGGGATCCAGCAGTGGGCCGCCGGACAGAAGGGCATCACCGTCATCGAGTACGACTTCAAGGCAGTCGTCTACCATGCGCCGGCCGCAGCGCCGAAAAAGTGAGACCGCGGCAGCCGCGCGTGTCATGTCCGAGCAGCGCCGGGCATTCCTTGCGCTCCAAGGCAAGACGTTTCCACGCATCGGGGACAGAGGTCGCTACATCCACAACGAGATCGACCTCGGAGCGACGCGCCCGAGCGATGAGCGGACGGAGGCCGCGGTCGTTGTGCTCGCCGTTTCCGTGAGCGGTCTCACGGTGACCGTGCGCTTTGCGGAGCGATGGTCTCGCGTTCGTTTCTGCCGAAGGCCGTTCTGCATCCATCGCCGCGGCAACGGAGCCGACGGCAGCGGCTGGTACCTGCCGTGCACCAGCAAACCAACCACTCGGCGCCTCACGGGAGAGGTTCTATTCACTCCAGGTGACCCCGTCTTGCCGTGGAGTCTCGCGTGAGCTCGCGGCGCTCGATGTCCGAACGGCAGCGTGTTCTCTTTGCGCTCCAGGGCAAGCGCTTCCCGCGAGAAGGGGAAATCGGGCTCTACACGGGGCGCGAGCGAATCGAACGTATCAGTCAACTCGGGGTCTGCTTCCCGGACTCCGCGCGCGTGTACGCCCGGGTCGAGGTCGTCCGCTTGTCGCCGACTGGGCAGACGCTCTGGACTAGGTTCTTGACCGATGTTGCGCGGGCGCGATGGGGCACCGATGTACACCGGTGGTGGCGCTACCCGAACGAGCACTATCGGGTCGTAGTAGAAGGCAATGAGGTTCTGTACGCGGCTGGCTTCGATGCCAAGCGGGCGCCGCAGGGAGAAGTCAGCTTTCCGCGTGTTGGCTCGTGGCTCGTCGTGCCGAAGGACGCACTCTGATGGCCCGCGGCATGTCCGAGCGCCGTCGCGCCTTTCTGGCGTTGCAGGGCGAGAGGTTCCCTCGCATCGGGCAGCGTGGTTGGTGGTCGGGTCCGCGAAGTGAGATCACTCGTCGTTCGCCGCGGGCCGCCGTGGAGGTCGTTTGCCTTTCGGCGAGCGGCAAGACGATCTGGACCAGGTTCGTATCGGCCCACTCGCGAGAGCGATTCGGTAAGGAGTCGCATCGGTGGTGGCTCAGCGGTCATGGCCCGCACAACATCGCCTACTGTTCCTTCGGCAACGACCTGTACGGCACGGTCTGGTTCAAGTGAGCAAGCCCCGCACGATGTCCGAGAAGACGCGCGCGTTCTTCGCGCTGCGCGGCGACGTGTACCCGCGCGAAGGCGACCGCGGCATCTTCTCTGAGGGATTCGCCGGTATCATCGACGCCGAGTTCAGCGACGACAAGCAACGCACCGTCGAGGTACGGCGCGTCTCCGCGACCGGACATCGAATCTGGACTCGATTTGTGCATCCAGACGGACAGCGCCGATTCGGGGAAGGGATGCTCGAACACCGGTGGCTGCGCTCCGAGAACTACGTCTACTACAGCACCGGCTCGAACGCGCCGATCGGCGAGGTTCGTTTCCGAGCGATGCGCTGAGAAAAGGGCAACCAAGAATGGCACGCAAATACATCGGAACGACCGCTACGGAGCAGCTCATCATTGGGTGCGCGGTGTCGTGGGCGATGCTGGTACGCCGCGGAGCGCCGCGCGCGTTAATTCGATCGATCGAGGACATGTTGCTAGACGCCGTAGAGGCCTGGCAGAGGGAGGGTATGGCGGCTCTCGCGCGGCACCCGCACGTCAAGCCGGTGCCACGGAAGCGCAGGCGCAAGCGGTGACCGAGCGTACCGTGTTACGCTAAGGGTGACGGTCTGGTTCCGGACAGGCTGCAAGGACGCCAGAGCTGGCACAGATGCCAGGGCGGCCAGAGGCGCCACCGCCGCTGGTTCTGCCGGTGACGCGAGTGGCAGCACCCGTCCGGCACGGGGCGTGCTACTATCCGGTGGCATGGCAATCACGGATACCACTGTCGAGGCTCCTGCCTGGCATGCAGTCCTACGCGAAGAGGTGGCGAGAGCAACGGCGACGCTCCGGTTCCGGTGGATGGCGCTCCAGTGGTTCACGGGGGTACGCGCCACGGGCTTTATCCGGACGGACAGGTGGCCACTGTGAGCGCTTGCAGCCGAACTAGCTGCGCGGGCGCCCACGGCGAAGGCGGCACGGCGGCGGATCCGGATCACATCGTCCTTCACTCGCACGAGCGACGGGACGGACGCCTGAAGCGTCACCGGTGGGCCGCGAACAACGGCGACCGCTGCGCGGACTGCGGCCTGAACCGCGAAGGCGCGGGCCACGGCCCATACGGCGCGATGCGGTACTACTTCGACAGCGGCAAGGGCTACGACTACAAGGCGCCGCCGTGCGTGCAGGAGGGAAGCAGGTGACGCGCTACATCGACACCGAGAACGGCACGCCGGGCAACGCGCTGCATTGGACGATGCAGCCGCTGGACGCCGACGTCGTCGCAGTACTCCAGAGAATCGACGAGACAGGACGGCTCCGCGAGCGGGACCGGTTCAACATCGCGTATCTCGTGGCCCGCGGTTGTCTCCACGTGGACGTCGACGCCGAGCCGATGACGTTCAAGATCACCCAGAAGGGCTACGATGCTCTCGCGTTCTACGTGGAAACGGTGACATGACGAACCTCGATGAGCTGAACAGGGCCGTGACGGCCGCGATTCTGGAGGCCGAGGGGCTCGAACGACGCGGCGAGGATGCCCAGCAGGCCTACTTGAAGGTGGCGATGGTAGAGGCGGATATCTCTGCCGCGACGACGCCGGATACGCTGGAAGGTCAGCTCGCGCGGCTCGGCGCCATCAGGGCCGCGCTCAAGGCAGGCGAGGCCTCCGTGGCGCTCGCTCTCGTCGAGGCCCAGTACGCCGAGCGCGCCGGCAAGGAGCCGCTTTAGCGGTCCTTTTTCGGCAGCGGGATCCCTAGCCCAGGCTTGGTCTGCGGGCGCCGTGGTTCCTCGACCGGTTCGAACCGCGTCTCCTCCGTGACGGTGACGGCCCGCAGATCTTTGATGCTGATGGCCCGGGGCGTCTTGTCCGGGTCCGTCGACAGCGAGGCGCGAAGTCGCCTTTTGATGACGCGCAGGTCGTTTTCGAGCATGGGGAGCTTGTCGAATAGGGCCGCTATTTCCCTCAGTTCGGTTGCAAGTGAGATCCGCCGCGGTTTGTCATCCTCCTCGGCCCCAAAGGCTCCAAGCATCGATACGAGCCCCTCTAGCTCCTCGACCGTCTTGATCGTCGCCCCGATGAGCGCATCCACCTCCATGGCCTTTCTCGATGCGGACACAACCGAGTCTACCGCGCGGGGCAAGATGCCGCGCGTTTTGCGCAATGGTTCCGCGGGCCAACGCTGGTACCGGAATCGGCACCTCTCGCTTTCAAATCTTACCGCGGCTGCGACATGGTCAGCATGGAAGACGACTTCGAAGACGAGCCGGCGCTCACGCCGGCCGAAGCGGAGCTGAAGGACAGGGCCATCCAGCGCACGCACGCGCTCGCTTACGCGCTCCTGGAGGCGCCGCCGGGCAGTTTCTGGAACCTCCGGCTCCACCGCCGGCCAGAGTGGCGCCCGGGCGTCCTGCACTGAAAGCGCCTTGGTCCGAAACCCGAACGCGAGCGCGATGCCCGGCGTACGGGTTCCCGGCGTAATTGAGCGGGCTCGCAGCGGCGGATCGAGCATGATTACTGCGCCGCCTGGCCGATTTCGCACCGTCACCGAATGCGTGGACCTATTGGAGCCTGGCGACGAGATTCGGGCCGGTTCCGCGCGTCCTCCGACGGAGGCGCCAACGGCACGTGTGGCGCCGGCCAAGGCGCGCCATTCGGTATAGCACTGACTACGCAGGGGGGCGCAATAGTGTTACGGTCGAGCTCACTGTGCCACGCCGGAGCCGCGACTACGAGCAGGCTGCCCTCGACTTGGGGACCTTCCGCGTGGATTCCCAGGGGCGCGTGTGGCGCGTTCGGCACTACGGTAAGCCCTGCGCGCCGAGCCGGGCGGACGGCGTCCAGGGCGACGGCTACCGGTCCGTCTACCTGCGCCTCGACGCTCGTCGCGTCCGCGTGCTTGCCCACCGGCTCGTATACGTGGCCCTCATCGGGGCGATCCCCGACGGCTGGGTCGTCCGGCACCGCAACCGCAACCGGGCCGAGAATCACCCATCGAACCTTTTGCTCGTGCCCCCGTCGTTCAGTCTCCGGCCCGGCGCTGCTGCCACTGGCGCCGCCGCCGCCACTGGTGTATCTGGTCGGAGTGGCGGCTCTGACATCTCGGTCGCCACGGACGAATAGAAGCGAACCACGGCACGTCCGACAGGCACAGAAAAGAGGACCCGATGGACGAGGGACTTGAGTTGATCAACCGCTTGGAAGCGCTTGGGCTCCGCGACTGCGAGGTCGACGGCCTCGAACGAGTGTCGGTTCCGTTCGAAAGCTTGGACAAGCTGCTCCGTCGCGTGGAGCGCTCGCTGATTGTCGATGACGGCAAAGAGCCCTCGCTTCCGGTTCGCACTGACCAGTGGGAAACGCTTGTATGTGTGGGAGAACCGCGGACAGCGGATTCGGACCGACCCTGGTGGCTCCTGCAGGTGGTACCGACAGAGGTCAAGTCATGGCCTGGAGAACCACTGAAACCCCAAGCCGTATGCCTGTGGGTTCGTCGGAGGTCGTCCTGACGCAGTCAGTCCGTCCTGGGCAGTCGCTGGCCGATCTGCGGCTCACGATTCCGCAATCGGCGCTTCTTGCGGTGCTACCGGACTCGCCGAGCGATGGACGTTGCTGCAAAGGCCCAGCGGGCCGCGTCGCGATGGCGCTCGTGGACAAGGGCTACGCGAAGTGTGTTGGGCGAACGATGAGCGACCAAGGCTACTTCGCGCGCACTGTGGCCGGCGAGGCCGCAAGCGCGGAGTACAAAGCGTGGGTGAGCGGCGTCAGAACCGGATCTGGAGCTCGACATTGATCCAATGGTGGCGCCACGTCTGGAATGCCGTACGCCACGGCTGGCGTACCGGCCTGAATACGTATCGTCATAGCCGGGCCAGTTCTCGGTGGTCACGATGAAGCAGAACAAGAAACCACTGCCGCCGCTGACGCACGCCCTCTCGCTGGTGTTTTCTACGCCGAACCCGCGCCGTGACCAGCGCGCTACAGAGGCATACGTCGATGTGAACGGTTGCGCCGGTTTGCTCGACGACAGAGGAGCGACGACAATGAGCCGCGAGAATTCGGCGCTCTGGGCGCGCTTGATTCTAGAACAGCAGGGCTGGGAGTTTGGTGCGGACTGGGCGCGGAGGTGCTCCAAGTGAGCCGCGAAGAGCTTCGACGTCGCTACGAAAGTAAGCGCCCCAGGCGACCCATTGGTCATGGCGCCACGGGCGCAGAACTCGATAGGCAGCGCGATGAGTACCTGCGTTTGCGTCGTCCTCTAGCTCAGCGGATTAGGGCTCGCAGATGAAGCAGTCTGGCCGATTGGTTACCGAGGCCCAACGGCGCGTATTCGCGAATCTGCGGCGCGGGCGCGAGGCGTACTACGGCTTCGACGGCATGTCCGCTAGAGGAGGCCTCACTCGCACGATCGCCTCGATGCAGAGGAAGGGCTGGATCTCGTCGCAGATTCAGCTCACGATCGACGGCAATGCGCTGTGTGACCAGCTCGGCATCGAGAGGCGGTCGTGAAGCAGTCGCGAACTAGGGTCCGGAAAGATCCGGTCTCGGGAATCCCGAGCCCTCCACCTATCCCGCACGCCCCCGACTGCAAGTGCGATCCGTTGCTCCACCGGTACAAATGCAAGCACTGCAAGCGCGTGGTCGGCTGGTGCATGGGTGCGCACGACGCGGTGGAGCGCCGGAGTGGTCCGATTTGCGACGACTGCGTCTGTCTGCTCATTCATCACGATGAATCCTTGTTGGACCTGGCGGAAACTCTGGAACAAATGGAACAGGATGATCCGACCATACGCGCCGCGGCGGCCCACTACTACGCCGCCGTGAAGAGGATTTTGGGTGAAGGAGGACGAGGAGTGCGAACGTGACCAAGGCAGAGCGGATTCGCGCGGCAAGGGGCTTCGTCTTCGGCGCACTCGACGGAGCCATCAACCACTCGTGGAGCGACTACGACCCGATCATGATGGGTTGGAGTAAGCAAGAACACCACGCGGTCATGACCGAGGTCGGGAGGATTCGCGACAAGTACCGCCGCTCCGCGGTGGGCGCGAGACTGGCTCAACGGTCACGGGGCCGAACGTGAAGCAGGGCACTCAGCGAATTCGCAAGGGCGTCCCGCCGGTCAGTTCCGCGGCGCTGGCAGAGCGTGCGGCGTTCACTCGGGGCTACGCTTGCGCGCTCGCAGACTGGGTGCGCCTCTTCAACGAACCGTCGACAGCCGCAGACGTTTTGCATCACAGCGGCCTGAAGCTGCTCCACCTCGAAGAGGCGGGCGTCGAGCCTTACGATCTCGACGTGCTACGGCCAGAGGTGGTTCGCCGGAGCAGGAGAAGAAAGTGAAGCCGTTGGACCTGATTCGTCAGGCGTACTCTTTCTTCCTGTTCTGGAAGTGGGATCGTGAGTACTACGCCGCGGCGCGCCGGATGAGAGGATGTGTACACATTCGAACGATGTTCGTGGACGTCGGAACGCCGCCGTACGATTGCGTCGAGAAGTGCCGTGACTGTTGGGCGCTCCGGCTACCAAAACTCGGAGGCGAATGGCCTACCAAGGAGCTGGAATGGACGCCGAACGCAGCTAACCCGCGCCGAGCGCGTCAGGTGAGCGCGCCCGAGAAAGCTGCGGTGCAGCCGTGAAGCAGTACGTGCTCGTGGTCGGCGCTTGGTTGCTTCTCGGCTGCGAATCCGCTCCGCCTCCGCCTCCGCCGGCTCCGGCGGAGCCGAACCTGGCGGCGGCCATCGCAGAGCTCAATGCGGATCTCCTGGCCTGCATGCGACGAGAGAACGATCGGCTGCGCGAAGAGAAGGTCGCGCTCGACGCCAAGATCAACGCCGCGATCGAAGAGGCGGCGACTCTACAAGCCGCTGCACTAGCTAGCGCGCAGCCCAGAAAACCGAAGCGGGAGCAATGAAAGGTGAGCCAGTCGCACTACCGAGTCCTTGTGCCCGTAGTCTTTTGCGACCATGACGGCTTTGCGTCCGGAGTTGCGGACGGCGAACCTTCGGCGCGATGGCCTACCGAGGTGTTTGCTAACGATTCGTGGTTCGAGATCATTCGGGATGGTGGGCCGCCGCTCTACGGAGTTCGCATCCGGGTGAAGGAGCATGCACCGTGAGTCAGCCTGAGACGTTCATGCCCGGAGAAGAACCGGAGGTCGCACCGGGCGTGCGTGCGATGGTGTTCGATACGCCGAACGGAATCTACATTCCGGTGATAATTGCCGATCGGCCAGGCAGGGGCGACGTCGCGCGCTACCTCGACTCGCTGCCAGCAACTCGGCGCGTTGTGTTTCCGACGGTCATCAGCGCTCGGCTGCGCGCGATGCTGGAACGTCGCGGCTTTGAGTTGACCTCCGAGTGGTCTCCAGAATTCGGGGAGCACGTGGACATCTACGAGCGACTCGGAAGCGTGCATCAGGGAGAATCCCGGTGAGGCGAGCTCGCCACCTCACGCCGTACATCCGCCGCCGACACTCGGGCGACCGGGCAGACAGCCTTCGCACCGCGCTCCGCATGGAGGTGTTCGGTGCGCGCTGCTACGTGCTCGTGCAGCGTGGGGTTCCACGCCGTGTGCTCGAAGTCGGTCGTACGCGGCGCGACTTGGCATCTGGCCTCGCTCTGCCCCCATCGGCGCGGCACGTGCGGAAGTGGGCGCGGCGCTTCCGGAAGTTCTGCAGCAAGGGAGCTCGGCCATAAGTGGGAAAGCTCGACCCTGCGAAGCCCGAAGGCACGACTGGACGCCGTGGAGGCGCCCCCCAAATCACGATACCGGGCAAGGCCTACAAGAAGCGCGTCTACGTGCATCGCGAGACGATCGAAATCATCGAGGCCATCGAGAAACGGCAGGGCGATAACACGTCCGCGTTCGAGGCTATGTTTCTCGTCAAAATGATCCGCTCCAAAGATCTCACGATCGCAACCCTCAGGGAGCACCTGCAGAAGCTCGGACGCGAGAAAGCCGAGCTCGCCCGACGTCGGAGGCCCGCGTGAATCTCCTGACCGACGATGAGGAAGCGCGCGAAGCCACCGTCGACGCGCTCGCCGGACGCGGCCGTAACGACCGGACGCTACGGGCAGACATCCGAGCGGCACGCGAGCGACAGCCTGAGCACCTGCGACATCGGTTCTGCCGCATCTGCGGGCCTTTCATGATGGAGTCCTGCCCGGCGGCGCCCGCGCACGATCTTCGACCGGAGGAGCCTTGAACGCGGCCCCGCCGGCCATGTTCTACTGTGGCTGCCACGGCGACTCGGGGCATTACCTCTGGACCGAGGACGAGGCGACGTCGCACTCGTTTTGGAAGCTGCAGCCATGGGGAAACGGCATCGACGGTAACCTCCAACCGTTTGCCCGGAACGGCTTCCATGTACCGAACGGCGCCGCCCGCTTCACCCAGGCCCACGGATGGTCGGCGCTCTCGTGGTGGGATAACAGCATCGACACCCGACACGGAAGCCACTCAACATTCGTTGTGGAAGGCGAATACCCGGCCGAGGTGGTACTCGCGATGGCGCGCGCGCGGTTTCCGTGGGTGTTCGCCCGATTCAAGTACGAGATCGTTCTCGGTGGAGGTGATAAGTGACGAAGCAGCAAGCCCTATCGGTGAGGTCGCTCTCAGGTTTGGACCGACTGGACGCGCGCCTGGAAGCGATCATCGTCTCCGACGAGAGCTTTCTCTACTACGCTCGGCAGTGGCGGCTGCTTCGACACCACCGCGCGCAGCTGCGCGACATGGCTAGCCGGTATCCGGTGATCATCGACTTTCGCGATGTGCGTGTCGTGCTGGAGAGCCCAGAGGAGGTCGACCGTCTCACGGCGAACATTCGAGCAAAGCTCAAAGAGCGATGGACTTCGTAGGGGATGAAGACGCCACGCGGTCTGCTCTGCAGGTCGCGCTCCGAGAGCACGACTGGGAGACCCGGGCCGCCGGGGTGCCTCGGGATGCGCTCCCGTCGGCGAACGTCGCTCGCATGTTCGTGACCGAGCTCCGTGCTCGTGGCTGGAAGCTCACGAAGGACGACGTCTGCGTGGTGTGCGGTACCGTCCTGATTCCGGACGATACGGAACCGCACTGCGAAGGGTGTGACGTCGACGGCCCCAGGTACACCGACCCGCCGGAGACATGATGCATGAGCCTCCTCAACGCATTTCCCCGTCCGCTGCTCGAAGCGCTCGCCGCGCACGAAACGCTCCGCAAGCTCGGCTTCACGCCGGACCAAATCTTCATTCATCAGAACCCACCACCGCTGCTCGACATCGCCGTGGTGCTCCGGCACCAGGGCAAGCAGTTCGCGGTCACGGTCGGCCAGTACGCCGCCGAGGACTGGCTGGACAAGTGGAAGGAGCTCGTCGGGCTCTTTAATTCACGTCAGCTTCCAGAGGACGAGTTCCAGACGTTCTACGAGAGCTCGCTCACCGGCGCGAACCACGTCTCGCTGCTGCTCGCGCTCGACCGGAAAGGCATCACGCCTCCGGGCGGATCGAACTGAGAAAGGATCGCTGCCCAATGTCCGACGACGTAGTCCGCAGAGCATTGGTTCGAGCCGTTGTCGATTGGAGGGCCGCCGCCCAGCACGGTCACCCCTACGACGCGGAACGCCCGATACCCGACTTCTTCACTCTGGAGGCTTTGGCAAAGTACGCGGGCGCGCTCGCGAAGGATATTGCCGAAACACGCGGCGACGTGCGGCCGATTCGCGATGGGCTCTGGGAGCTTCTGCCGGAGCAACAGCCGATCCCCATGCGGCTCTTTTGCGAGCACTGCCACGCGCAGCACGTCGACAAGGGGCGCTTCGCGACGCACATGCACCACACGCATACGTGCCAAATCTGCGGCCTGACGTGGCGCCCGGCGAAGGTGTTCACGGTCGGCGTGCAGTTCATCCCGGGATTCAAAGACACGGAGGCATAGATGGCTGAGAAAGCACCGATTCATTTCACCTGTCCCTGCTGCGAGGCACAACACACCCGCGGCTACTTCGACGGCGTGGCCCTGTTCCGCTGCCTGCGCTGCGGATATCAGGGTTACGGGTTCCACCCCGACCCGGTCATCGACAAGGGCGTCTACGAAGAGCACAAGGCGGCGAATGAGTGGAACGTGGCGCATGGACTCCAGGCTCACGACCCGTTCAGCAGGCCCGGGCTCGGTGTCGGGACCGAGAGCGCCGGATGAGCACGAGCGAAGCTCACGGCGTGCTACCAGCCGCTCTGCGGATGTGGTTCGACGCACCGAATCTCCTAGCGAGCTACGAGCGCCACGGCATCGTGATCGTCACGGTCGGTTTGCGCATAGAGGCTGCCGCTGCTGCCGCTGCGAAGCTTGCCCAGATGATCGCAGACCACAGAGCGGCCGGAGCTGGCGATCCGGAACGCCTCGACACGCTGGATGAGCTCGTCGTCATGATGCGCGACGTGTTGAGGAACAAGGACGGGCAGATCTTACCCCTCGACGTTAACGACGCTTCGCCACTCGACGCGCTGTTCGGAGCGACCTCGTGAAGTGGTTCGGTAAATCCTGGGGCGCTCCAGTCTGCACGCCGGAGGACAGGGCACCGTTGCCCGACGCGCCGTGCGTCTGCTGCGAGACCCGGTTCAAAGCGGATGACCAGGGCGTCATCCTGCCGTTCGTGGGAGGCCCGGACGATCCACCGGAACTGCCGTACCACCTTGCGTGCTTCCGAGATGCGCTCGGGCTCGCGCCAAAGGATGAATCATGAGCCTGCGCGACGACGTGCGCTGGGTCCGCGAGGCTGCGGACGGCCTGCTCGTCGGGTGGCTGCCAGGGCGGCTGCCGAAATGGAGCACTAGCGAGGGCGAGCAGCTCGGCTGGCTCGTGCTGCTCCTCTGGAGGAAGTTCTACGACGCGAGCATGGCGCGTACGGTGCTCGAAGCAGAGGTGCAGACCCTGAAGGGCGACGTCGACGGCCTTCGCGCCACGAACGAGCGGCTGACGGACCTACTCGACCAGCCCGAACGGGAGGAAGTTGTAGAGGCGCTCGCGGTAACAGGGAGACAGATCGGAAACTACTGGGTCCAGGAGTTTGATGGTGACCCGATGGAAATTGCGCTGTGGGATGGCACTGTGTGGTTAACCTGTGGCTCCGCAGTCGGCAGCGCGGAGGTCCACAGGGTTCTTTCAAATCGGATACCCGAGCCCTAAGGCGCAACCCTGATCGCAACAGTTACTGGGAGGTCGTACAGCCGCGGTGGAACCCAGGAGGCGTAGCTGGCTGTAGCGGCAGCAGTGGCGTCATGGCATGCTGCGTGCATTGGTTAGCAGTCCAATGACCCGCCGAGCCGATGCCTACGAGATCACAGTGACGAACGACGAGACGGCCGGACTGCTTCGTCGCCTTGATGCCCTCGGACTAGGTGACGGCCTGGTTGTTCGAAGCGCGGCTCGCAGGATGAGCCTCACGTACGACACTCTGGTCAAGCTGCTCGACGCGGCGGACTGCAAAGCAACCAAGGAGCTCCCCACCAATGTCCCACTACGATGACCACAGAGTCCGTGCTGCGCGCGAGCGCGAGAACCGCGCCTTCGATCAGAAGGCCATGACCCTCTCGTTCGAGGTCTCGAACCCCAAGTTCGAGATGACGGATGACGACAACGAACCGGAGTTCGTCACGCTCGTCCTGCCGGCGAGGTACGAGGTGTGCGACACGTGCGAAGGCAAGGGATCCCACGTCAACCCGTCGATCGATGCCCACGGCATCTCGGGCGAGGAGTTCGCCGAGGATCCGGACTTCGAGGAAAGCTACCTGTCCGGTCGCTACGACGTAACGTGTTACGGCTGCGGCGGGATGCGCGTCGTGCCAGTTGTCGATGAGGACCGCGCCTCGAAGGCTGACTTTGTGCTCTACGAAGAGCACGCCGACGAGTGCGCGGCCTACGATGCGGAAGAGGCTTCAGAGGCTCGCTACTTCGCAGCGTTCGACCGCTGAGGGCGCTGAATGACCGCTCGCACCCTCCGCACTACCGACCCGAAGCGGGCCGTTGACGGACTTCGCGGCGGCCGGCGCGTACGGCTCGACGTGCCACCCGCGCAGGTCGATGCAATTCGCGCCATCTTCGCCGCGCACTATCCGCCTGCCGTTATCGCGCGGCTCGACGTTCGGGGATCCGAGGTCGCGGAGCGCGCCGGATGCCTCGCCCTACGCACCACGCGCCAAGGCGTCCGCGTCGGCCTCTATCGGTCGCTAGAAGCTGGCCTGGAGTCGGATCCGAGCGTCCCGTACACGACGGTCTGCGAGACGCACGGAACGCTGGTGTGTCACGAGACTCGGCGCGCTGCTGAGCAGTCGCTCTCGCATCCGGAGTCGTGGTGCGATCAATGCCGGGGAGAACCACCGGAGGAGTGCGTAGGTTCAACCGGAGGCTGACGACCATGACGACGAGTGCCACGACCACCAAGATTCGATACCGTGTGCTCTACCGCGAGTCCGGGCGCGATATTTCGGTCGCCGCCCCGGCTGTTGTGAGCCGCGCGAGGTACCGAGACATCGGCCTCGTGGAGGCTGATGATCTGGAGGGCCTGTTTCGGGAGATGAACGCCGTAGACGGAACAGAGACGTGCCGCAAACTGCGTGTGCGCAGCATGTCCGTTGGCGACGTTGCGATCGACACCCGCGTGGGCCAAGGCGTGGCGTACTACTGCGCGAGCTACGGCTGGCGCCGCGTGGGGTTTGTGCCGTGAGCGACGCTTACTCGACGGACAATTTGCTCATCGACGCAGCGGCACGTACGGAAGAAGCCATTGCGTACTGCCGCAAGGCGCTCCAACAGATTGACGACACGCCCACGCGGCTGGCGCTCGGACAGGCTATCCTGCGCATACAGGACGGGCGCCACGAGATCCGGAGCGCACGCGAAATGCTGAGCGAGCTCGACAAGGGATGAATGAGCGACGAGGAGGCAAACGCCGAAGAGGCACCCGAAGCGCCGCGGCGGCTCACGTGGCTCTGCCCGATCTGCCGCCAGCGGCTGTGGCTCCGCACCGCCAGCGAGGACGAGGCGATATTTCACGAGCGCTGCGAAGCGCACCGGCGCGCCAAGCGCGTCTGTAACGCACGAGTGCTGATGAAACAGCTGAAGTCCAACGGGTTCGTCCCGCTCCGGCGCGCCTCACTGAACGACTTCACCACCGAATATCTCGGCTTGAACGATGCCGGGCTCGTCCAGTGGCATCCCACGCACATCATTGGCGACTCCTATGTTCGCTCCACTCCGTGGGGACCTGTTTGGGCAGCCGACTACGACCAGTACCTACGACGGAAGCGGAAGCTGTCGCTCCAGCGACGGGTGGTTGAGCTCCGAGAAGCGGCGGCGAGTCCCGAGTCGATCGACAGTCTCAGGGCCTTCCTCGCGTTTGCGCAAACGGACGAGGTTGACCTCGGCGGTGAGCCATGACAGCATTGGCAGCAATGAATCTGTGCCTGAGCAACCACGAGGCGCATCTCGTCCGCGACGCCCTGGCGTTCGCGGTGCGAAACAGTTTCGGATCTGCCGGACAGCGGCGTGCGCTGGTGGCCATTGCCGAACACCGAATACTTCACGAGTTGCTCCATCCGAAGAACCGGCGCGCGAAGCGCCCGATGAGCCCGTGGCGTGTGTCCACGTGGCGGCAGGAGATGTACGAGACCAAGAGCACGTTTCTGCCGGCGCCCAGCCTCAAGGCCGTGCTCTGCCTCGTTCGCATCCTGTGCGGTCCGGGAAACTGGACGGCAAAACTGGTGACGTCCACATGACCGACGTGGACCCGGACACCACGGGCGCGGATGTGACCGCGCTGCGCGCGGCTATCGAAAAAGCGGACCGGCTCATCGAGAAAAACCGGGAAGCAGGCACCCTGCTGGTAGACCTGAAGCGATCTCTCGTCCTGCGCCTGTTGCACACGCAGTACCCGAGCCTGAGCATCACCGACGAAGCAAAACTCCTCAAAGGATACGGAGTGCAGCTGCCGAAAACATGACCTCCCGAACCTCAACAGCTACCATCCCGAAGATGGAGACCAGCACGCGCTACATCGGGTTCTGTCCGGTCTGTCAGCGGCAGATCAAGGTTCAGAGCGGCCTCCTGGTGCACCACGGCTACAAGCGCCCAGGGATCGGCGTGATTGTGGGCGACTGCTTCGGCGTGAACATGCCGCCGCACGAGCTTTCGTCGGAGACCGCGCAGGCGTACTTGGAACAGGCGGTCGTGCCACGAATCGTTGCAGTGGAAAGGATGCTCGTGCACCTGGGACCACCCGGTGAGCCGGAGTGGCTGCAGTTCGAGGAGTTCAACCGCGAGACCCGGCAATACGAGCCGGTGAAGCGGTCCCGCTCGGAGGTGTCCGAGTACGACTGGGAGCGACGGCTCAGATCCGTCCGTATCCAAACGCGAAACGAGCTGGAGTACTGGCAGGGCGAGGAGAAGCGTCTGGAGAACCTCGTGGCGACCTGGCAGCTGCAGCCGCTCATGACGGCAGAGGAGGAAATCGCGAGGGCCACAGAGACGCGAACCGAACGCACGCGCCGGAGAGAGGCCGATCGCGAGCAGCGTGTGGCCGAGGCCCTGGTGAGCCTCCAGCAGCGGATCGACAGCGCCGTACGGAACAAACGGCCCGCTACGATCGAGGACTTGTTCCGTGAAGGTTACCGCAAGCTCATCGAGCTCAGCGGCAACCGGCTCGAACGCGATGACGTTCTCCGTCTCTTGGAGCGCGACCACGTGTGGCGGGCCTTCGGCCTCATCCGCCCCGATGGCTCGTACCTTTTAGAGTGGCAGGAAGTCACGAAGGCATTCGAGCCCTGGAGCCCGTGGGACCGCGGACGCGCTCCGGCGCCCTTTCCTGCTGAACTCGGCGGGGGCAAGGCCAAGCTCCGGCGGTGACCCTTGCAGGGGAAGCGGGACGTGATAGAACCGACTGCATCGGCAGCAAGATGGCGAAGAAAAAGAAGCAAGAGCAGGCGGAGCCGAGCTGCCAGCTCGTCATCCGCGAACGACTGAAGGCACTCGACGATGCGGCCGACTCTGCCGTAGAGTCGGTTGCAGATCACGTCGGAATCAGCAACGCCGTGAGCACGGTTGCTACTGGGCTTTTCATGTCGGCGGCCAGTATGGCCTGGCACGTAACAGAGCTCACCGAGGAGGAATTCGTGGAGACCGCTCGCCGATGCTACCAGCGGATCGCCGAGACCCATGCTCACTGCGAGCGAGGTGGGGGCACGGAAGGCTCTGTTCCTCACCATCACGCGCGCGAGAACCTGAACTGAGCTCCGCACATGAGCTCGCGTAAACGCACGCTGACCAAAGACGACTGGCACAAGGTGTTCGGGCTCCGCTGCCGATCGAAGCGCGGGCAGCGGCTCTCGGAGGACGAGCAGGCCTTGGTGGACGCAGCGTACCGCCAGGACGTCGACAGGTACGCCGCAATGGAACCAGACGTCTTCGACGCGACCGTGCCGTTTGGGTCGCAGGCTCGGGCTCGGAGAGTAAAGCGTGGCGGATGACGGAGACCTTCAGCACTGGAGAGACGAAGCGGCGCGGCTTCGCGACGAGCTCCGCCGGCTTCAGAAGGCGCATGCGATCCTTGCGCACCGGGAGTGGTTCGCTGTCGGGCCCGACGACGGAAGCGCCCTGCGCGATCCCGAAGGGCGCTTCACGCTCTTCTTCTGTGACAGAAGCGGTACATTCCCGTGCTGCACGCTCGGTCCAAAGGACGTGCTGCTCGTCGGCCGCTACACCGGCGAGCCGGAGCGCGAAGCCGCGGTCGTCGCGCTCGCGGGAGAGACTTGAACCATGTGGAACGGCCTAGACCCCTGGGATCTCTACTCGCTCTTCGCGTGCGCGATCGTCGGGTTCGTCGTGTTGGCGAGGTGCCTCTACGAGCTTCGATGACTGTTGCCGCGCTGCGCGTCGAACTGGAGCGCGAGGACGTGATGTGGGGCCTCACGATGATGCGCAGAGCGGAGGCCTGGGAACGATGGGAAACCGCTGAGGCATTGGTGCGCAGGCATCTACCAACGGGCGTGTACGTGCGCATGCCGCTTACGCTGATGCCGGACTGGTACCGTAATCTCTGGTGGGACCGAACACAGGTCGACGGTCGCGCCGCCCTGAACGACATCGACCAGCGAACTGTGGAGCTGAGAGGCGTGGGACCCGGAGGCACCGAGACGCTCTACCGTGTGGCCACCGTCGACTTCCTGGACGCAGTGCTAGCAGGCATCATCGGGGACGCCTCATGACGCTCGCCGAGATTCGAGAGATTCTTCTTCGCGAGCTCGCCGTTTCTGCGCTATCCGGTCGCGAGAACAATTACTTCAACTTCGAACGCGGCGGACCGCGATTCACTCTACTTCGGAGGGTCGGAAAGCCGCTCGTGCTTCGTCACGTGCGCCGCGGGCAGCGCATTCGTTGGTACGAGAAGATCTACAGCGACGAGCCCCTCATCGTGGAGCGCGTCGAGACGGAACAGGTGATGTTCGAGAGCCCACGCCTCGTGATTCGGATGTCGCACTTCCTCAACGCCATCGCGAAAGGTGCGGCTCTGGACGCATGAGCATCGCGACCCTGAAAGAGGATCTCATGCGTGAGCTCGCCGTTGCGGCGCTGGCCGAACCGCCCGCGGGTTTCCTGCCGATCGGTGGCAGCACGGACCTGATTGACTGGGAGAGTGGACCGACCTCTCCGCTACGCCGAGAAGCGTTGTTCCGCGCCCGGGGCCCAGCGCTGATCGTCGCTCACGTCCACGCCGGCTCGCGTATCTGGCTCGCCACGGGTACTTTCCCGCAGAACGGTATCGTATCGATCGTGGAGACCAACGTGGTCCATTGGACCAACGATCACGTCGGCGTCTCTCGGCTCTGCGTTCGCAGGGACCCTGCGCGTCCACCACGGCGCTTCGAAACGGAGCACATGCCGCTCTTCCCGGAGCCGAGCCACATCGCCGCCTTTCTCTCGAACGTACTCCACGGCCATGTGCAGGACGCATGAAGCTCGGCGAGCTCATCAAAGCCGCGGAGCGGCGCTTGAAACGGGTCGAGCGCACGCTCGCGTTCGACCTGCTTCGCGGTGATGACTGGGGAGCGGACAAGCGTCGATACCGCGCGTACGAGAAGGTTTCGGTTGGCGAGTACATCGCCACTGGCGATGAGGTCGAGTTCCACCGCTCGCTCCTGCCAAAGGATAGCCCTTGGTACGGTGCCACGGCGCCCAGCCAAGCGTTCCACTGGAATGACTGGACGCGGCTGACGGTCGATCGCATCGGCCCGGACTGCGTGCGCGTCCTGCTACCCGGACGTGGTAGCCACCCGATGCCCGTCGGCGACTTTGTGCGCGCCGTCGTGCGAGGCCACATACGCGAGCCTGTTTCCGCTGGGTCGGAAAATGCGCCTACTTGAGGGAATGTTGCTGTCACTGCTGTCGTAGGCTACTCTGGCGGCATACACGCCGTAAAACAAGGAGACCCGATGACCAACGTAGTGATTTCCACCGAACGCGCGCGAGGCTGCGGTTACCGCAAACCTGCAAAGGACGGGGTGGGCATCTACCTCGTCGGCGATGGGCTCGGCGAACCTTGCGGGCTCTTGCCGTACCCCCTGGAGGTGTGCCCGTGCTGCGGCGGCGGCATCAAGGCGACCCGAGGCTGGACGTGGGTCACGCCGCAACTTCTCTTCGGCAAGGGGGACGTCCTGAGCAAGATCGCTGGCGTCGAACGCGAGTGCGAGAAGGCGCGACATCTCAAAACCGTTAGCGCCACACGCAGGATCTATGACGAGCTCGCAGCGAACGGTGCGTGCGCCAGGTGCCCGATCGGCAATCCGCCGGCCGGGCTGCACGGCCTGCTCTGGATCGGCGAAGCGTTCTATGCGACACCGGACGACTTTTCGCGCGAGGCGCAGGCGCAGGGCGTCTCTCGGAAGATCAAGGCGGTCCCGAAGGGCTTCAAGCTCGGCGAGACGTGGGTCATGCTCGCGCATCGCAAGGCCGTGCGGAACCCGGAAACGGGCGCACGAGAGCTGCCCGGAATCTTCACGATGTTCAAGCCGCGCGGGATCGATCTCGTGATCAAAGACGACGACGACGTCCCGGAAAAGGCGACGAAGCTCGCCGAACAGATCGGCGACGGCGCTCGGATCGTGAAGGTCGTTCGCGACGTCGACGCCCAGCTAGACATGGCCAAGGCGCCCGAGGCGCCGCAACCGGAAGCGCACTGAGCCGTGAGCGGCTCGGTGCTGATCGTGGGGGGCGACCGAGCCCCCCACGGGATCGATGCGCTCGCCGCTCGCTTCGGTCTACCCGTCGAATGGGTCGAGGGCACAACCCGCAAGGTCGAGCAGGCGGAGCGCCGCGTACGATCCGGCTCGGTCGCCGCGCTCGTGGTCCTGGACGGTTATCTCTCCCACCGGACGTTCGGCACCCTGCTGGCTGCCAGCCGGGCTACCGGTACCCCGTTCGCCTACGCCGGCCGTGGCGGCAAGGCAGCCGTGGCGGCCGCCGGAGAGGCGCTGGCCGCCCCTTTGGCGGCGCGGAGGGTGGCCTGACCCGCTCGGGCGTACCGCGTACGCCGCGCACCCAGCGGGCCGCCGCGGCGGCGGCGCCCACCGGCGGCGAGGTGCTCGTCCTGGCCGCTCCCAGGCTCGGGCGGGCGCCATGGCCGCCCACCTACCTGGCGCGGGTTCACGACCTTCGGGGGCAGCTCAACGACCTCGGGAGCCTGCTGCGGCCGCTCCAGGACGCCCACCGGGCGTTCAAGGCGCTCGGCGGGGAGGAGCCGACCGAGGGCGTCACCGAGCGCTGGACGCTGCCGGCTGGGGCCTCGCTGATCGTCGAAGCCGGATTTCGCTTGACTACCGAAGTAGGCGACATCGGCCGTGGCGTGATTCCGCCTCCTGACCCGGTAGTGTGCCTCGCGTCGGCGCTGCACACCGCGGAGCTCTGGGCCGAGGCCATGACCACCTTTGCGCAGGCCGCCCGCTGGGCGATCGAGCAGGCTGAGCAGTGGCACGTAAGCGTTCCCGGATTCGACTGAATCGACCTTGTGACACAATGGAGAGACCGTGACGAAGAAGAACACAAAGACGGATCGCGTGAGCCTCGGACCGGTGATCGGCCCGAATGCACGGCTCGCCATGCGCGAGACGGATGGGAACATCGAGCCGATCGTTGTGCGCCGCGTGCTCGACGGCGAGCCGCTACACGACGGTACTGAGATCTCTGCTGTCGAGAACCCCAACTGCAGCTGCGGTCACTGGCAGGACTTGAAGCCGGTGTACAAGCGCGAAGGGCGCGCGACCGAGAGCGGCCCGGCTCAGGTCGCGACCCCCGAGTACAGAGCTGGCTACGACCGCATCTTCGGGAAGCGCCCGACGGTGGGGCTCGCGTGAGCCTACTGAACCTGGACTTTCTCGTTGGTTGCCTGTGCGGCTCTTTCGTCATCCCCGCACTAGTCCGCCGGATGTCGACGGGGCGATGGGACGGCTGGATCGAAGCGCGCCGGCAGAAACCAGCGCTCGGCTCTACTGTGCTCGCGTGCCTTCCGTGGACGAGCGTTCACGCGGTGACGTACAACGGGCCCGACGGCGGCGGAGAAATTCCCGAGGATGCACCAGCTCTGCTGGCGTCCAATGCCACAGCGCCCTCACTTCCGGGTACGCTAGGAGCATGTCCAGCGCCCTAATCACCGTCACGAGCCGTGCGCTCGAACCGGCCAAGGCAGCGGAGCTGCGCGCGACCGCCGAAGGGGCTACCGAATTCCTGAAAGCCGCTCGTGCCCCGAGCACACATGCCTCCTACGCATCGGACTGGCGGCAGTTCAGCGAATGGATCGAGGGTCACGGACTCGACCCGATTCCGGCGGATCCGCGCATGGTTGCCCTCTGGATCAGCCACATGGCGCGCGCTCTGAAGCGCAAGCCGTCGTCGATCCGCCGAATGCTCACGGCGATCGGAACCATCCACCGTCGCGCAGGCCATCCGAACCCGTGCGAGCAGGAAGTTGTCCGCGAAGAGATGCGCGGGATCGCCAACACGCTCGGCGTGCGACCGAAGCGGGCGGCGCCGCTCTTGATTCCACACCTGGAAGCCATCATCGCCGGCATGGGCGAGGGGCTCCGGGCCGCCCGTGATCGCGCGATCGTCCTCGTCGGCTGGAGCGGCGCTATGCGTCGGAGCGAGATCGCGGCTCTACGTGCCGAGGATCTGACGTTCCTCGACAAGGGCGTCAGCGTGCTGATTCGCCGGAGTAAGACTGACCAGGAAGGTAAGGGAGAGAACGTAGCCCTCTTCTACGCGACGCGGACGGCGCTCTGTCCCGTGCATGCGCTCCAGGAATGGATGCGCGCCGCGGCGATTACGGCGGGGCCGCTCTTTCTCCGCCTGAGCAGCCACCGCGACGCGCAGATCATCGCCGATCCGATGTCGCCAGAAATGGTTCGGTACATCGTACAGACGTGGACCGACCGCGCAGGTGTGCAGCCTGAGCAGATCGGTGCGGTGTTTTCGGCGCACTCGCTTCGCGCCGGCTTCATCACCGAGGCCGCTCGCAACGGCAAGGCCGAGTGGACGATCGCGAAGCAGTCGCGTCATAAGAGCGCCGACGTGCTCCGGACGTACATCCGAACCGCCGATGCGTTCGAAGGGAACGCGGGAGAAGGACTGCTGTGAGCGCCTACGAGGCGGCGCTGCTCCGAGAATCGGTGGCGCATGTCCTGGCCGGCGGCCGCGTATGTCCAGTGTACGGGCTGCCGCACTGGGTCTGCTCTACGTTGCACTTGATCACCGGCGTCTGCCGCACGGTGACGACGGGGCGCTTTGAACGGGTCAGTGGCGGGTTCGCATCGAATGCCGACAAGAGCGGCATTTACCGGCCGTGGATAGTGAGCCGCCCTGAGTGTCCGCATCACCCGGACGCGCAGGGCGAGACGTACTGGTCGACGCCCGCTGCCTCCACGCTCGATTGCGAGCAGCAGGCGATACAAGGCGGACCGTGAGCAGTTCTTCGACCGACGTACTGGCCGAACACGACGACGAGCACTGCGCTTGTGGCTGGGAGCGCATCCTGGAGATCGACTTCGAGGGGATACCGGCAGCGGTTCTCGCCGCATTTCCGCCTTCGTTCACCGTGCTTTACCGCTGCCCTCGCTGCGGCCTGCAGTGGAGCGTACACTTCGACAAGGAGCCCGAGAACTGATGGCGCGCGCCGATGATATGGCTGGCGTCTGTGACCGCGAGTGCGCCGTTACCGCCCTCTCCGGGGCGCAAGTCTGTCCGATCTATCGTCTTCCGTGCTGGCTCTGCGTCGTGCTCCACATCATGACGGGGACCCTCCGGAGCGTGACCGAGGGACGCTTCGATCGGTTCGCCGGCCGCAGCTTCATGTTGCCGCTCGACGGCGATCAGAAGTACCTCTGGTCGCTGTGGCTCGTGTGCCCCCACCATCCAGGTGCCAGCACCATTGAGTACGCCAAGCGCCACGGACCCTCGTATTGGCACTACGCCGAACCCTCGCTCACGTCCACGCCGGTGACGCCGGCAAGGAAGGTGAGCGATGGCACATCACAAGCGGAAGCGACCGAAAAAGCGGCGGGCAGGCTGCCTCTACTGCAAGCCCCACAAGGCGAACGGGCAGGACGCGCAGCGGCGCCAAGAGATGCGCGCCCGGCTCTCGGAGGCTGAGCAGCGGAGCGACGCTTGACGGCCGGCGCTGCCGCTGGCAGCGTTGGCGGCATGGCATTCGACCGATTCGTCTACTGGAGGAAAGGGACGCGGCCCACCCGCGAGCAGGTGCAGTTCGTCCTGGAGGACTACGTGCGGGATCTGGCTACCGAGGTCAAATGGGAGCAGGACCGGTTCCTAGTGACGCTCCCAGGGATGGGCTCCCATCCAGCCGCCCGGATCGACGAGTCGGATACGACGCGCCTAGCCGCTGCGGAAGAGCGAAAGAATGAGCGATGGTTCGAGGTCTACGTCGACACGGACAACATCGACGTGATCACTCGGCGCGGGGACTGGATCACCAACGCCATCGCGACGGAGTTCGCCCGGATCTGCGCACAGTTCTGGCAGGGCGACCTGCAGATGGGGTGAAGAGCGGCGCATGGTTGCGATGTCCGACGTCGTCGCTGGCACCGAGCGCTGGCACGTGGCGCTCGCCGACTGCCTGTTCGCGCTCTCTTGCCTACCTGACGCTTCGGTCGATTCGATCGTGACGGACCCGCCGTACGGTCTAGGCACGCGAGACCCGACCGCCGAAGAGCTCGTCGCGTACCTGACATGTGGCGAGCTAGGGATTCAGCCCAAGGGCCGTCAGCACTGCGCGAACACAGTCCTTCGGGGCGCCTGTATCACGAATCCTAATGATCCTGAAGCCTCTACTTCGCAATTGACGGTCACGTTTCGTGTCCGCTTCTCTTCTGCTTTTGCGATGGCTGTCCGGAGTGTCCAGCTCCAGCACGAGGCGCTTCCCCACGAGAAAGTCGACAACATAGGCGGCGAACCCCAACTCGATGACATGCTGGTACCGGCACCGCACTCCGCGCCTACGCAGCGCACTCCGAACAGCCAGTTCCGTCTTGGGGAATTCCAAGGTTCTGCCGGATGCGTAGGTGTGTGCCGCTGTTTTACGCATCTTAGCGAGTCCCGCTTTGCTGTATCGGTACGGCTTGACGACGACTCGCTTCGAGAGCCCGAGGCTTCTGCCAGCGTAGTGACACCGACGAGAACAAAACTGCGAGCCGTGCTTACTCTTGATCTGGGAACGACATCGGGAGAACTTTGTCTTGCAGACGGCACAGACCAGACGGACAGCGGTCTCCTGCTTGCGCCCACGAAGAATATAGGAACACCGCCTGCTGCAAGTGGTGTGTCTCCCTCGCTTCAACAGCCACTTCACAGCTCGGTAGGCCCGTCCACAGACGGGGCACGCACGATCCACGTGGCTGTTCCCGTCGCTCTTCTTCGGCGCTTCCACCAATCCAGCGTCTCACACAAAGATTTCATGGGCAAGGACTGGAGAATCCCACCTATTTCCGTCTGGCGAGAGCTTTACCGCGTCTTGAAGCCCGGGGGCCATGTGCTTTCGTTCGGCGGCACCCGTACCTTTGACTTGATCGCGCTCGGCCTCCGCGCGGCGGGCTTCCAGTTCCGCGACACGATCGGCGCCGAGGGCGTGCTGCGGTGGGTGCAGTCGCAGGGCATGCCGAAAGGGATCGACGTCGCGAAGGCGATCGACGCGATGGTCGGAGTCGCGCCTACGGTCATCGGCACTCGCGTGCTCACGGGATCGGCGGCCATGTCGACAGCCGAGAAGGGGGGCACGTACGCGGCCGCAACGCGCAGCGCCGGCAGGAAAAAGGAGGTTGCCGTCACAGCTCCGACGTCGCCCGAAGCGCAAGCGTGGGACGGATGGAACGTCGCGCTGAAGCCGACGTGGGAACCCATCCTGATCTTTCGCAAACCGCTCGACGGCACCGTGGCCGAGAACGTACTGCGCCACGGAACCGGGGGGCTCAATGTCGACGGATGCCGCGTGCGAGTCGATCCCGATGCAGACGCGGATCAGCTTCGACCGGTGAGCCGCGGCCAACGCACCGACGATGACGGCTGGGGCATGAATGCAACCGGCAGCACCACTGGGCAGGTGGTGAGCCCGGAGGGCCGCTGGCCACCGAACCAGCTGCTCTGCCACCTGCCGAGCTGTCTGCCTACCAAGACGATCGACGTCTGGGATTGTGCACCAGGCTGTCCCGTAGCCGCGCTCGACGCGCAGAGCGGAGAATGCCCCGCCGGTATCGCGGTCCTACGCAACGGCGGCGGGGGCAAAATATTCGGAAGCGAAAACACGAGAGGTCCGTCGCCGGACGGCGGATACACGGACACTGGCACGGCATCGCGGTTCTTTCCGCAGTTCGGCTGGGATCCAGTGCTCGACGGTCCTGGCTTTCTGTACGTTGCGAAGGCGTCGGGCGCCGAACGCGACGCCGGCCTCGACGGCGAGATCAACACGCACGTCTCTGTGAAACCCGTCACGCTCATGCAGTGGCTCATCCGCCTCGTGACACCGCCCGGGGGACTCGTGCTCGATCCGTATTCGGGTAGCGGTACTACCGGAGTTGCCGCGATGCGCGAGGCCGGAGGCTTCCGTTTCCTAGGGATCGACGTCGACCCGGACTACGTGCCGATCGCCATAGCACGGATCCGTCACGTCTCCGGTGGGCACTACCGGACGCTCGCCGAGATCGCCGCCGCGGCCGCCGCGGGTTCCGCCGGTCCACAGAAGCAGCTCGGCCTCTTCTGAAGACGTGCCTTGACATCGCGGCGACGCCGGTGGCAGCTTTGGCGTCATGGCCTACAAGGGCCCCGTCGCCACGATGCGCGAAGAGATGGAACGGGAGAGGGCCGCATTCGCTCTCACCGGCGAAAAGCCACTCGAACCGGACTCATGCCCGATCGCTCAGAAGGTACTGCGTGCTCGGCTGTTCACGCCTTTCCCATTTGTCTTCCTCAGCGACGGCAAACCGTTCCGACCGTGGCGTATAGGAATGGAAATGGTTGCGCCCAAGTGGTTCTGGGATGGAACCGGGCGCGCGTTGAACGATGACGCCGATGGGCTCGTGGTGGTGTGGACACGCAAGGCCCATCGTGCCTGGAACTCTCAGAGGTTCGCGACTCGCAGCATCGCCTCCGCAATCCTGCAGGGAGAGATCAAGGACGTTTTTTGGTGGTGACCGATCTGATCCCCGCGAGGCTCCTCCCCGTCGCCGCGATTCGCGCGGACATGGATCGCGAACGCGCGATGCGTGGACTCACCGGCGAACAGGTGCCTCAACCGAGCAAAGACACCATGGACGTCGAAGACGTTCACCTCCGCAAGGCCCTGATGCGGAAGCTCCGATGGCCACGTGACGGCGCGCGCAGGCCGTGGCTAGTCGGCATCGCGATGCTCGGTGGGCCGGGCGCACCCTGGCAGGGCGTCGGCAACGTCGTGCGAAGCTGGTCGGCTTCTAGCTTCTGTACCGTTTGGCAAAAGCTGCCACTGAAGGAGCACCCACAGATGAAGCAGTGGAAGAGCCAATGGGTGGACGTGAATCGGATGGCTCTCGACATCTTCTACGGCCACATCACGGATCCGTACCGATGATGCTCCTCAACTGCACCCACTGCGACGATCTCGTCGTGCTCTTTGAGACTAGGGAGCGGTCCTGCATCTGCGGCCGGTCGAGCGGACAGCTAAAGGGGCTCAAGGGCCAGGAAAAGCCCGCCGTCACTGGCGCTGCCCGCATCGTCGAAATACCGTGGGAAGAGTACGACCAGGCGTCCAGCGGGACCTGGCAGCGCTGGCGTATTCTCAAGGCGCCGCGGCAGGGTTGACACCATACGGCAGCGATGGCAGCGTTGGCAGCATGACGGTTCTGTTGTGCCTAGGCGCTGTTCTCCTGGGCTACGCCGCCCGAGCGGCACAGGAACACTATCTTCAGCGTCGTCGCGAGCGCGCTCTTCAGGCTCTCAGCGGAGAGCTGCCCGACTGGGAGAAGCGCTCCAGGGACCTAGAGGACCACGCTGACCGGGATGAAATAGAAGGCAACCTCACGAGCGCAAGGGTGTGCCGTAAGAAAGCGGCCCGCATGCGCCGTGTCGCACTACGGCGCCTAGGCCGCGGCCGCGCGGCGCTCCCATGATGATGACGTACCTGTTCACGCACCTCGCTGCGTGTGCGCTCGGATACGGCGGGCGCGTCTTCCTCGAATGGCGACAGCAGCGCCACCGTGAGCGCCTGCTCCGAGCACTCGGCGGCAAGCTACCGGACTGGGAGGAACAGGCGCGGGCGCTGGAGAGCACGGCGCACCTTTGTCTTTCCGAGATGACCCAACTGTCGGGTGCTACGCACGCCGCGAACACCTTGCGCGCAGAGGCGGACATCACTCGTCGCCGAGGGCGCCGACGTGACCGGGAGTGGCTATGAAGAGCCGGTTGGACTGGCTCGTCGCGCTCGCGTGGCTCTCATTCGCGTGGGCGTCTGCGCGAGCGCCCTCTTTCGGTCCACCCATGAAATACATTCGGGTATTCGACGCGGTGCTCGCTCTCGCGTGGGCGACGTTCGCATGGCTGAGCTACGCGCGCCGACAGGCCATGCTCCGTGAGCGCGCCTTTGCGGCTCTAGCTGGACCGTTGCCGCCGGCTGCAAGTACGGTCCTTAAACTCGAATCGAGAGGTCCGGCCGTGCTCCGGTGGAAGGCTCGACTTTGCGAGCTCGGCTACGACGTGCCAGCGGACGATGTGTTTGACGAGAAAACAGCTATCGCCACCGCGGCCTACCAGCAGTCGCTCGGGCTCGTAGGAGACGGGATCGCGGGTCCGAAGACGCAGCGCGCTCATTTTCGACGCCGCTTCCGGTGGTTCCGATGACGACGATCGCGCTTTTCGCCATCAGTGGCGTCGCGGGCTTCGGCCTGGGGACCCTTCTCGGCTACTGTGTTCCGAAGCTCTACGCACGGGCGGTCGCAAAAGCTGTCGAGCGGGAGCGCGTCGTGGCCGCGTTGGCGGGACAGCAGGTACCAAGCTGGGAGCGGACCGCCTCGGAGCTGGAGCAGGCGGCGGTCGAACAAGCGAAGCGCGGGAATACAACCCGCTCGCAGGCGCTGCTTGACCAGGCCGCGGGAGTACGCGCCCGAGGCGCGGCACGTTGACGGCCGGTGACGCCAGTGATAGCGTCGGCTGCACGACGACGATGGACTCAGACGCCGAGCGACTCCGACGCATTCGGTGGTGCCGCTGCGGGCAGCCGTGGATCCCGGCGGCTGGCCTCTACGGCACGACCGAGGAGACGGAGTGCTGCGCCTGCGTACTCCGTCGCATGCTTGCCGAAGAACGAAAGGCGTATGGCGCCAAGGCAGCACTTCGGGCGGCCACGACGGTCGCATTCGCCGCAGCCGTGGAGGAGTGCGAGGCGTACTCGAAGGGCACGACATCAGTGGAGGCCAAGGCGGTCGCGATGAATCTCGCGGTGCGCATCACACGGAGAGCAAAACAATGAGCGGGCAAATCATCCAGTACCGAGACGACCTTGTCAGGTGTTTCGTGGACACCGAGTTCTATGAAGACGGCAAAACGATCGACCTGATCAGTCTCGGAGCGGTGCGCTCCGACGGCAGGGAGTTCTACGCCGTGAGCTCCGAGGCGAAACTCGACCGTGTGTCGGAGTGGGTCCGGGACAACGTCTTGCCGCACCTGCCTCCCCAGGGCGACCCGGCCTGGCAAACGCGCTCCGAGATCGCTCTCGGATTCTCGGCATTCATGATCGGCCTCGACCGCGAGAAGATCGGCGAAACCTGGGAGCAGGTCGGCGAAGTCTGGGGCTACTACTCCGACTACGACTGGGTCGGCATCTGCCAGCTATACGGCACGATGATGGGGCTGCCGACACACTTCCCGATGTACTGCCTCGACCTGAAGCAGCTCTCGTGGATGCTCGGTAACCCGAAGCACCCAGAGCAAGAGACGGGCGAGCACCACGCGCTGCATGACGCGCGCTGGAACCGCGACCTGTTCGCGTTTCTACGCACTGTGCCGAGCGGCGTGCGGCGCTACGGCCGATAGGAAAGGACACCGATGTACGACGCAAGAGTCTTGGCGCATTCCGTGAGCCCCACCGGTTACGAGCTCGTCACGCTCGCAGCCACGTTCCCTCGAATCATCCTCGCCGAGGCCAACACGCATCGCGTGCTGTCACGGAACAGCGCTTCGTCGCGCGCAATCCCCGTGGAGCGGCGTATCAAGCAGATCCGGTCCTCTTGCTTCATTCCCGAGGCGTTCGGCAAGAACAAGAGCGGCATGCGGGCTGACGAGCCGCTCGGGGAGGACGAGGACAGCCTTGCACGGACCATTTGGGCGAAGGCCGCGGAGGACGCCGCCATCCACGCGGATGCGCTTGCGGCGATCGGAGTCCACAAGCAGCACGCGAACCGTCTCATCGAGACGTTCGCCTGGCACACTATTATCGTCACCGCGACCGAGTGGGCGAACTGGGACGCGCTCCGCGTGAGCAAGAACGCTCAGCCCGAGATGCACAAGATCGCCGGCATGATGCGCGAGGTACGGCTCGCCAGCGTTGGGGTGGCTGTAGACTACGACCAGTGGCACCTGCCGCTCGTGCGTGGCACTCCATCTTTCGGCAGGCCGATACAGGAGATCTTTGCCGAGGAGCACGATCTTCGGACCCGCGGCATCGATCCGGTGAAGGTCTGTGTCGGGCGTTGCGCCGCCGTGAGCTACGAGCGCCACACCGTAGACAGCACCCCGGAAAAAGACGCCGCGCGCTACGATGGGCTCCGTTCGAATGGGCACATGTCGCCGTTCGAGCACGCCTGCCGGCCCATGGCTCCTACGGAGCTCGACCTGTTCGCGCAACCTGAGTGCGTCTGGGACGGATCGCGGTTCCTGCGCACCGGTCGGATTCGACACTTCCTCGGGAACGTCGAAGGGTGGATTCAGCAGAGGAAGATGATCCCTGGAGAGGACGTATACACCGGAGAGTAGGAGAATGACATGAGTGACGTCACTGAAGTCAGTTGTGCGCTGTTCAACAAACTCACGCAAAAGAAGGTCTGCGACGTGAAGCTCTTCGCTGTTCCTCGGCCGGGCGACCATGTAGTCGCGCGGCGAGCCTTCCAGGTCGTGGAGGTTTGGCACGTGGCCGGCAAGGGAATCTGCCTGGTCGTCGAAGAGACGACATCTGGCCTCCCCTCCTACATGCGAGCCTCCTGACCGATGGACGGCCACCGAGTTTATGTGCGGCTGCCCATTGGGGCAAAGCTCAGCGCCGAGCAGGGGGTCGGCAGCATCGCGATCGACTGCCCCCCGGAGGGGCTCGACGAGCTCTGCAAGTGGCTCCGACTGACGGCTGATTCGCTCGACGGAAAGCTCAGCGCATCCGAGCTCGGCTACCTCCAGGAGCTCGTGGAAGAGCAAGCGGACGCGCGCGGCAAGCTGCGCGCCATCGAAGCCTGTCAGCGTTACGCCCAGGAGCACCCAGCGGACGCTCTGACTGCAACACGGATCGCGGAGAACATCGCACGGAATCAAGCGGTGAAGGACAACCCCCGGTGAAGTACCGAGCCTTCTGCATCAATTACGAACCGCCCGGCTTTGCATTGAGCAAGGCGACCATCGATTCTCTGATGTCCACGGCGGACGTGTGCGTGTTCGCGCCGAAGGGGATCCCGGTCGGCGTGAGAGTCGACGCCTTCAACGGCAAGCGGCTTCGATGCGTCGCCCATGAGCACCACGGCAAGATCGTGATCCTGGAGGACGACCCGTCGTGAAGCGTGCTCGCCCTCCGAAGTCGAAGCTGCCGTACCCGTTGGTCGCCTGCTCGCACCACAACGGCGACCCGCTGCCGGGTTACGTCGTTTGCGTGCATGCCATCGACGAGCCAGAGCTGCCAGTAACGGTCGAGCGTGCGACTGCTACGAACGCCGGCACCGTGCTCTGCGGCGTGTGCTCCGGAGATCCCGACGTGCCGGTGGAGTTACTGAAGACGACGTGCGCGCACTTCGTGGCCGAGAAGTTCGGAGTCGATCTTTGACCGCGCCGTTCAGCCTGGCGGCGCCGAAGCAGCCGTTCGCCGTCTTCTCCAAATGCAAGCGCTACCGATACATGCTCGGATGGCCGGCGAAGGCCGACGGCCGCGGCGTCGCGTTGTTCATTTTAGCCAATCCGTCGACCGCGACAGCTGAGCAGACCGACCCAACTGTCACGCGCTGCATCGGCTACGCGACGCGCTGGGGCTACGAGTGGTGTCACGTCGTGAACGCCCGCGCATGGCGCGAGACGGATCCCCGGAAGGTACCGACGGACCCGCTCGCGATCAGCGAGCCAGGTGAGCCAGCCCTGAACGACGACACGATTCAGCACGAAGCAACGCGAGCCGGCATCGTCATCTGCGGCTGGGGAGCGCTTGGCGGAGATCGAGGTCCACAGATTCTCGCCTACCTGCGTGCCGCTGGTGTGCGGTCCTTCGCGCTCGCCCTGAACGACGACGGTACGCCACGCCACCCGCTCGCGCGGGGCAAGCTCGCCATTCCGAAAGACGTTCGACCCGTACCCATCCCATAGCCCTACGGAGAATCTATGCAAGACGCCCACGCAACCGAGTTCAGTCACGAATTCAACATCGCCATTACCCTGCGAGAGATGGGCAAAGGCTACGAGTCGGCGGCGTCAGCCCTCGAACGCGGCGAGAAGATCACGGAGGCCACAATCGCCGACATCGAGCAGGCGACGACTGAAGTTGTCAGCAACCTACGGGCCCTATTGAAGGCGCCGGTGTCCGGATGAGCGCCGACGTGGAACCCGGCAGTTTCGAATGACCGCAAATAAGCTGACGGCGCGGTGGTTTCTCTACGGAATAAGCATCGCATTTCTGTTCGTCGGAGCGTTCGGCCTCCGCTACACGGCCGACTACCGGTGGTGCTGGGCATTTGTCGCCAGCATCCTGTGCGGCCTGGGAGTGATCCGGCCAGAGAACGAAGACGACGAAGGGCGCCGATGAAAACTGGATGGGAAATCGTCTGCCCGGACGGGAAGGTGCGACACTACCCGTACATCAACTTCGAGGATGCTGAGTTCGACGCCAAGACAGCGGCATCCGGGAAATGCCAGTTCTACCCAACGCCCGGTGCGCTGGAGGTACAGCACGGGCCCTGCCCAGGCGGTCCGCACGGGCTTCGGCCTGCTGCGCTTCCGACTGGGGGCGAAGCCTGATGAATCCGCACAATTGGCTCTCCCGCATCTCCGGGCTGCCGCCGTGGCCGCTCCCGGTTCCGCCGGCCGACACGGTGCGCTGGCGCTGCCAGTACTGTGGAATGGAGGGGACCTGGAAAGAGCTCCACGCCGTCGCCTGCAGCTACGTCTATCCGCCATGCCCGTCTTGCGGGCAGACTCCAGAATGTGCAGCCGACTGCCGCGGGATCGCGGAGGCGCTAGCCGCCCCCGGTGTGCACATCATCGGGACCTTCGACCCCAACCTACCGAAAGCCTGACGCCAATGGCAGCGCCCGACCAATTGTACCTAGAGCAGTGGCCCGAGAGCGCGGACCGCGACGACCGCATCTTCTACGAGCCAACGGGCTACGGGGAGGACGGCAGGGGCAACGCGAGCGCCATCACCGTGTACGTGAAGGAGAGCCTCGCGGGTAACCCAACGCCGCATACGGCGCGCGTTGCGTTTAAGAGCTGGTCGCTCGACGTTCAACGCGCATTCCTTGCGGACCTACACGGGGAACACGCTTACGCAGCAGGCGCGGCTGATGCAGCGTTCCCGATCGAGCTTGTCGGAGGTTCACACGGGCTACGCGCAGAGTGGGCGCACGGGCGCGCGCACTGTGCCGAGCGGAAGGCGCAGATCGATACTGGTGCGCGCGGAGAGCTTCAGCTGGCCGAAGCCGCCGCAAGGGTCACGTGGGATTTCGTTGAGGACGACGTGGGCTTCGACGAGGACCAGCTCGCGGCTCGCCGAACGGCCCGTGAGCGCCTCTGCGCCGAACCCGTCGTCGAGATTGCGGCGATGGAGGGCGAGTCCAGCGGCAGCGACGGGGAGCCGTACTGGTACGCCATTTTCCTGCGGGACCGAGCCGCCGAGAAGGCGATTGGGCTTTCGGTCGGAACAATTCAGTGCGCCTCCGGTCGCCCGACCGAGCAGGCCATCATCGCCGCGCTCACCCGTTGGCGTCCGGGACCGGAATACCGGGTGACAAAACGGGTGTTCAGCCACGGGGGCTCGATCATTGGCTAGGAGAGCATCGACATGAGCATGCGCTGCATCTCGTGCGACCAGGAGCAGCGTCCGGCGTCGCCACACACCACTCCGCTGGATCAGCAGCCGAGCTATGGGTTAGTCCTCTACACGCACGGTAACTACGGATCAGGCCTGTTCGATCCGATGGACGACACGCACCTGGAGCTCTACCTTTGCGACGGCTGCGCGGAGAAAAAGGCTGCGTCCGTCTATCACGTGACGCCCGGCGCGCGACGACAAGACAACGTGCACGTTCGTTTCGACGAGTGGCTCGATGCAAGAACGAAAACGGAGGAAGTCCTGATGGCCAACCCTGAACGTCTCAAGATGGCGCAACGCCTAGTGGAGGCAAAGCACGATGCTGGGGTCCACCCGGAGCACGGCGTGGTGATCTACTTCTCAAACAGAATTTGGCGCGTGGCCGGAGGGGATCCGCGCTCGCCCTCACTGATGGGACTCGCCGGTGTACGAGTCAGCGAGGTGACGTGGCTCAAACCGGGGCACAGACCGGAACCGGTGACGTGACGATCGATCTGGAGCTGACGCTGAACCGATTCGGGTTCGAGCGCGTCGCATCCAATAAGCTACAACTCGGGCCCGTGCGCCTCTCCTGGTGGCGCGGCACCGGAAAGCACTCAGTCAGCATGGAGGTAAACTGGAAGACAATGAACACACGAGACGAGCGCCAGCGGCGCGTGTACGAGTGGGTGCGAACCACCTTCGGACTCGCCAACCAGGACGCTCACGAACGCGCTCTGCGCTTCTTCGAGGAAGCCGCGGAGCTCGCCCAGGCCGAGGGCATCCGTGAGGAAGAGCTGCTCCGAATCGTCCAGCACGTCTGCGCAAAGCCAGCTGGCAGGCCCGAGCAGGAGGCCGGCGGCGCCGGCACGACGCTGCTCGCGTACTGCGCCTCGAAGGGCTTTTCCGCAGACGACGCCGAGCGGCGCGAGTTCGAGCGCGTTCTCACGATCCCTGCTGCGCACTTTCGGCAGCGCCACCGCGTCAAATCGGATGCCGGCATTGCGCTCCCTTGCTCGGACGACCCATGATCGGCCTCGCGCCACAGCCGTTTTCTGACCGCGTCGATCGCTGCCCTAGTTGCAAGGTAGGACTGGTGCTTGAGTGCGACTTCGGCTGGTGGTGCTCGCGTCGATACGATCCGGATAACCCCTGCGGCTGGGAGAAGGGAGATCCCGGCCCGAGTGCAGCACCGGAGACGAAGACGACCCAGCATGACGAGCATCTGCGGAAGTACCGGAAGCGGCGCGCGCTACGGCACCGCGAGATGTTGAAGCCGCGGCGCTGCGACGCCTGCAAGCAGCCCATCTGCTGCTTTTTCGGCCAACGTTCCGTCGAGGATCTCTTGGCCCCCGGCGGCGTTTGGATTCTGCACCCCAGCTGCAGCCCTCCGATCGGGCCGGCTTGACCCGGCGCGGCGGCTCTGGCAGCATTGCCGTCACATGGCTGAGGGACACATCGTGTTACTTCCTTGCCCACACTGTGGCTCCACTCGGATAGTGATCGACGCGGACCTTGCAGACTCGGGCGTGCACCAAGCAGTCTGCTCCGAATGCTGCGCCATGGGCCCAATCGTCAAAATGGACATGGACGTCATCGAAGGCAAGGAAGAGCAGCAGGCGTTCGACCTGTGGAACATGAGAGTCAAACCGGAGGACGTCGCCGCAGCCGAACGTCGAGGGCAGGCTGAGGCTCTCCGATGGGTCGCTGCCGAGCTCGAAGCACAGCTGACCGAGGCCCGGGACGACTCGCTACGACTCCTCATCTCCGCTGGAGCACGTAGCCACATGAACGCGCTCGACGCAACCGCAACGATGTGTCGAGCGGCCGCGGTGCGCGCGCTGCGTGGTAAGGCGCTCTCGACGGGAAAGGATCCGTCCGAATGAAACAAGAACCCACTCAGGCGGCGATTGTCGACCTGATTCAGAACCTGCGCATACTCCGAGGGCTTGCCACTCCGGGAGAGTGGTACATTTCAGACCTCGACGGCGCCTGGGCTGCCGCGGTCGACGCGCCGCTCATGAAGGCGATCGGTGAAAGCCTTGGCAAGGTCGGCGGCGGTCCTGAGCAGCCGATCGGTGACTGCGACTTCTCCGGGGCCGACGAAGCATACGCGCTCGGAGCGGTGAATTCGGTTCCGGCGCTGCTCGACGAGATCGAGCTCCTTCGCGATGCCTGCTCGACGGCTCTGAAATGGGTGGAGAACATGCGCATCGTTGCTGGCGGTGAGCGCGAGCGACTCCGCGACAAGCTGCGGCATGCGCTCGGACCAAGAGAGGACCGGGCATGCCGCTCGAAGGAGTGAACGCCTTTCCGCTTTGCTGGCCTGTGGGCTGGCCGCGGACGATGGACCGACGGAAATCGCCGTATGAAGTCGTTGACTTCGGCCGGAATCGCGACCTGGTCCTCGGTTCGCTGCTCAAAATGGCGGACCGCCGTGACGTTGTGATCTCGACCAATGTGCCCCTCCGTGATGACGGTCTGCCGTACGCGGCGCGGCGCAGTCCGCTCGACCCCGGCGTTGCCGTCTACTGGATGCGTGGTGGCAAGCCGCAGGTCATCGCGTGCGACCGGTGGTATCGCGTCGGGGAGAACGCCCGCGCGATCTGGTACGCCCTGGAGTCGCTGCGGCAGCTCGAACGCTGCGGCGCCTCCCAGGTCATCGAGCGCGCCTACTCCGGATTCCTTGCGCTGCCGGCGGCCGGCAGAACGAAGTCGTGGCGCGAGGTGCTGGGCTTCGAGGAGGCCAGCGCAGTGTCGGTTCAGGCGATCGAGGCTCGTTATCGTGAGTTGGCTCACATCCACCACCCGGATCACGGCGGCGGCGATACCGTGCGCATGAGCGAAATCAATCGGGCGCGCGATCAGGCGCTCGCCGAACAGAGGTAGCCGACGATGAACGACTGCCCGGTCTGGTATCACGATCCAACTGACGAAACGCGCTACGCAGTGGCGCACGACAACAAGTGCCCGGCGGACGGCACCACGCTGTATCCCACGGGCGACAGCGCTGTTTGCGTGCGATGCTGCCGAGTGTTCGACAAGGACGACGGCAGCCGCATCGGGCAATGCTGGTGGAGCGGCTTCCACGATCCCACGCGCTACGAGCTCGGCGCCATGCTCATGCTGCTGCTTCGTTCGGCGAGGCCACATCCCGTCGAGAATCCGACGATGTGGCACGCCTGGGGTGAGGTCTGTAAGCACGCTGGACTGAATCCGGACGACTACCGCGTGCCCCGGAGCGAGTAGCCCGATGGCGAAGAAACTGTTCGCGTGGCTCCGTCGCCTATTTTGCGACCACAGTTGGGCCTGGAACCACGGCGGTGGCTGGTCGAAGCGACGCTGCGTACGCTGCGGGGACGTCGAGTGGTTCGCGTGATGCCGATCACCATCCCCGTGGGCGCGACCTGCACGCATCCGCGCATGCGCTGCCCGAACGGAGAGAGCGGCTGCGGCAAGGACTGCGGCCACTGGTGGTGCCCTGACTGCGACCTCTCCTGGGATGACGGTTTCGAGGGCAGTGAGCCACTCACCGAGATTTGCTTTCGGTGCGGCGAGGACGCGCTGATCGAGGTCGGCGCCGGCTACGCCTGCCTCAGCTGCCTGATGGTCGGGCTGTACGAGAGCAATGGGCGATTACGCGCTTAAGCGGGGCCCCTGGAAGCGCAAGGGCGGCCCGTGTCCAGAGTGCGGCTCGGAGCGGTGTCGCTCCGTGCGGGGCTACGCCTGCTGGGTACGCTCGTTCCGACGTGCGCTCAAGGACCACAACTACATCCGTTGTGGGGAACAGACGCGCTACCTGCGCGAGGCTGAACTCACGATGATGATGGCGCCTCAGCCATCCGGGAACGAAGTCTATTACGGCCCAGCGTGGGCGGTCGTGCTCATCACGGCGCTTCGGCATGAGGCAAAGGAAGCTCAGCAACGCCTCACGGTGGTCCACGTGGCTGAACTGCTCAGGACAAGTAAGAGCTACGGGCCCGTGCCTCCCGAGCTCATCACCAGGCTCGAAGCTCTTCGAGCGTTCGCGGTACTCCGAGGCTGGCGATACGAGCACGGAATGTGGTATCGGTAGCGGCAGTGCTCGCAGCCGTCCGCGTCGCGCAGGGGATCTACCAGGGCCCCTGCCCGAAGTCGGCCGAACAGGTACGCCGCTACGGCTTCCACGTCCTGACTTTCTGCGCGCGCGAGATTCAGCCCGTGATTCACGACCCACAGGGACTTCGCGTGCTCTACGCACCGATGAATGACAGCCCGACGAATCCGATGACCGAAGAGGAGTGGACGAGCGCTCAGCAAGCGGGCCGCGAGATCGCACGTGTCCATTCGACCGGTGGTCGCGCGCTGACGACCTGCGCAATGGGCCTGAACCGTTCCGGAATCGTGAATGCGCTCGCGCTGCACTACCGTTTCGGTGTTTCTGGCGCGGAGGCCATCGATCAGATCCGTCGCACCAGGGGTCCCATGGCGCTCAGCAATCCGAGCTTTGTCGAGCGGCTTCGACGACTACCCGTGCGCGTCAGTTGAACGGCAATTCTTCGTCGTCGTCGCTCCGCACGGCGGCGCGCGCCTCTTCGCTCCACTGTTGGCGCTCCAGCGATTCTTCTGTCGGCACGGAGACCTGTTCTTGCAGGACCGACACCTCTTCTGGGTGCTCCTCCACCCAATGCAGGAACGCTTCGGATCGGCTCATCCTCGGTGTATCAGTGAACTGGCGCTTCACGCGACGCCACACGGGAACCAGGCTCGCGTCGATGTCCCGCTCGACCGCGTCGTCCGACTCTTGCTGTGCTTCGCGCCGCTTCAGGCTGCGGAGCGCTCCCGCGGCCTTCCGCCCACGACCCGTCTGGATCGCGGTGATGTCCCTCGTTCGGTCGATGTCCTCGCGCAACCGCGCTTCCTCGGCATCTCGGGGCGCCACGATGTCGCGCCTGCTTTCCTCGTAGAAGGAGTCCACGCCTTGGCGCGACTCCCGCTGACGGTCCGCGGATGCAATGTAGCAACGGTCCCCTCGAACCGACGTCGTCGGCTCCAGCACCGTGCGAGCGCGTGCAGTTCTCTCAAAGCCTCGGACACGTGACAGTTCCGTGCGCTTCTCTGCGTCGAGCTCAGCGATGCGCGTGCGGTGCCGGCGGATCTTGTCCTGGGCGGTACTCCGCACACCTTCAGCGTACGCGCGCTCGGCTTCAAGCTGCCTAGCGCCCTTGGCGTTCGGCTCCCACTCTGGAATCGGGTAACGCATGCGTAGGTAGTTCCGATGGCCCGGCTGGTCCACGCGCGCACCAGGGAATGCCGCCTCCAAGCCACGAGCGAATGGCTCCAGATCCTTTCCTGTGTCGGACCCGATGTCGACGTCGATCCCGCGATGGTGGGTAACCCGCGCCCAAAACGGTACGTTGCCCTTCAGCCATTTATTGATCGCTCTGACATCCACGCCCCACCGGTTCGGAGCGTTCGGCTTCCAGGAGTGCGGCCCCTCGCCATCGATCCCGCACGCGGCGAGGCGTGAGTAGTAGTTCGCGTCTTCCGCCAGGTGATCCATCGCGATGCGCTCAGCCTCGTCCGGATCATCCGTGTGCTCCAGCTCGTGCGCCGTGCCGATCAAGAGCTCATCGGGATCCATGTCCGCTGCGGAGGCTCCGTCGGAGGATCGGTTGGCGGCGAGCAGCGACTGCCCAAAGTTCGCGCTGCGCCACACGGGCGCTCCCGTCGCCACCTCGCGGATCTCCGCATAGTCCTCACGCCCGGTTTCCGGACTCATGATCCTGATGAGCCTGTCCAGGTCGGTGGCGTAATCCCACACTGTCGTGCTTTCGTTCTTGAAGGCGACGTAATTCGTTGCGTGGGCCTTGTAGTCTCTGGCGTACTCCTGACGCCTCTTGCGGAGCCATTCGTCGTCGAGTTCTCTCAAGCCCGACGCTGCCGAGGATGCGAGCGGCAGACCGAACACCTCGGTGCGGTAGACCGGCACACCCTTCGTGTCGCGAACCTCGGCGGTGCCGTACCGGTCCGCGTAGCGCGAGGCTTCCTCCAGAGTGTCGAACGACCCATCGATCCAGTCGTTTTCCTGATAGAACACCGCGTACGCTGCCCCAGAGCTCTTCGCGCGCGCCGCGCGTGTGCGCTCGATCGTTGCGTCCGCGAGCGGGAGGAGCTTCTCCTTCCGCTTCCTGCTTTTCCCGCCGCCTTCTTTCTTCGGCCCACGCGCGAGCACCGCCTTTCGGATCGCGCGTATCTGCCGTTCCTTGCCGGCGATCTTAGCCACGTTCCGAGTGAATGCCGCCGCAAAGGCCTCGTCGTGTTCGTCGAAGCCGTCGGCCATGTGCGTGCACTCGTGGATTGCCGAAGCGTAGAGCCAGGCGAGGTCATCATCGTCGCTCGGGTTGTATAGGTCGTCCTTGCCCGGCTTCTCGGAGTATCCGAAGCTCCGCGGTCGCTTGAACGGGTTGAAGAGGAGCCAGTGCTCGTCCTGGTCGGGCAGCGCCTGGTAGGCGGCGCCGATGCGTTCCGCGAAGATCCATCCGACGCCGAACTGTTCCTTGCTGCCGAGCTGGATCAAAACGAATCGGCAGAGCTCGGCCCACAGCTTTGCGAGCTTGCGCAGAGTCGCAGACATCGTCTCCGGATAGAACATCTTCGGCGGACGGTAGGCGTCCACCTTGTTCGACATGAAGAAGTCCGGTTCCCACGAGAGCTGCTTGATCGCTGCCTCGACCGCGTCCGTGCCTTCCATCGGCACGCCGTCGAGCAGCGCTGAGGCGATGTCCGGCGTTGTGCGCAGGTTCAGAGTCCCTCCCTGCTTTTCTTCCTCCTCGACCGCCTCGCCGCCGCCCATGTCTTTCAGGATCGAGGTGAGAACCATGATCTGCTCGTTCGACAGCGTGCCGATGCGACCACCGACCTGACGCTGCGGCACGATCTCTTCCAGGTGCGAGAGCATCGTCGCTTCGATCTTCTGTTGCGGCGCTCCCTGGAATTTGCCGCTACCCTCGAAGCGCTGGTCGAAGTGGTTCTTCTGCTTTTCCAGCGCGCTGTTGATGTCTGTCGACACCTGGCGCACGAACTGGTCGACGTCGCGCCCGAGCTCCTCGTCGCGGAATCCGTCCCGGTTTGAGGTCAAGAGATCCTTGCTCCGACCGACGAGCTCCAACACAAGCTGCCCTTCGAGACCCGCCGGGAGCCATGCAAACGAAAACATGTACAGGCCCTTCGTCCGCACGAGGACGTTCCACCGCTTCGCGCTCTTCGTATTGTGAAAGAGCACGGCCTTGCCATGGAAGTCTCGGATCTCCTCGCCCGGTTCCAGGTTCGCGGCGTACTCCTGACCGTTCACGGTGAAGCGGACACCAGGCAGCGTACACTTGCCGATGAATTCGATTGCGGCGTCGGCAGAAGTGCATTTGTCCGCTGGCATGACGACACGGAGCTCGGCCCCATCGCGGTACGGCATCTCCTCCATGACGCCCTCGTCACCGGATCCGTAGAACCGCGCACTCCGCGAGTGGATGCTCCACGCGATCCACGGCAGGATCAGAAGCTCCTTAGCCTTGCCGAAGCCACCGGCTTCACCGCCAGCACCCGTCTTCGTCGTCTCGCCACCGACGAGAAACTTGTTTTCGATCGTGTCGGCATCCATGCCGCGTCCGTTGTCCGAGCACGAGACGGCTATGCCTTCTGGTACCTGTTCGACGCGGCAGTCGACCTGCGTCGCGCCTGCGTCGACGGCGTTCTGGATCGCCTCGCGCCACCACTTCTCTCTCCAGTCGCGGTAGTCGTCGAGCGCTGCGCTGAAGAACGCCTTACCGATCCGATAGCGCACCGCGCGTTGGTTGGGCGAGAGCGCCGCGCCCGGGATCTCGACGGCGATGAGCTTCGTACCGTCCACTTCGTAGCGTTCGCCGAGCGAGCCGGCGCGCCCCTCGATGATCAGCGCCTTGAGCCACCCGTACGCGGGGTCGGTCGCCGCCGCGATGTAGACGCCGGGTTCGGGCCGATCGAGCGGCTCCGTGATCAGCGCGCCCTCGACTACGCCGCTCACCGTTGGATCCTTGTCTCAGCGCGCTTTCCGCTTGCGCCGTGTGAAATAGACGAGCGCCACCAGTGCAGAGGCGCCGAGCACCCATGGAGTCGGGCTGACCATTGGGACGGCCGAATCCGCGCCGAGCGGAGGACGGCGCGGCGTCAACGTCGTGACGTACATGCCTCGGAGCCTACCGGGTGAGGCTCCCGACGCGCTACTTTCGTGCAGCGACGGCGTAAGAGCGGAAATATCGCGCTCCCGCGAGCGCGATTCCTGCGGAGTCCGCCGCGTGCTCGCTGAGCCGGCCCGTCCAGCCGAGCAGGGCGCGGACCGCCCGCTGCACCTGCGCCTTGTCGGCGGTCACCGGAAGCCCGAAGCAGGCCTTCCACGTGACCGGCTCGACTTCCACCAGCACCAGCTCGTGCTGCCACGCCAGCGCCCGCAGGATGCCCATCACGTCCCGCACCGCCAGGGACTCGTACGACGCCGTACCGCGCTCCCTGGCGCCGGCCTGAGCGCGGGCCTGGGCCTCCACGGCCATGACGGCCGCCGGGGGGCGCCCGGTGGCGGTGATGACAGCCCCCACGCGCTGCCAGATCGTATGCAGCCTAGCTGCAAGTGGCTCGGACGGAGAGGTTCGCACCGTTTCCAGAATGTGCGGGCGACGCTGTTGGTCAAAGAAGTCGACGTCCCCTATCCCACAGGCGGCGACGCCCGGATCGATTCCGATGACCCTCGTGATACGCTTCGCGTCGTGCTTCACCGTCATCCTGGCGTTCAATGGATCGTCTTCCAGCCGGTGGGTAGCGGCATCGCGATCCGCTGCCTGGTCTGCGGCGCCGCCGCTACGCTCGCGCCTCAGCAGGCCGACTCTTTCGCGCAGCAACACGCCGCGCATCGGAGCCCCTCACCGGCCCACATGGGCCTCGGGGACATCGTCGCTAAGGTCGCTCAGCCCGTCGCACGGGCGATGGGCCGTCCGCAGAATTGTACGCCTTGCGAGCAGCGAAAGCATTCCTTGAATCAGCTGGCTCCTCGCGTTTGGCGGCGGTGACTCAGGGTACGGTCAACGTCGCGTAGAACGACCAGTGCCACGCCACGAAGGTCGGCGAGGTCGAGAAGGTCGCGGGTAACGGTTGATACGGGCGCGAGAAGTAAGCGGCGTTGACCCCGCCTGGTTGCGACGCGAAGTGCAGGCCGTCCGAGCTCGGCGCGTAGGCTAGCCAGTACTTACCCGGAGCGAGCGAGAGCGGCCCAACCACTGGCTGCGTGTTCCAGCCCACCACCGGTGTGAACTCGGCTGTAGCAGCCATGAGCGTCTGCGGGTTGCCAGCAGCGTTCGAGTCGTAGATCCCCATCCGGAGCTGGCCTGCCGCCGTGTTCACGCGGAACGAGATGCTCTGCATCGTTGCGGTCTGGGCGAGGTTAACGGGCTGTGAAACGACGAGGCCGCCATTGCCGTAGTCGTCCGTCGACAGGACGGACTGCTCGCCGATGATGATCGTGGTCGTACCGCCGGTCCACGGTGCACCGCCTGTGCTCGAAGCTCCACCGGTTTCTGGTGCTCCACCGGTTTCCGGTGCTCCACCGGTTTCTGGTGCTCCACCGGTTTCTGGTGCTCCACCGGTTTCCGGTGCTCCACCGGTTTCTGGTGCACCGCCTGTGCTCGAAGCTCCGCCGGTATCGCTGCCGCCACTAGAGCTACCGCCGGCAGAGCTGTCGGTTGACGCATCGCCCACAGTGCCTCCCGTTGAGACTCCACCTGTAGCCGTTCCGCCGGTAGCCGGCGTGCCGCCTGTCAATCCGCCTGTCGATCCGCCGCTCCCACCGGTGCCGCCAGCGCCCCCGGTACCCGAACACGAAGGCGGATCGCTCATGTACGCGATCACCGGGGCTTGCCCCCAAGCGCCCGCGCCGAAAAAGTCGATGGTGCCGTCGTTGTTGAGGTCGGCGCCGCGGAGGTTGTGGATCGCGTCCGTGCCGAGGACCGTGCTCGGCCACGTGGCGCCCTGGTTCGAGTAGAAGATGAGCCGACCCGCGCCCTCGAACTCGCTCGCCACCACGTCCGGCGTGCCGTTGTGGTCGACGTCCGCGACCACGAAGTTGTGCACCTTCGTGAGGCCCATGTCGATCACGTGCTCCGCCCACGACGGGGCTTGGAACCAGGAGAGGCCACCGATCCCTTCCGAGACGCCAAGCACGACATCAGGCAGACCGTCGCGGTTGATGTCGGTGACGTGCACGCTCGCGTAGTCGTTCCAACTGGCGAACGTGTGCGGCGTCCAAGCCGTCGTCGCCATGTCCCCCGCGGGGCACTCCATCCAGACGCCGCCGACGACGACGTCGAGTCGGCCGTCGCGGTTCACGTCGGCCACGTCGAGCCCGTTCCGACCGATGCCCGGCTCTAGTGTGAAAACCTGGTAGTCGCTCGCCGTCCCCTGCTGCAGGAACACGTAGACCGCCGGCAGGCTTTCGCCGCGCGAAACGATGTCCGGCTTACCGTCGCGGTTGATGTCGACGATGATCGAGTCGTGCGTGCCGAGCCCGACCGGGTTCATCCAGTGGAGCGTCCAAGTCGAGCCGAGCCCGACGTTCTCGTACCAGAACTGGCCGACCACGGCGTCGACGTCGCCGTCCCTGTCGAGGTCGCCGACGGCGCTGGCGCTGTCGCTCGGGCCGCCGTTGCCGAGGGTATGGCGGATCCAGGCCGGGCTCTCGTACCAGACGATGTTGCCCACATCATTCGCGACGAGCAGGTCCGGCAGGCCGTCGTTGTTGAAGTCGGCGATGCTCTTCATCCACGGGTTCACGAGCCCCGACGAATCAACGACGACGCGCTGATACGTGGTCAGCGCAGCTCGCGACACACCGAGTTTCATCTCCGGGCTGTTTGTGCACGACCAGAAGCAGAGAGCCACGGCACCGAAGAGCAACAGAAGCTTGGACGTTTTCAATTCCCTATCTCCTTGACCTATCTTGTTCGCACAGCAGTCGCGGGACTGCAACGACCTTGAAGCTCACTCTTGGCTCCGCCCATCAGGCGGCAACGCCGGCTCGTCATCGCCAAGGTTGCCCAGTCCATCACCCGCGCTCCCGGGCGTCCCGAAAACTGCCTGCCCCGCGAACGGAAAAAGCACGCCCTCAACAGCCTGGTCCCCCGAGCCTGGCGACGTTGAGCCACCGAGTGCGATGCTGTTCGGCGGCAAGGTTCCCACTCGCCTCATTTGTTCCATCTGGCGCGTGAGCTCTTCCGTTAGTTGCTTTCCCTGCGCGACCCTCGGAAAACTGGGACCGGTGACCCCTATCGGCCCCATTGGTCGTAGCGCCTCTTCCGCTGCGAGCGCGATGAGTGCCACCTCGCGCTCTGCGACCTCCGTGCAGTGAACGAACCATCCGTCCGCGACCGCAAGCACCTGTCGAGCGATGCTCGCTTGCTCGCAACCGGTCCAATCGGCGAGCATGCGCCGATGTTCTGGCTTTATGTTGAGTCGGCGCCCTACGTGTACGGGCGCTGGTGCTGTCATCACGTGCCAACTGCAGTCCACCCATCCAACGCCTGACTTCGGGACAACATACGCCTCGACCGTTGCCACGGTCCCGCCTGCAATCTCTCTGCGTTCGGACCAGACCCTGATCACGTAGGCTTCGACCGTGGATGCTGGCGGAATGTCCACGGCCGGAACCAGGCTCACAGCCCTTCGATCCACTCGATGATCGCGCGATTGAAGCTCATCTGCTTTCCCTCCTGCTTCGCGCGACGCGAGCAGTGGTCGAGGAGCTTCGCTTTGTGCGGCCGAGCGATCCGGAGTGTGATTACCTCGTAGTCCTTCGCCGCATGGCCATTGCTCTTGCTCTTGGCCTTTTTCGAGAGCTTCTTGGACCTGGAATGAGACTTGACTGCCATGGCGCCAACGTAGCCGGTGGCAGCATAGGCGTCAACTGGCTTGTCCGATTGGGCCGAAAGAGCCTACTATGTACGGGGCGGCTCGCCAATGACCTACGAGTACGAGTGCACGGACCCGGTTTGCCACCACCATTGGGAGACCGAACAGCGAATCACGGAGCCGGCGATCAAGGTCTGCCCCTTGTGCGGGCGCGAGACCGCGCGGCGGCTCATTTCCCAGGGTAACTTCGTCTTGCATGGACCAGGATGGTTCAGGAGCGGTGGCTACTAAGCGACGTCCCGAAACCAGCCGGTGAATACGATCGCGCCGCGGTTCCTCATCGTCTGGAAGATCCAGTCCGAGCCCCCCCACTGCCTGCGCTCGCCTTCAACTCCGGGAGGCCACTGCGACGGCGGACCGGTCAAGGCGCGGAAGGCCCGGTGGCGCTCCGTGCTCTCGTTGTGCTCGTCTCGGCTCCGCTGCCGGCGCCGATCGAGCTTCGTTGGCGCCGCGTTCCGCCGGAGCCGCAATCGCATGCGCAGCAACGGTAGCACGCAATTTCGCCGCTCGTCGCGCCCAGTACCAAGCATGTCGAAACGCACCGTCCGGCTCACCGAGCCGCAGGCTTCGATTCTGCGACAGGCTCTACACTGGATCGACAGCGCCGGCACCTACTCCGAGTTCTGGGAGTCCATATATCCGCACCAGCGGGCGCTCTGGGATCGCACAGTAGCCACTGTTGTGGAGCAGACTACGCGGCGCGCTTGTCACGGAACGCGAGCGGCAGGTTCGACACGAGTCGGTAACCCGTCGGGCCGAGCGCGACGCCGGTCGTAGCGTCGCTGAGATCCGGTTCCGTAAACGTGATGCACGGCACGCCGGCCACGCGAGCGCGTTGCGCGAGCGCGCAGAGCGCCGTTTCGTCGGGAACCTCCAGCAGCACGATGTTGTTCGATTCGTCGTGCCACCGGCGTGTCGCCTCCGGAAACGCTAACGCAAAGGCGAGAGCGGTGTGCGCCAACTGCGCGGCGCGCGCGCCGGGAGGAAGGTCAGAACGAACGACGACGTAAAGTTTTCCGTTTTCCATCGGCCGGTCACCGTGGTGCTGCCCCACGTCCCTTCCGGTTCATTAGGCCGGACGCTCTGCTGTTGAGCTAGTGACCGTTGGTCGGGGCGGCGTCATCCCGAGGGATGAGCAACCGCCCCGGAGCGCCCCTGTGGAGTCGAACCACAGACCCCTCGGACCATTACTCCGAGTGCTCTGACCACTGAGCTAGGGGCGCGAAATGCGAAAAACCCGGTCGGGACGATTCCCGCCGGGTCTACGCTCGTGAAGCCCTCTAGGGGCTGACTGTCAATGGCACGAGCGAGTCACGGCCTGCATGGTGCGTCCTTCCGCCGAAGCTGTCAAGGCCGTCAGGTGAGCCACTGCCAGATCGCGCCGGCCCAGCCGGCGTACCCGGCGACTGTCGGCTGAAGCCCGTCCGGGCCCCGCGGCAGCGTCAGGGCCGTTGCGGTCGGGAAGTAGCGACGGGAAGGCTTCCCGCGCGCCCTGGCGCCCGCTGGGGCCGTCGGCGGCCCAAGCCACATGGCCTGGGCTCCCGAGCGCTGGATCGCCACCGCGAGTCCTTTCAGTGCCGCCGCCTGCTTGGCCTTGCCGATGAGGTCCGGAGCGATGATGTCCAGCGCCACAACGACGACCGTCGGACGAAAAGCCGCGAGCTTGCTGACGAGCTCCGGGCGCGCGGCCCACTCCTCGGTGCGGGGCGGCCTTGTGCCCTGCGGGGGGAGCGCCACGTCGAAGGCGATTCGTTGGTCGCGCGCGAGCGCACGCAAGGGGGGAGCGAGCCCATGCGCGAACGCGCCGCCGAGGAGCAGCAAGCGAGTCTTCGCTTCTACCTTTGGACCTGGACGGCCTAGCCGCCGTGCTCGCCCGATGCCGGCGGCAACGCCGAGTCCCCCGTAAAGCCAGCGTCGGTCCATCGTCGGTTGACGCCGACGCTACCGCACCTCAGTCGGCCGCGGCAAATTGAGCGTCACCGGCGCTCTCGGGAGGTACGCTATCTGCCGGCCCGGCGATGCAGACGCTCAGCGTCGAGCCGCATGCGTGGTTGCGTAGTTCCAAGGTGCCCCCGAGCCCGTTGTCTTGGTAGCCGACAATCGGCAGGCTTTCCCATGCGACCACCTTCCCGCAGCACGTGCACGTCTTCGTCATCGTGAATCTTTCGTTGTAACCGACTCGATTAGGACTAGCAAGGCCTCCGCCTGAACCGGCTGATCCTTGATGGCGTCGTGCAGCACCAGGGCCGCGTTTGGCGTCTCGTGCGCGCGCACGCCGCTGCCGAAGCTGTCGCGCTCGACCACGATCCGCGAGCCATTGTCCGGAGTCAGCTCGAACGTGTGACCACCCGCCGTGAGCAGCTCCACCGGTCTCAGGGCTGCCCGAATGGAAGACGGGAGTTCGTGGAGCACGTCCTCGTACTCTTCAAGCGCTTCGCGAATCAGCCAGAGCAGCGGCAGCTCACCGAGGGCAGCGCCGGCAATCGCCGCGAGGGCAGCGCGCCTATCGATCTCCGCTTGCGCTTCAGCAGCAGTCACTTTTCGCATTCCCGAGCGAGTGCGCCGAGGATGGCGTAAGGATCTGCGCTGCCTCGCTGCACACGCTCCGTGAGCACACGGACAGCACCTTCGAGACTCAGACCGCCGAGCGGCGTGCCGCGCGCAGCTTCTTTTGGATCGACCCACAAGTTAAAGTCGATAAGTACGTTCGGGCGCCGTTGCAGTTCCCGCGGCGGCAGACCGCGACAGTGTCGGCAGTACCGTTCAAGCGCCGCCTCGAACGTCTTCTCCCAACCGCCGAGCGCCCCGAATGCGACCTCGCGTTCGACTTCGTCCGAGGCGCTCACCCGCCTTCCTTCCAGGCGCGCACGCACCGCCTAACAGCATCTGCCACGTCGTCGGGAATGCGGAAGAAACCGAGTGCGCCTTTGCATGGGAGTGGCTCCGGCAGCGCAATGACATCCGCCAACGTCAGAGCGCCAGGGCCAACGAAGTAGGGCGAGTCGTGCTCTTCGACAAAACCCGTGATCGTCATCGCGCCGACGATCGCGCCGCGCGGCAGCTCGCCGAGCGGAGGCACCCGCAGGCCAGCCACCTCCAGAATGAACGCCGCGGCGTCCTGGTACTCCCGCTTGCCGCAGCCGGACGAGGCGTGCAGCAGCACACGTCCCCGGAACAGTCGATTCGGGTTGTCCGGCTGCCAATCTCTGTTCTCGACGGGCTTGCCGTTCAGAATGGCGAAGGCCCATGGTTGCCGGACCGACAGGCCTCTCACGTCCCGCGCTCCACCGACCGGCGTCGCAATTTCCGCGCGATACGGATCCCGCGCAGAGCCGCGAGCAGTCGGCGTGCATCATCTCCGCTTTCCACGGCCGTGGACAGGCTGCCGGCGCGCACTAAGTACGCCACGCGCAGGCAGCCTGTACCCTCGCTCAGCGATTCGCCGGAGAGTGCCGCCATCGCGCGTTGACGATCGATCTCCCGAAACGCTTCCGGGTGCGCATGGAATGCGAGGTGACCCTCGTCGTCCATCTCGACAACATGCATCTCGTCGCCGCATCGGACGCGGTACCTGCGACTCACGGCTCCTCCGAATACCAAGGCTTCGGTCGGGGGGCCCACGCACAGTCGCACCAGAGACGCCGTTTGCACTCGCCCACGTCGTAGTCGCAGATGAGACTGTCTGCCTCGGCGTTGGGAAGGCAGTAGACGAGCGAGCGACCTAGCACGGGTCGTTCGCACGCCTGCATCGAGTCGTCTTCAACGAAGACGTCCCAGAGCCGCGCGTGGTGCGTCTCCCAGGCCACGAGCGCCAGGCCGACGGCTGCCGAGATGAACGCGATGCGCCTCATGCAGCCTTTTCCTTCGGATCGCGAATCTTGAGCACACGCTTCGCGTATCGCGGCGGCGGGTAGTGCTCCTCCACACCCGAGTCTGGATTCAAGATTCCGATCACCAGCTGGCAGCCACGCGGCGGATCTGCGGGCCACGGCGTGTAGCCATCCGTGAGTACGATGATGACGTTCGCGCGAAGCTTTTGCGCCGCCTCGATGCCGATACCCATATCGGTCCCGCCGCCACCGGCAAGCTCGACGTCGAACGCATTCGAGACACGCTGAACGCCGCCGTGAACCGCCGCGTCGCAGCAGAGCACCGGCACACGCCGCTGTCCGACCGCACGCAGGATGCCCTTGATTTCGATCAGTGCCCTGGCGAGCATGAGCTCACCCATCGATCCAGACGTGTCTACGACCACGGCCGCGTCCGGATTCGGCCGAACAAGCGCTGGCATGAGCACGCCATGGAAGTTGCCGCGGCGAGCGATCTTCGCATACGAGTAGTCGCACATGCCCCGCGCCATCGTGACGGCGTTCTTCACGAGCGCCGAGAGCTCACGCTCCCAGGGCACCACCGGCGGTTCGAGCAGCGCCTCGGCCCAGCGCTTCCAGCCGGCGGGCACGTTGCCGCGCGCCGCGGCTGCCTGAATCTCGCGTGCTACCTGCTGGCGCAGCAGATCGCCCTCGGCTTCGCCAATGCCTGGCTCCTTAGTCGCACCGCCCGGCGCCGGGAGCTCGTACTCGCGCGGCACGCCGTGCGCACCGCTGCCGCAGTCGCACTTGTCCGGCATCGTGCCGCCGCCGCCTTTGCCGGATTTGCCCTTGCTGCCCAGAGCTCCCTTGCTACCACCGCCGCCTCCCGACGGCGGCGGCGGGTTCTTCAGGAGCATCTGATAGTACTCCTCCCAGAGCCGCCCCTCAGGATAACCGTACTTGTGCGGCATCGGCGGATCGCCCGGCAGCGGCATGCCCTCGTTCTTGAGGTCGTCGTTCAGCTCGCAGTCTTCCGCTACGTTGACCAGATGGCGCGTCTGCTCCTGCTGTTCGAGCGGCGCCGCACACAACACCATGTCGGCGCGTTCATGGTGCTTTCTGAGCCAGTGTCCAATTTCGTGCACGAGCACGCTCGCCGCCTCCTCGACGGACCATTTGTCCTGCGGCACACCCGTGCCGATGTGGATCCTGTTCGGATCGATGTAAACCCGGCCGTACTTGTCCACGGCCATAGTGAGCGGCATGAGGATGCCGCCGCCAAGATCGACCATCGTATTGGGGCGCGGCACGAGATGCATCGCGAAGAGCGCCGTCGCGAAGTACGGTCGCTTGTGCGCCGCAAGGAAGCGAACCGTTGCGATCTTCGTCTTGTCGTCCATGTTCAGTTTAGCCTCTGTTGGGGGTCCGGCTGCACGAGTGCCTTGATGAGCTTCCTTTGTGACTCGATCAGCTGCATGTCCGCCTCTCGCGCGCGCTTGTAGGTGGCGACACTTCTCCGGTACGACTCTATCGTTTTCCCGTAGCTCCGTCGGACGACAAGGGTGAGGATCAGCGACGCGACTGCGACCGCAAGCGTGAATAGATTGAGCAGCATTAGCCTCTCGTTCTTACGTCAGAGCCAGCGGCTCGCTTCCTCGCAGAGCTCGTAGCAGCGCTTCCTGGCGCGCTCGATCCCGAGCACGATCCGCAGCGCGACATCGACGTCGGTTCCGGCGCGGTGCGCAAGTTCCTTTGCCGCGAGGCCAGCGTCCATGTGGCGTCGAGAAGCGCCGCGCGCCGGATGAATCGTCACCAGCGGCGTAGGCTTTGTGTCGAAGGTGCCGTCCGGGTACGCGCTCTTCAGCGCCAGATGGATGTGGACAGTCGCGCCGCGCCGGAGCGCGACTCGGATGTAGTCGCGCCCGGCCTTGCTCCTGCGGAGATCCCGCACCGCTTCGATGAGCCCACACTTTCCGAGCGAGAGGCGCACGTCCCGGTAGTTGCCGAGCCCCTTACGGAGGAGGGCCTCCACTGGCTCGCTACCGGTGCCGCCGCTCAGCGCGGCTACCGCAACTTCTCGTCGTAGATTCGCCTTCATCCTGAGAACTCCTCGTCCGGGCGCACCAGTTCGTTCCGGTCCTGCTCAAACGTCTCTGCCGTTGGGCCGTCGAGCACGATCACCAAGGCGTCGCGCCGAGCATGAAAGAGAATGCCCGTAGGACGGCGCACCACGCGGCCCGGAGTCCGAAGGCCGACGCTGTCGATGCTCAGGCCTATCTGGACTTCCTTCGGTGCGAGTCCACGTGCCTCACAGAACCGAAGGAGGTCCAGCAGCGTCAGCCTTTTGCCGTCCAATCGCATCAGATGATCCCTGCCGCTTTCAGAATCGGCACGAACGCCGAGACCTCCTTCGGCAGCTTGGTGTCGCCCGGTCGGTTCTGCGCGAGCAGCCGCGCGCTCGACGCAGCAACGTCCGGACGCTGCTGCGTCGTTGCCTTCGCGAGCACGGCCCAGCCCGCGTTCCACCGCTTCGGTGTGTTGTTCGCGAGAACGACCGCAACCACGGCCGTGAGCACGGCGAACGCGCGGTCTCCACGCTCCGGCAGCTTGAGCGACTCCGGGTTCGCCAGCACCACCTCCGGGTCCGGTAGGTCGAGCTCGCTGATGTACTGAACGAACTCCAAACCAGCTCCGGGGCCTACGCAGCCGCCAACGCACTGCACGAGCACGTCGTGCGGGAGCGCGCCCCTCGTGTCGCCGACGCCGTAGCCGATCGCCTTGCACGCGGCGATGAGACGCTCCGCCATCGTCCACGACCGAAACGTCGGAAACGGCTTCGACCGCAGCGCGGCTTCGTCGGGCATCTTGACGATCGCATCCGGCCGAGCGTTTGCGAATGCGGCCACCATGGTCCGCGCCCATGGCAGGTTCTTCTCCCACTCCTTCGGCAGCTCGGCGCCGCAATCCGGATCCGGGAACCCGGCGATGTGCTGCTGGTTCCAGTACGCGACGGGCATCTCCCATCCGAGCTGGCAGAACCGGTTCGAGAGCGGCGCCGAGAGCTCGTAGCCGCTCTCAGCGATCTCCGGCGGGTTCATCGCAACGACCGTGGCGAGGTTCTTGATCTCCACCTCTCCCCACACACCGTCGGTCACACCGCGCATCGTTGCCGACCGCGTAGCCGGCGCGCCGTTCGAGAACTCGTCGAGGAACAGGCCGGGGCGCTTCGCCCTTGCGAGACGTCGGAGCCAGCGGAGCGGCACCATGTCCACGCAGCGGCCGTCCTCTGACCGGCGCTCGATCACGTGACCGTCCTTCCCCGTCTCCGCAACGGGAACGTCCGGAACGGGAAACCCGCCGTACTCCGTCGGCTCATGCAACGCGACGATCGAGAGCGCATGGTCGTCGCACCATCTCTTGAACAGCGTCCGCACGATCGCTGTCTTCGCCTCTCCCACGCCGCCCTCTAAGAGCGCCGGGACTTGGGTCTGGATGCAGAGTGACAGCGCCTTGATCTTGGACTCGAAGTTCATCGTCGTCGGTTCCCTTTCTTTATCAGACGGCAGCAGTGCTGCCAGAGTTTTCGCCGCGCAGCAAGCCCATCGCGAGATCCAGCACTTCCGCGCCCGGATCGCCCAGCACCCGCCAGACCACCAGGGCCACCGGGCGGCTCGGCCTCCGCGACCAGTCCCGGATGTCCGCCGCCGCCTCGGCCAGTTCCTCGGCCGATAGGCCGTGACGCGCCGCGGCCGCTGCGATGCGTTCCGCGTCTACGCTCGGCCTAGTTTCTAGGTCGCCCTTCCGGAGCGCCCGGTCGATTGCTGCCAGTGCTGCCATGCTAGCCATTCCTTCCTACGCCCGCGCCGTACCGAACCTTCCCCGGTGGGTAACGCAGGTTAGACGTAGCGACCGGTCCGTTTATTCAGTAGCGCCAGTGGTAGCAGTGCAGCCACTCCCGCATGGGGGCACCGGTCCGCGGTGATTGGTTCACAGGCTCGTCTGACAAGGTCCCGCTGTACCGGCCGTGCCGCCCGCCGTTCCGACCGCGGCGCCGCCAGGCCCTCCCGCGGCGCCGGTGATCACGGTGCAGTAATTATTGTTGATGTCCCAGAGCACAATGAGGCCCCCGTCGCCACCGTTTCCCCCGTCGCCACCGTTGAGGGATCCGGTCCCGCCGACACCGCCTCTTCCGCCACTTGCATTGATCCAATTCACCCCTGGGGCTGATCCGAGAAGCTCTTCGTACACGATAAGGATGACACCGCCACCGCCACCGCCACCCGCGCCGCCGCCACCCTTGGATCCGGCGCTCGCGTTGCCTCCCGCACCGCCTATTTGGCCTCCAGCAAAGATCGTGTCCGCGATAGTCAGAGGGCCTCTCTTGATCTTCCTCGCGAAGATTGCGATCGTAAATCCAGCGGCGCCCCCCGCTCCCGCTCCGGCGCCGCTTGCACCGTCCCCGCCGCCGCCGCCACCTCCGGCGCCGCCAGCACCAGGACGGCCGGCGACTGCTCGCACGGCAGTACCGGTAACGTAGTTTCGAAAGAGGTTCGCGACGACGTGATCGAGTCTCGGTCGCGCGAGGCACACTCCTCCCGCGCGGGCGATGCCTCCGATGCCGGAGCTCCCGTCTCCGCCCTTACCGCTCGCACCTCCGTTTCCCCCTAACCCTGTGTTCTGGTTTGCCGGAGCCACTGCTTGCACGCCAGCGGCGATGCCGCCGGCACCGCCCGTGCTCCCGCCGCCTCCTCCACCGGCCGTGTTACCGTCTACGTCGGGACGGCCCGCTGGGGCTATGCCGCCAGCGCCGCCCGCAGCTCCGGCAGGTGCGGGGGACGCTGCGGGGGTGTTTTGGATGGTGCCAGGTATCACCCCGGCTTGTGATAGGTCGAGCGTGTCGTTCACGTAGAGGTTGTAGGTGACCATCACGATCTGACTGCCGCCGGGTACCTTCGTGACGTTTCGCCAGAACTCGTCTCCCCCTAAGTTGTGGTTCGAGCCGGTACTGACGACGAGGTTACCGCTATTGCCGCTCCCGAAGATCATGCTTCGAAAGCAGTTTGGGACCAGGTTCCCTTCGATCTGAACGTCGCGGATGATGTTCATAGATTGGACGTCGTGACGGCTCCGAGTCCGCCAGTACCTCCGATGAGCCCAGACGCCGCGCTGCCGCCGCTACCGTTCACTCCTATGACGATCGTGAACACGCCGGTTTTGATGTTGCAAAGCACGATGACGCCGCCGCCTCCGCCAGCCGCACCGTTGCCGCCGGCATTGGTGCCGTCACCGCCGTCACCGCCGTTGCCGCCGGAAACATCGAGCCACGCAGAAGGTGGAAGAGAACCGAGAAGCTCTTCATACACGATGTAGATGACGCCTCCGCCACCGCCGCCGCCTGCTCCGCCTCCACCGCGCGTGCCCGCTGGGGCAGTGCCGCCTTTTCCGCCCTTGAATCCTATTGCTTGGATGCACCCCGCTGGAGTATCGGCGTCCCGCTTGATTCTGCGCGCGTAGATCCAAATGTCGCCTGCGCCGCCCGCTCCGCCGCCCCCGCCGGCCCCAGCAACGCCACCGCTACCGCCACCGCCACCGCCGCCGGCACCGCTAGCACCACCGCGTACGGGAATGGCCCGAACCGCTGTCGTGATGGCGTAGACGACGAACGGGGACGTGAGGACGCGAAAGATTCTCGGTATGCCGGTGATGATGCCGCCGGCTCTCGCGCCTCCGCCTGCACCCGCAGTTCCGGCGCCTCCGGCACCACTGGCTCCGCCACTTCCACCGCGGCCTCCGATGAGGTTCGTGACGATGCCCCCTAGGCCCCCGGTCGTTGCGCCGCCGGTGCCGCCGATCGTTCCTGGATTCGTACCACCGAGAGTCGAGCCGTCCACTTCTGCGAGCGCCGCGCCAGCCGTGCCGGCTGTGGCGGTCGCGCCGCCGGTGCCGCCGGTACCGGCGATGTTATTCGTGTTGATGGCTGCGATGGGTGCGACAGAGAGGTCGAGCGTGTCTCGGACGTAGATCGTAGAGAGACCAGGTTGAAGAGCGCCGGTCCCCGAGATGGTGAGGTTTTCGGCGTACAAGTCCTGCGCAAGCAGAGTCGTGCCGGCGGCGATGGCTTGGTCGCCGTCTAGGCCACTGCCGAAGAGCATCGAGCGCGCAACGTTCGGTACGAACGTCGGGTCGATCTGTTTTCCTTGAATGAGTGGCATCCGGCGCGACCCTACCTATGACGACACGTCGTAAAAGAAGCTGACCTGATCCTTAGTCGCGTCAAGGTTGAAGCCGGCCACGCTCATGTTCCAATAGAGAAAGTCTCCTGCGACGACGTCCCGAAGCAACCGCGCCGTGACTCCTCCGTCGCCTGAGAAGTAGCAGTCGACTCCTACTTTCGTGCCATCGCCTACGATGTACGGGAACGCCGGGTTTATGCCCACGCCGATATATCCTCCGTTTGCTGAGGATGAAGCCGGAGTGAGGGCAACCGGCGTTGGACACGCTAGGTCCCCGTCCACCGTAGTGGTCGCAGCTGTCATGCCCTTATTCGCGGTAGTCGGCGTTGCGTTTACGGTAGGCCCCGAGGACGACGCAGCGAGCCATCGACCTGGGCCATTCAATGGTGCAAGCACCAGGTTTCCGTCGGGCGCAGCGGTGCTCTGCTTGTCCAGGCGGTAGGCGAGCTGAGCTTCGATGCAGTAGACGACCGCGCCGTCCGCGAGCGGCGTCGTGTTGAGTCCGACTACGCTCGACCCCGGGTCTCCCGCCTTCGTGAGACGCGGGCTCAGGATCATCAGCGCTGGCGGAAAGTCCTGGTAGCTCATGGTTTCTCTCGTTGTGGAAGCCAGGCCAGCCGCCAAGGGTAGCGCCGCGATGGAGAGCCGCGCTACTTTTGTGCCCCGGGTTCACATGGTTGATTCTTCTAGGCGCCAGGGGTCAGGTGACGGCCACATTTTGATTTCCGGCACAGGGCGCGCCGGGACCACGCTGCTCGTCAAGTACTTCACTGCGCTCGGCTTCGATACCGGATTCACCAAAGAGCACGCGCAGTCGATCAACACGGGGCTAGAACATGTTTCAGACAAGGAGCCGCTGCCCTACGTGATCAAGTCTCCGCACTACGCCGACCTCCTGGGAGTGTGCCTGGAGCAGCGTACCCTCGACATCAAGTGCTGCATCGTTCCAGTGCGCCGACTTTTCGATGCTGCCGAGAGTCGGCGACAAGCGGGTTTGGTTTGGCTGACCAAGGAGCCGCAACACCAAGAGGGTGTGCTCACATCGCAGCTCTACAAGTTGATCGAGGCGCTAGTCCGCCACGACGTTCCGACGTACTTCTTGCACTTTCCTACGTTCGCGGCATCGGCGGAACGCCTTTACCTGGGACTGAAGCGCGTGCTCGACGAGCACGGAGTATCTCGCGAGGAGTCCGACGCTGCACACCGCGAAGTCGTCGATCTTCAGCTCATCCACCGGTTTTCGAGCGACTGACTCAAACTCGTTTTAGCACCGTGAGACCGTTGTTGTTGGTGCGTCGCTCAGCGAGCGACCACTCTGGATGCCTACCGAGAAACTCCTCCACGGCGCCCCAGAGCCCCGGCGCTGCGCCGTCCTCACCCTTGGGGCCGAACGTTTCTGTGTCGTGCATCGCGATGTACCTACGCACATGCTCGCTGTGACGTTCGAGCTCGACCAGTAGCTGGTGATAGACGTGGTAGGTGTCGATGAAGAGGAGATCGGTCGGTTCGATGGTCAGCGTGAGCGTATCAGCTTGCTCGAACTTAAAGTTGATCTCCGCCTGCTCCGACAGCCGCTCCTGCAGCTCCAGATCGGTGCCCCGGTAGTTCCGGTTCGCCTGGTCCCTGCTCAGCAGATCGTAGCTCCGCAGTGTCCGAGGCCGTGCCTGCAGAAAGGCCCAGGTCGAGCGACCGATGCCGAACTCCGTGACGTGCGCGCACTCTTCGGCGAGCTCACACAATCGGCGCATGTGCTCGTTGATGTCCGTCTGCATCTCGCAGGACTCCAGGAACGTGCGCTCGATTTCATCTATCGGTGCGATTGCCTCCATGGCGACTTCACCGCGAGTAGACGGCCCAAAAGTTGTCCGGACCGGTCTCCACTCGAACGAAGCCGGCAGCCTCCAGGATACCGAGCGCGCGCCGCATGCTCGGCCAGTTCGTGTCGTCAGCGATCCAGACCGCTCGCTTGGCCATCTTCGGGAGCCACGTCGTGACATCTCGGCACGACACGAGCTCGGAGTGGTTCGAGTCAAGATGCATCAGATCGATCGAACCGTCCTCGTAGTCGCTCAAGGCGTCGGTGGTACGCTTGCGAACGACACTAGCAAAGTCCGCCACATCGAACCGTTTCACTCCGTCGATCGTGTGGCGTACCAGCGCCTCGTAGTCCGTGTCATGTCCCCAGAGCTTCTTGTCGACGTCTGACTGCTCACCTTCCAAGCAGTCCTCGCTCGACCACGAATCGATGCCGTCGATCCTTCCACGACCCGCGAGCTTCAACCCGAGAGCGAGCGCCACAAGGCTCCTACCTCCGTAGACGCCTAGCTCCACCGCTCGTTCGCCCCCAAGGGCTGCAGCCTCAAGAGCGATGTGCATGATGCGCTTCGCCTTGTACGGGGTGCACCAGCCAGGGAGCGAGGTGATCTGGGCATCGAGCAAAGCTTCGGCTTCAACAAAACTCTTCATGGCTTACTCCGGAATGTAGGTGTCGAACTGTTCGAGAATGCGAGGCAGCACCGTGTATACGCGGGACATCCGCGGGAACGAGTGGAAACCGAGTGAAAGGTCGATCGGCGCGTAGCAGCGCGCCTCGTCTTGGGTCGCGATGAGCGTTTCGAGTGCGGTGCGCCGAACGATGTATCCGTGCGTACAGGCCGGCCATTTCACCTCGTACACCTCCCCAGAGATGTGCTTTCGATGCCTACCCTGGGTGCAACACGAGCCCACGTACAACACGTCGAAGTGGCCGGCGTCCTCCACCGCTCGATCTAAGCGCTCTCGCCAATTCTCCGGAAACTTTGCGTCGTCCTCGACGACGAAGAACAGTTGATCCGGCAGGAGCAACAATGCCGCCCAGAGAGCTCGGTGCGAGAGCCAACAACCGGTTGGCTTCGGGCCCATGCGAAAGCCGCATCCGGGTCCCCCGTCGACCTCGTAGGGAAGCGTCGTCTCGACTCCTAGCTTGGGTGCGTTTAGCCCGTAGAAATAGGCTGCGTCTACGCCTCGCTCGGCAAAGTGCTGCCGCGTACGCTCGCCAGTGCGAATTCCCACGCCCGGCGTCTGTGCCTCGTAGCTACCGAACAACGTCACACAGACGATCTTCATTTGTTTGCCTCACCGTTGAATGGACGGTCGTACTTCTCCGCCCCGGGCATGCCGCCCCATTTCGCCACGTACCGATCTCGGTTGGCGACCCAGCGCTCTTGAAACCACGCGCTCTTCTCGCCCGTTGAGCCTTGGTACCCGGCATGTTCGATGAGCCATCCGTGCGTGATGCCCGAGGCATAGGTTGCGCGTCCGTAAGACGGCCGGCTCACCTCTTTGATGGGCCACTCGTCGATCTGCTCGCCCGCCAGCCGAAGCCGACGACGATAATCGGTGTCCTCCCAGTACGCGGGGTAGTATTCCTCGTCGAACTCTCCCACGCGCCGCCACACCTCCTCGTCAAGCCGATACGCCGAGAAGCCCTGCGCAGCCACCACACGGCGCGCCGAATCCATCATCCGGGAGAAGGTATCTCTGGCGACGGCGCAATCGCCGTTCAGGATGATGATCGTGCCGACGCCGTCCTCGTCGAACACGGTGCGACAGAGCAGATTCCACGAGCCGGCACAGCCGACGTTGCGGGTTGGTCGCAGAACATCAAAGCCTGCTACAGCGCCGAGCAGGCTTTCACCATCGTCCACCACCAGCCTTCGGATCGGCGGCAGATCGCTCGCAAGCGCCGACTCGATAGTCTCCCGCCAGACCCAGTCGGGCTCGTTGTAGCGAGTAATCCCCAACACGAACGGCGGCCGGCTCATCGTTTACGGTACACCTTCCAGCCGCCGTGATCTTCGAGCTCGCTGAAACCGAGAGCTTCGAGCTCTCGTTGAGCTTTCTTGGTGGTCGGCCAGTCCGTGTCATCAAATACCCAAAGGCCGCCGCTGCGCACCTTGGGAGCCCAGAGCGCGACCTCTTCGCACGACACCTCTTCAGAGTGGTTCGAGTCTTGGTGCAACAGGTCGATAGTTCCGTCTCCGTAGAACCCGACGACGTCCCGTGAGCTCATTCGAATGAGCCGTGCGTACCAGACCAGGTCTAGTCGGTAGAGCGCCTCTTGGGCGCTTCGCGCGACTACTTCGTAGTCCACCTTCTGACCCCACCACTTGTCATTTTCGGGATCATTGGTTCCCTCCAGGGCAGCCCCTGGAGTGAACGGGTCGATGCCGTCAACCCTTCCGAAGTCATTGCGTCCGCACCGCACTCCTAGCGCAATCGCGACAAGACTTCTGCCGCCGAACACGCCTAGCTCCACGCAGAGATTTTGGTCACGTGCGAGCGCCGACAACCGATAGGCTTTTTCGATCGTGCACCATCCAAGCATGCCCGGTAGCTCCCGATCGATAATCGCTTCGACTTCCGACCGGCTCATGGAGTGACCCATGTCATGGTGCTGAGCTCTTTCTTATCGATGCGAGCGAACCACGCTTCACAGTCTTTGATGCCGTAGGTCAGAACAAGATCCGGACCATCCTCCACGAGGCCGGCGCAGAACTCGATGCCGTAGACCTGGAAGATCCAAGACGGAGACACTGCCGCCACATTGAACTCGGCGTCGAGCTTCACAAATCGATGCAGGTAGATTCTGGTTTCAACCGCCTCGATCGTTTCGTGGACCACACACAAGTAGCCGCCCTCGAACGCAATCGCTGCGCCGCCGCGCGCATGGTCGAGAGCGAGCGGACACGCTCTACGCGCGTCCCCAGGGATCACTACCGTGGGATCAAGCGAATAGATGAACCGGATGTCGCCACCAACGACAACCGGCATCCAGTTCTTTTCATGCGTCTGCCGGCTCTCCTGTACGTGAGCGTGGGTGACGTTGCCGTCGCGATCGAGGTCGAGCTTAGCGATCATTCTCCGAGCAGCATCGCGGTCGCACACGGTACAGCTCCCGGCTAGCATTGGACCTTCCGGGCCCTTTAGCGATACCAGTCGGATGTCTTCGTATCCGACGATCTTCGAGTCTTGCCGAGGTGACGGATCCAGGTCTCGCATCCGCTTGGGATCGATCAACTCGCCAGAAGGCCCGAGACGTCCCAGGTAGTTCTCGGTTCGAACGATCCTGTCCGGGTCGTCGATGGAGTATTTCCTGCCGCTCATCGAATAGTTCACAGCACGCACGACGCACCAGAGCTCGCCATTATGGCGACAAACGCTTGGGTTCATCGGCCGATAGCCGTCGGGCGGCTCGAACTTGATCTTCGTGCTCTTCGCGCTCGGCAGCAGCTTTCCCAGCGCAAGGGGGCGGAGCATGCCCCGCGCCTCGTCACGACGTATATGCGGCGCTCGCGGCGAGACGCTCAGCCGATCCAGTTCTTCTTGGCTGCCAACGCCCAGTCGTTCCAGCTTCGCCTGAACAAAGTCACGCTCTGCCTGCGCGCGCTCTTCTCCTTCCGGGAGCGCATACCTCAAAATGTCGTATGGGAGCTCGTAGAGCGCGGGTAGGTGTTTGAAGTGCTCTCGATCGGCCGCGTGCACCCTACCGCTTCCTTTGAATCGTCCCCCCGCCTCAGCCAAGCGTGCCCACGCAATCGCCTGGTTCTTTCTACCAAGCTTAAATGCTGCCAGCGCTGCCATCCACGCACACTCGGAGTAGGTAGAATCGGCCGCCAGACCGCGCGCCGCGGCGTAGATGGCTCCATCGAACTGCTTCATCAGGTACAGCATCTCCGCATGCTTGTACGCTGCCCACGCTGCCTCGCCGCCGAACTTGCCCAGGACAACGCAACGGTTGAAGGCATCCGCCGCCCGCTTGGGATCACCAAGTCCCTCGTACGAGGTGCCGAGGTAGTACCACCACCGCGCAGCGGTAGGCTCTTTCTTCACGTACTCCGAGAGCAATGCGACGTCTTGGATATACTTCCTGGCGTACTGTTCCTTCGATTTTTCGAGCTCCAGGAACGATGCTCCCTTTAGGGTCGTCCTGGACCCACAGTGCAGGAACTCATGCGTCGGTCCGGTGAAGCACGCGCCTCGACGGGCGCGAATGATCTTCTCCTTCGAGTAGAAGCCCGTGAAGCTCTCCATGAGCACCACTTCTTCTTTGATCGCCGCAAGCGAGGATCTCAGATCCCGCTCTCCGAAGCTGAGTCGCTCGTCCGAGTCGACAATGACAATCCAAGTCGCTCCTAACTCTTCGGCGAAGCGGAAGCCCGCGTTCCTGGCAGTCGAAAAGTCGACCCAGGCGTGCTTGGCCAGGCGCAGCTTCTCCTTCGCTACCTCTCGCGCCACCGCTTCCGTGCCGTCCTTGATTCCGGTGTCAACGAGAAGCACCCGATCGACGTGATCAACCACGCTTCGAATCGCGTCGCCGATCTCTGATTCGCGGCTATCGGTGATGGTGACAGAAACGATCAAGAGCTCTCGTGGACTCTATATCGTTTTGTGCCTAAAACGCATCCATCTTTTTGCTCGGAGGCGCCAATGCAGCCAATTCAGCCACAAAGACGCACTGCTCATTGTGGGATCGGCGAGAGCGACAGCGAGTGAATCGAAAGATCTTGGTTCCCGTCGAACTTGGATCCCAATGGACGGAGCGTGTCGCCGTTGTTCAATGTGACCCGTCGCTGAGAAGTGATCGAGATGCCGCCGCCGCTAACCAGGTCAGCGTAACCTGCGCCCGCTGCCGATGCGGCAGCCGAGAACATCGCTGCGCCGGTGAGATCGCCGTTGAGCGCAATCGCGACGCCGCACGTGCCGCTCAGGCCGTCGGTGCCCTCGAAGCTACAAGAGAGCGCGACCAGAAAACTGCGCCCGCTCACGCCGTTGTAGGTGAGCACGGAAGACGCGGCAGTCAGTGTGAAATCCGACGTGCCGTCATACGAAAAATCGGATCCAACCACCTCGCGCCATATCGCCGAGTTGCCATTGGTGTCAAAGGTGTTGGTGAAGTCGTCGGTGACTTGAGACGTGCCGCCGGTGAACGAGGGCCCCGTCGGTCCGCCGGGCCCCGTCGGTCCGCCGGGTCCGGTCGGTCCGCCGGGTCCGGTCGGTCCGCCGGGTCCGGTCGGTCCGCCGGGTCCGGTCGGTCCGCCGGGTCCGGTCGGTCCATCAGCGCCGGCTGGTCCGCCAGGGCCCGTTGGTCCGGCCGGCCCCGTCGCCCCGCCGCCACCATCGGAGGGCCCGGTCGGTCCGGGAGGGCCGGGCGGTCCCGAGGGCCCCGTTACTCCCGGCTCGCGCGGGTCGAGTATCGGGGTGCCTACGTGGTCCTTCGGTAGCTGCGACACGTGCTGGCAACGGTACCGGAGGCCTCCCCTGAGGCGCCATTTTTGTGTCCCAGAAAAGCTCCTGGTACGGTTTGTCCATGCGCTACGTGCCGCCGCCTCCGCCGCGCAGAGCGCGCGCCGAAACGTCCGAGCAGCTTCGCCGTCTCGTTGAGACCGAAGAGGCGCGCCATCGCGCAGAAGATCGGCCCTTTGATCCCGAAGCGCCTCGCGAGCATTACGCGGGCGCGCATCATTTTTCCGTCAACGCGCGAGCCCAAGCTGCCGTCGACTCCCATGCTGCGACCGAGCTCGTACTCTTCATCGAGAACACCGCCGACCTCTCGCCCGACGGTCCCCAAGGACAGGGTCATAGTGTGCTCCTGAATGCGCTTCGCAAGTGGCGTAAGGGTACGTACGAGCCGGCCCTCGCCATCCGTTTGTTTGAGTACCTCACCGAGTCCGGCGCAAAGCGCTACGCGCGCGAGTTCGACCATCCGTCACGTTGGAGCGAGATCTTCAATCCGGCGACCCGGCGCGAGGCCGCGCGGCAACTGGAAGAGGGCTTCCGTAACTCAGCCGAACGAGGCGAGTACAACGACGTCGATTCACGTATCCGCCGCTGATCGCTAGCCGTCGGTGCCGAGGTTCCTACGCTCTGAGCTTCATATTTCGCATCCAGCCGAGCGTGAAGTTCCCATCGGATGTGTGCCGTCTCGGATGATGATGGTGCCCTAGCAGCGACGGCGAGAACTGATGCTCAACAAGCGACGGCACGTGTACGCAAATACGCCTGCCCATTGTCCTGATTGCATGCGAGACGGCGATGTCGGTGTGCGGCAGCGTCCCTCCCAGCGCGTCCCGCCACGAGTATACGTGCCGCAGAAGCTCTGGGAGGTCGTCGCGACGGAATAGAAGCCCTACGCTGCAGTGTAACGACGGACGACGAAGCCAGCGGCCGCGTCCATCGTGGCGCCGTCCGTAGATGTAGTCGATGATGCTGAACGCCGCCCCGCCGGGGTTGATGAGCCATCCAACGCCAAACCGTGGATCCGCCACATCCGTCCACGTCGTCACGTTTTCTACAATGTGCCGGTTGACGAGCGCATCGTCCTCTAGGAACAGCACCAACCGCGTCGTCGCCGTCCGCGCACGCTCCATGACCGCTCGATAGTGAGCGAGCACAGTCACCCCTGCAGGATGTTCGTGCCACTCGTAGTTCGTTCCGATGTCGCTCGCCTCGATCGATGCTCGGCAACGGTCGCTCACGGCACCGCGTCGGGGCGCAGCCATCACCAGCACAGTTACGTCGTCGGCCATATGTGGCTACCTGGTTCGACGTACAAGCCACCGACCGATGTACACTCCGGCCACCGTGGCGATCACATCGGCAGCGTGGTTCGCTAGCGAGCTCGCCGGCACGACTCGGTCGAAGGCAGCGCGCCGTGCGCCGTTCTTCGCTGCGAGCCACGCAAACTCGACACCTAACGAGGCCAGCACCGCGGACGTCAGACCGATTCCAAGCAGACCAGATACGACGCCGATGCTGCCGTGCACAGCGGTGTCCCGGTCGATTACCGCGACGTGCTGCTCGGCTGCATTGCTGGCTACCAGCATCGTCCGACCGTCACAGAAGGCGCTCTCCGGTTCGAGCTTCGTAGCGCCGGACGAGTCGGAAGCTCGCCGACTCGGGGTCGAAACCGAGCGAGACAGCTCTATCGTGCGCGCCTTCCGTTGCTCCGATGCGAGCGAACGTCTTGGCGCTCTCCAGGGTTTCGTACGGACCCCATGGGCCTTCAGCGAGTGGTTCGTTCGAGCCACTCGCGAGCGCCCATACGTAGTAGCCGGAGGCGTTCGGCCGCTGCGACGGCGGTTCCCTTCCGAACATCTGCCTCCACAGCTCGGCCTGGCTCCGCTGCGCGCCCCCGGGCCGCGCAATATGGCTGCCGGACCGTATCCGGTTCCCAATCTCTTCGGCGAGAGCAGGATCGACCGGACGCACCAGATCCCGCAGCGACGCGAGGCTCATCGAGCGCGTACCGCTCTCGCTCCATCCGAGCGCCTCCGCGATCCTGCGGTGCAGGCTATCGTTCGCCGCTTGACCAAGCGGACCCGTGCGGGCTTCGTAGTCCGCCCATGCGGCGCGGGACGCCTCCTGCCGAGCCCGCCACTCTTCGAGCCCTTGGGCCTCTGCCGCCTGGTAGGCGCGCGCGTAGACTTCACGCCAGGTGAGATCCTCGTTCGGCGTCAGCGTGACAGCTATCCCTAGGTGGGCCAGGTCACGCGGCTCAGCGTACCCTTCCAGCGAATCGCCGCGCTTCCAGTCCGCTGGCACGTGCGCCTGCATCGTGTGCACGCCGATCGTCGCGTCCGGCCGTTCCAACAGGATCGTCCGAACCGCGTCTCGCGCAGGCTCGCGCCGCGTGAACAACTCGCTCAAGTACTTCCCCGTGCGCGTGTCCGCGACGACGAAGCCCAGATTCACGAGCTTGCTGCGCACATTAGGATTCATGCGGCTTCCTCCCGATGCTCCACGTGGAGCAGTGCTTTCAGCGACTACGCGAATGTCGGCGGGGAACCCATCGTGTTCTACCAGCGACCGGCGCACCTCGTCCGCGCTCATGTCGGAATCGAAAAACACTCGATTCACCACGCGCCCGCGCTGCACCACATCCCAGCCTTTTTGGCTCATGCAGCCATCTCCTGTTCCGTCCACTCCAGCACGAGTCCAATTGGGTAGCTTGGTCCGCAGTCGTAGTGGCGACTGCCTTTTCCAGGATAAGCATGAGTCACGTCGATGTGCTCGCAAATGCCGCGCGCGCCGGCAACGATCTCATCTGGGTTGAGCCACACGAGCGGCACCGAGTACTGCCTGCACTTCGCCGCGACGAGCTTCGCCACGAGTCGCAGCATCCGTTGACCGTAGGGGTCGAGCCACTCCTCGCGAGTTTGCTTCGCGTACCCGGCCTGCTCGATGCCGAGGGAGCGCCCATTCACGCCCGGAGCATGGAAGGCGATATCCTTGTCCTTGACGTACTGCTGGATCGAATCGTCATCGACGCCGTAGTGGCACGAGGCCGGCTTCGGCATTCCCAGTCTAAACGCATGACCGAGCGCTTCGGCGCTTGAGTGAAACTCCCCGATTTCGGCGGAGTGGAGCACGATGATGTCGATCGCCGTTCGGTTGCCCCAGCCGTAGTCACGAGCCTGGACAAACGTGATCGGTGGCAGAGCACCGTCGGGCGCCACTGGGCCTGGAGTTGCGAAGAGCGTTGGATCGACGAGCGCCCGAGTCGCTGCGTCCACCACGCCAGTGACTGGAAGCCCGCGACGCACCTGGTATGCCTTCGTTGCCGCTTCAGTGCGTGGGCCGAACTGTCCGTCGGCTGCAAGCGGCCAGCGCCAGGCCCACCCGGCGGGCGGCGACTCGCGCCGAAGGACGGACTGCCACGCGACCACATCGTGGCCAGACACGCCGAGCTTGAGCTCGCGCCACTCCGACGGGGACGGCTTCAGCAGCATTAGCGCTTAAGAAAAGCCTACGGCCTAGGCAGAACAGGCCGCAACTTTTCAGCTCTTCCGCGTCCGCAGAAAGACGCCGGGCCCCGCTGTTTTTACGTCGTCAGCCTGAACAAGGCGACAGCCATGTACGTCGGGCCGTCGCCGGCACCGGCGACGACCGTCTTGTGAACTACGCTCGGCGCCACACCGATCTCCGCCGCGAGCCGCTGCTTGACGTAAAAGAGTGCCTCGGCCGGGCTTCCTGCAACGGCCGCCACCGCCTGTAGGCTGGCGAGCGGTGCATTCGGTGTGTCCACCGACGTGCCGGTGACGAACCAGCCCTGCCACAGCAGCCCACTGCCGGCGCCGGCAATCTTGAAGTCGGCCATCCGTACTTCCCCTGCGGCAACGGCGGCTGCGATCTCGTTCGTGAGGCGGCTGACCATTTCATCGGCATCGCCAGCCTCGACGGCCCTGATGTTGAAAACAGGAGCCGGGGCGAAGGGAGCATTAAAGAGTGCCATTTCTGGGTTCCTACGCTTTCTGTACGCTGATCAGCCGGGAGGTGGTTCTTCCGCTGCCGTGACGCCGAACATGGCGACGGCCATGTACGTCGGGCCATCTCCAGCTCCGGCGACCTCGACCTTGAAGACGGTGGAAGCAGTCGCGCCAATAGCAGCCGCCAGGCGTTGCTTCAGATAGAACAGCGCCTCGTCGGGATTTCCGGCGACTGCTGCCACGAAGCGCGGAAAGTTCACGGCAAAGTCTGCTTCGAGCGGCGAACCGTCTCCCGTGACGAACCACGCCTCCCACTCGGGTCCACTGCCCGCGCCCGCCAGCATGAAGTCGACGATTGCCTCTTCGCCGGCTGCGACTGCCGCGGCGACTTCATTCGTCAGCCGCGAGACCATTTCATCGGCGTCGCCAGCTTTGACAGCGCGCACGTTGAAGGCGCCCGGACCAAATTCCATTTCAATGAGAGCCATTTGCTTTCCTTCCTGCGATGGGGCCGGTGTGCCCGCTTCTCACTATCCCTCTTCGGCGAGGTACACCGCTACGGCCATGTAGCTCCGGCCATCGGCCGCTCCGGCGACGACCACCTTGAAAATGTTCTGCGGCGTGATCGGCGCCTCGTTCAGACGCTTCAGCAACAAGAACACCGCTTCGGTCGGGTTTCCCGCCACTGCCGCGGCAAAAAAGAGTTCCTGCAGCTCGATCGATACCGGCTCTGCTGCGGTGCTACCGGTGACCATCCATGACTGCCACTTGGGGCCGCTGCCGGCGCCGGCAATCTGAAAGTCTTCCAGCTGATCATCGCCGGCCGCAATCGCTGCAGCCGCTTCATTCGCCAGCCGACTCTCCATTTCGGCGGCATCGCCGGCCTCCACGGCTCGGAGATTGAACGCTGGTGGAGCTCCGTACGACATACTGATGAGTGCCATGTGTTCTCCTTCAAGCGACCTGCACGCTAACGGGCAGCAGAGAAAATCCGGACGGCTCCGGTAGGCGCAGTCCGCAGCGTGCGACGTCCTGCGGGACAGCAAGCTTTCTGCCTCCGGCGCACCACGCGGCGCTCGGAGAGAGCTCGGTCGCTGCGCGTAGTCCGCGCAGCGCGAGCCATGACGACGGATCGATTGGGGTCAACTTCAGCGAACCGTCGGCTAGGCGCGTGAGCTGCGCGACAGAAAGGTCGATGCTCACGGCTTGTCCAAGCACCTTGCCCGCGGACACACGCTGCCCAGGCGTCAGGCCGGCCGTTGGAATCATGACGCCCGCGTAGGCGACGATCACTGGTTCGACATTGCTCGTGATCTCGACGCGGCTCTCCGTCATTCGCGTCACGACGCCGCTCACGACTGAGTACACTGGCGACGGCGCGCCCGTCGCGCTCCTGATTCGTAGCGCCGGGGCACAGCTAGGTCCGCCCGCGCAGCTCGACACTTCGCCCATGTCGAACACGGCGCGCACCGGGCGCACCAGTGCTCGGTAGGCCGCGAGAGCGGCAACGCTGGTCCAGACGATTGCCCCGAGGGACATGCTTCCGAGGAGGCTAGCCGGCCTTCCCCGCGGCGCGCAAAAAGTTGGTATTCAGTCGAGCCCGAGCCGGCGAAACAGCCGAATCACGCCCGGGTGTAGCGGCGCAGGAAGCCTTTGCACGGCAAACCAGCCCGCCGCCGTGTGCTCCGGATTCAGGCGCACCCGAAATTCGGTCGGTACGTGGCCACCGAAGGTCCAGTAGACGAGCCCGGTCGGGTTTCGGGTGACGTCAATCGACGCTCGTTCGAGATTCACGTGGCCGCGATATCCCGTCTCCTCGGCGAGCTCCCGCAGTGCCGCGTACGGCGGTCCAGCATCGGTGTGTTCGACATGACCTCCTGGCAGCGCCCATGTGCCGTCGTCCGAACGCCGGAGCAGCAGAACGCGACCGGTTGGCGCGACGAGTAGAATGCCAGCGGCGTTCACTCGCTCAGGTTATCACGGACCGTCAGTCTTCGTCTTCTCCGCTCGACTCGTCTTCGGCCTCGGACTCACCGTCACCGTCGCTTGGCGACGTCTCACCCATCAGCCGATCGAGCTCGGCGAGCTCCGCTGCGGTAGGCGTGCGCGACGTGACGATGTACGTGTCCGCCCCTTGAAACTCTCGCACGCAAATTCGGTATTCGGTATCGGGTTCGAGCGACTCCAACGCTTCCGTGATGTCTCCGGGCGGCTCATCGCAGCCGATGAGCAATGGGGCTCCGTCCGGTCCACCCAGTGAGCGTTCGAGCTCCTTCAGCCTTTTCATCGCGTCGTCGGACATGGTTGCGGATGCTACCGCTGCTGTCGTGCCAGGAGCAAGACTTCACTCCACGCAGGCAAATACGCCGTCGAACGTGAACTTGTCCGCGGCGCACTTTGGACATTCGCCCTGATGGGGCCAGGCCCAGTGTCGGCACGCCTTGCGTCCGGCTAGTGCATCGACCGCTGCCTCTCCGTCGCTGTAAGGCTTCAGGTCATCAGGCCTCTTCAGCGCTTCGCGCGCGTCACGCGGCAGCCCCATCAGGGCTCCGAGCCAAAGATCTGCTTACATACCTTCACGGCGGCTTCACCGGCGCAAAGCGGGCAGATACCACCCTCGTGGGGCCACCGCCCGTGTCGGCACGGCTCCTTACCCGAGAGGGCGTCCACCGCCGCCTCCTGCTCGTCGTATGGTTTCTCGGGAGTGAAGGCTCGAACGATGGCATCGAGCACCGAACGCCTTGCCGGGGTTTTGCGTATGATGCGTCGTTGCCGCGGGCGCGACCGCCGCTTCGACGAAGCACTGTGCTTGACCTGACGCTTCCGGCGCTTCTTTGATGGCGAGACCGTCGCTCTCATCATCGGAGCCCCTGCGGCCTAGCCTTGCCGCGGTCGAACGTCTGGAGCTTGCACGGCCCACCGTACCCGATGCGCCGACCCGTGACACGCTCTGCGATGGCGTCCGCCATGTACTCGATGACGTCGTCGTCGCGCTTCTCCCAGTCCTTGAGCCACGTGATCCAGCGGTCGTCGTTTTCGAGCCCGTTGCGCTGGCGCCGCACTGCCGACCGGTTTTCCCCGAGCACGAATTCCCCCGGGTACAGGAAGTCCGTCGCGTGCCCGAACTCGTGCGCGATGATCGCGGCCGTCGTCGGCTCCGGTAGCTCGACCATCTCGGGCGCCAGCATGATGACGGTGCCGTCTTCCCGTGCACCCGCGAAGTGCCGCGGGGAATCGTGCATCGCGGGCGCGACGTACAGCCGGACACGCTTTGTCTCCGCGAGGCCCGCTTCCACGAATCGCTCTTGCATCGCGATGAAGTACGGCTCCAGGATGGCGAACGCCTCGTCGAGCGTCACCGTCGTGGTCGTGTCGGCGCACGTGCTCATGCGCTCGATGCCTGGCGGCTACCTCGCGTACTGTCCGGCTCGCTGACGGAGCTGGGTGATCGCGTTCTGGACGTACGCCGCTGGCACGTGCCCAGCTTGCTGTCCGGCACGCAGATGACGGGACGCTTCGTCCGGCGTGAGCATGATGAGCGTATCGCGACGGCCGCACTGACAGCACCCGACGTTCGGGTGAAGCGCGCCGTGACGTGCAGAGTATGCCCACGGCCCACTGCCGGTCTGCGCATTGCCCGGCGGCGGCTGACCCTGCGACACGAAGATGAGCTCGTCCCAGGAGACTTCGATGTACTGGCGCTGACCGCACGTGTCGCAGCAAATCTCGAAGCGCGTGCAGTGCGGCTGGTAGCTCGATCGCGTGGCGTAGTGATCGTCCGCGCCGGCTCCGCCGAGTGCACCGGTTCCAAACTGGGACAGGTCGATGTCGCTGAAGTCGTCAGCCATGGTCCTGGGTATTCCTTTCGTCGCTCGGTCCCGGAGGATAGCCCAGGAGCACCCTGTTCGCCTACTTTTCGAGAACCAGGCTGCCAGAGCCGCCACCGGCAGCGGGGGGAGCGGACAGTTTCGTGGCCTTCCGTAGCGCCCGGATCATCTTATCAAGCGCGCCGTTGGCCTCCTGCTCGACCTCGACCTGCGACTGCATTGCCCGGATGACCTTTGCCTTGATCGGCGCTCCTGAGGCCGAGCGCGTTGGCGTCGAGGCCGGCGGTGTCGACAGCGAAAACGTCACCTGCTTCCTTGGCCTCGGTACCATGCTTCAATTGCTCCGGTTGCGTGGCCGACTTTCTCCGTGAGCGCCGTGACTGCGGCGCTCGTGTGAGAAGTATAGGTCGAGAATTCTTCGTCGGATACCGAGCGCGCGACCCGCTCTTCGAGGCGCTTTTGCGTGTCCTTGATCTCCGCGACATCCTTCTGGATGTCGTCGAGCCGCTGTCGCAGGAGCGCGAGGCTCTCGTCCTCGGCGATGCCCTTTTTGATCTTCCCTGGCACCTTCGCGTAGCCCGCAAACCCGGCGACCGCTCCGGCTGCCGCGGCGCCGAGCAGCTTTGCAATTTCTTCGATCGCCATAGTTTCGGAGCATCACTCAGCTTGGGTTCGATCCAGCAAACACATAGATCCCCAAGTCGGGGAACGGCTTGTGGCTCGACCCCTCGGAGCCCGGGAATGCGGCAGTGCCATACAGGTTCGAGAATTCAAAATCGTCCGTGCTGAAGTCCCACAGCAGATGCCCATCGAGAACGTTATTCCGGAAGGCTAGAATGATCAGCTCGTCGCCCTTTGCTACCGTGAAGTATGGCCTGAACAGGGCCGTCGGCGCTGAGTTCGAGATCCTCGGATCAATGATGCCCTGCTGGAGGAAGCCGAGCGGCGTTACGCTCGTGCCTGGCGGCGTAGGAAATCCAGGAAACCCACCATTGAAATTGGGCGCGGCATTGGGCGGCAGCAGCGGCAGCCCTGATGTCGGAGGGAGCACCTCCAACAGATCACTCGGAACCGCGACTAGCTCCGTTCGCAGGTTGCCTCTGCCTGGTCCGGGCGTCGTATCGGCCGGCGGCGTTCCTGGGGTCGGCTCCGGCTGTTGATAAAGAACGGTTTCCGTAGCCGCCGGCAGCACGAACTGGTTCTCTGGATCTGTAGAAGTGCCAGCAAGGAACGAGTCCGGCGCGCCGAACGATTCTTTGGACAGGTGGTACGGCTTCTGTCGCCTTTGAAAGTCTCCGACGTTCCGGAGGCGCCAGACGAGCTCGTACTTGTAGTCGAGTATCGGCGGAGACCCCTCCTGGCTGGTGTCGCGACCAACCACCGCTGGAAACCAAAGCTGCATCTTTGCTCCCATCGGCACCTGTAGGCCCTTCAGCAGGTACGGAGAGAAGCCCGGCTTGCCGGCATCCTCGTCGAGCACTCCAGGAAAAGCGATCGGGGTGAATATCGTTTGGCCCTGATAAACGAATTCGAACCCATCGAAGGGTCGCAGCACCGCAGCAAGGGTGAACTGCGCATCGGCAAGTACGTTCATGCTGGTCACTGTCACTCTCCCGTTCGTTTTTCGTAAACGCGGTAACCGAGGTAGCCGCCGAGCAGTGCACCGAAAAGCGCGAGCGCTGCACTTGTGCCGGCCTCCTGCCGCACGACCGCGTCAGGATTGCGCCAATCCCTCGTCGCCCGCAACGTGTTTCGGGCGGCTCCGACGAGCAGCAGACCGGAGCCTGCGCCGATCGGTCCGCCGATCCAGAATCCGACGCCCGTACCCGTCACCGCGAGCAGCAGGCCTATCCCCGCGCCGCGGCGCGCGGCTTGATACTGCTGCTCCGGCGGTACGACCCCTCCGTGCTCGGTCAGTCCCGGAAGCGGCGGCGTCACCGGCAGCATCGTCGGCGCATTCATCATCGCCGACGGCGCGTGTGACCCTGAATCGGCGTCGGTGCCGTAGGCCGTCAGCGGGGAAGGCGCGGGTGCGTCCATGCCGTGCCCGGTCAGCATACCGAACCGGTCCGACTTCGGAAAGTTTCGTGCCTGTTAGGCACGCGGAACCGACGGATCAACGGGCGTCGGTGGTTCCGGTTTTGGTCCCCGATCCGGCGTTGGGGGTACTTTCATGAGCCCGGGAAGGGCCACATCTTTGCCGTCACGTATGGCCCCCACGATCGTTTCATGGCCTGCGATAGCGACGAAGCCGGACACGACGCCGCCGAGGATCGCATCACGCCAAGGCGTGCCCGTCGAGGCCGCCTGCAGAACACCGCTCGCGATACCGAGCCCAATTGCGAGCAGTGGACGCCAGCGAGCTGGGACTGCGAACGGAGGAAACCGCGAGTCGGCCTTCATGAGCCGTACGAGCAGCCCAATAATCAGCGCGGCGAGTCCTACCCACTCATGCTTCGCGATCAAGTCGAGGAACGGTTTCGGATCCATCCCCCCAACGTACCGAAAGTGCTAGCCGGTCAGCAACTTTTCGGTCTCGTACCGCACGTGCTTCCGGATCACCGCGACGATGCGTTGCATCATGGATCGTTCTTGCTCGGCCGCTCCGGCCGCATCGCACAGAACGCGCACGCCGGATCGTCGCAGTCCGACTCCAGCCATCGGTCGCAGTCGATGCAGGCGTAGGCGTCGTAGCGCTCGATCAAGAGCCCCGGGCCGTGCTCTGGACAGCTCGGATGACGCTTCGGGTGAGTCGACTTCTGCAACGGGGCTTACTCGCGCACTAGCACGGACACTCCGACCTTGCCCTCCGCGTGGCGCTCGACGACGAGCGCGAACAGACGCCCGTCGACCGACTCTCGGCGCTCGTAGCCCGGAACGACGTCGGGCCGCCTGCCGATCTCGGCGACGATGCCGTCGGCTGCCGTCTTGATCGGATGTGGCACTTCATTGGGTGCCGCTCGCCGGAAGCCAGGGTGCTCTTTCTTCTCGTGATCGGGCCGCGAGGCCATCATGCGGACCCACCGATCCGCGCGCTCCCAGGAACGCTCTGCCGGCGTACACTTGCCGCCGCTACCGTAGCTCGCGAGCATCCAAGCAACACGCCGACGGTCCGCACGCTGTCCAAAGTACACGCCGCACTGCTTCGCCTGAGCGACGACGACGCGCAGTCCGTATTGCGCGCAGAGGTGGACCGCGTCCTTGCCCTCCCCGACAAGCTTCTCCCAGACTTCCGGCGGTACGATACCAGAGGCATGCAGCTGCATGCCACACCGCGCGAGGCCGTGGTCCTGATTCCAGATCGGGTGCTCTTCGCCCGCCTGAATGCGACGATCGAATAACGTCTCGCCCTGCCAAATCACTCCGCCCGCGGCGGCGAGCTCGGTCAGCGACCAGCCCTTACCGTCGGCGAACTGTCGAGCTTCATGCACCAGCGCGACCGAGATCTCTTGTACCCTAGCCTCGAATTCTTCCCGTGTTTCGCCCGGCGCTCGGGACTTCGGCAGCTTGAGCAGCTCAGTCGTGAGCCACTCGGACACGACGCGATCGGAAATCGCGTGGGCGTCCCCCGGACTCAAGACGGCGACAAGCAGAACTGCGGCGACTGCCGCGACCCTCGTGTTCAAGCGAGCGCCCCCATACGCTCGCACCCAGTGTGCGATGAACATGTGGCGGACCCTACCGAGGGGCCGCCGGTCCGTCAACTTCTCCGACGTACTCGAACCGTTGCGCGTACTTCGGTTCGAACGGCAGGTTTCGGGAATCGAGCATGCCACGATTCAGATTCACTTCGTCGAGCCATCCGTCCGGATCGCCTGGCGTTCCTCGCATGGGTCGTACCGTGACGCCGCCCTGTTCGTGGCACACGTACACGACCTGTTTCGCGCGTGTCTCGTGGTGCTCCGCAACGAACAGCACGGTGTACAAACCGCCCTTGTAGTGACGATACTGTCCTGGCCTTACTTCTTCCTTCACTTGCGCTCCTAACCGACGTCCGGAGTTGCCCAGTCGAACAGCGCCGGATCCAACTCAACCTCCGGGTTCGCCTGCATGCTCTCCGTCAGCTGTGCGAACATGTCACGCACCACGACATCCTGCGCCTCGTCCTCGTCCAGATCGGTACCGTCGATGACCTCCGCAGCAGTTGCAGTTTTTTCAGCTAGCAACGCGGCGAGCTTGTCATCGATCGTGTTCGCGCCGTCGTAGTACGTGATCACGCATTGGTTCTTCTGGCCGTAGCGGTGAATCCGGTCCTCGGCTTGCACCAGATCGAATGGGCGCCACACGCGCTCGAAGATGAACATGTCCTGCGCTCGCGTCAGCGTCAGCCCGACCCCTGCTGCTGTGATCGAGCACACGAGCGCGTCGAGATACTTCCGCTTCTCCGGCGGTCGGTTGAGGGGCAATCCGCTCTGGAATTCATCGATCGCTTTTTCGCGCGCGCGGCCCGTCACCTTGCCGGTGATCATGCCGATGCGGAAACCGAGGTGCTCTAGCCCGGCTTCGATTGCGCTCAGCGCTTCGTCGTGATGCCCCATGATGATCAGCGGCCTGCCAGTGTCACGCAGGAACGCCGCCGACTCCGCGAGCACCGTATCGACCTTGCCGATTCCGGTGATCCGCCGCAGCGCCGTCAGCCGCGCAATGACCTCGGCTCTTGCGGCACGCATTGCTGCCGCTGGTCCGCCACGCCGACGTACCCATGCCAAAAACTCTGCCGCTGCTTGCCGATATTCGGTGGCGGCTTCCTCGGAGAGACCAATGGATCGGTACTCGCGAACCTTCTCGGGCAGGTTCAGAACTTCCTTGGTCCGTCGGAAGAGGTAATGCCCGCTCGTGCGCTCGCGAAGCTCACCGAGGTTCGCGTGGCCATGCACGTTCAACATTGTTTTGCCGCCGGGGATGTGCACCTCCTGCGGATCGCAGTAGCGCCACCAGTACTCTTCCTGATTTGCCCAATCCTTCGGGGCCACCATGTTGAGAAGCGGGAATAGCTCGTACGGGCGCCCGTTGATCATCGGCGTGCCGGTCAAAAAGAACCGCCGCGGGATGATTTGCGAGAGCCGGTAGAGCGCCGCTGCTCGCTTCGGATCTTTCCCGGGATAGTGGCCGCCTTTTTCGTTCTCATAGACGCGGAGCTCCTTCACTGCCTGCGCCTCGTCCACGATGAGCGTGGCAAACCGACGGCGCTTCAGCTTGTCGAGCACCTCCGCATCCGACGCGGCCTCGTATCCGATGATGACACAGCTCGCCTTCAGCGCCTCGTCGGTTAGCTCGGCCGCCTTTTCTATTTTCGCGACGACCAGGTCGGGGCGCCACTTCATCGCTTCGCGCCGCCAGTTCTCACGGAGAGACGCGGGCACGACCACCAGCACGGGCGCATCCATCGCCGCGAGCGCGGTCGGCGTCTTGCCGGTGCCCTGCTCCATGGCGAGGACGCCGCTGCCCTTGTCGTTGAGCCAGAGGACTCCTTCTCGCTGCCACGGCTGCAGACCCTCTGGAATGTCGCGTTTCGCCGCGGCCGGCGCCACACGCTCGCCTGTCGCCTCCTCGATTGCCTCTTTCTCCGCCTCGGTCGGTAGCTTCAGCTTCACCTCTTTGAGGCCGCAGAACCCGGCGTTGTACTTCTTGAAGAAGAGATAACCGAAACGCTCCATGCTGAGCTCGGCATCTTGGAGCGTCATCAAGCCGATCCACTGGCCCTTTGCGTTCGTTCCCGTGCGCGCGACGACCATGCGGCGACCGTCGTGGAGCTCAATCCGGTCACCTTCCTTGACCTGAATGGCCGCCGCGGGCGCTGGTTCGTCCACGGTGGTGGGCGCGCCCGCCGCCTGTCCCTCTGGCGCGGGGACGGGGAGCGCCGTGTGCGGCACCATGAACGTCTCGCCGCTCGGCATAACGCCCAGGGTGCCGGCCAGCGTGTCCACGAGCGAATTCAAGACGAGCAGCCACTGCCGCTCCGTCGCTGGGAATACGTCGTGCCACTTGCCGCGCCCGTCCTTGTACGTGATCACGCCCGCGGCCTTCATCGCGTTCTTCGTCTGCCGCCACGTGTCGCCCTGAATGAACGGCAGCATGACCTCCCAACCCGCCTGACCCGTGCGCGACGGCTCGCCCTCCCGCACGACGATGCCCTTGGGCTTCCCGTGCTCGATCGCGTTGCCCTCTTCGTCGTACTTCCACCCCTCGATGAACACGCGCTGCAGCGCATGCGCAGTACCGGCATAGCCGAGCGCGGTCGCGAGCTCCATCGCGCTGCCGATGTAGTGGCTAGCGTCGGACTGCTGGCGCTCCCAGGCGCTGCCGGCGGCATGTATCGCTGCGCTCACCGCAGCGCGCGAATCCATCATACCGCCCTTCGCCTCAATCGATTCGCGCATCGGCTGCGGCGCCGTCTCGATTGCGGCCTCGTACGCCGCCCGATCGGGACTCGCCGTCTCCGCAAACATCTTGTGCTTCTCGGCGCAGTACGGGCCGACGCCTCGCTCGATGCTCGCCGGGTCGCGAAGCGGGCGGCCGCAGATGAGGCACGACTTCGCGAGCATGAGCGTGCCTGCTTCGTGCTCGTAACCGTTCCATGCGTAGTGAGTCGGCCCTTCGTCCTCGGGCTCGTAGTCGTACGGCTGCATGACCTGGGCCATCCCTCCCGGATCTATCCGGTGCTGTCAGTGCTGTCAAGACGGGCGCGCTGCCGCAGGCACCAGCGGGCGAGCTCGACGTTGTGGAACTCGACCGCCTCGTGTTGCATTCGGATGAGCTCCCGCAGGTATTCACGCCGAAAAACCGGGTCGGTCAGTTGTTCTTCGACCCATGGTTCGCGGCGAGTGGTGGACACAACACGCCGAGCGTACAGTGCGGCTGGACGCGCGCGCCAGTTTTACGTGCCGCGCGCGCATTCGATGCACATATCGTCGGATATTGTTTGCCTCTCCGTGGGCGCTTCTCAAGGGGGATCCTCGGAGGCATACGGGCCCCTCCGCGGGCGCTTTTGACAGCAGTGAAGTCGCCGGGCTCAAAAGGGAGAGGCCCGCCGGAGACACGACGCCTCTCCGTGGGCACTGAGCTCCCTCATCTTTCTCGGAGCAACGATGCCACTCCGCGGGCGCTCGGGGGCAATTTGTCCATGGTCGGAGTCACAACGCCACTCCGCGGGCACCGAAGGAAACAGAGCGGCCCGGAGGTACGACGCCTCTCCGTGGGCTTCCGCTGGCCAGTCGGGTGTCGTCGGAGGCACTACGCCGCTCCGCGGGCGCTGATGACGAAGCACTACATCACCTCGGAGAGACCTCGCCGCTCCGCCGGCTCTGATCGCGCCCCCATCGGGGAACGTCGCAATGTGGCGCATATGCCCGGAGACACGACGCCTCTCCGCGGGCGCTGATGGCCCCCAACCGGAGATCCTGAATGAACCCCGCCAACGCCTCGGAGACACGACGCCTCTCCGCGGGCGCTGACGGCTTTCCGAAGACAGGCGGCTCGTGCGCATGTTGCGGCCCGGAGACACAACGCCCCTCCGCGGGCTCTGACGGGAGCATCCTGCTGGTGAGCGGCGCGCCATCGGGGTGCTCTCGGAGACACGACGCCCCTCCGCGGGCTCTGCTGGATCGAATGCGGCGTCTGATGGAGCTCGCATCCTCGTCTCGGAGAGAACGACGCCCCTCCGCGGGCTCTGACGGACGTAGTACGGCACGCCGTACACGCTGCTGGAGAAGCCTCGGAGACACGACGCCCCTCCGCGGGCGCTGATGGTCGTTGCGGCGCCGTAGGCCATTGTGAAGAGCTGGTCTCGGAGACACGACGCCCCTCCGCGGGCTCTGGCGGTCACGAACACGGAACGCTCCTCGACCTCGACGACTCGGAGAAACCACGCCGCTCCGCCGGCTCTGATCGCCGGGCACGCGCAGAGCGATGTACTCGATTGCCTGGACCTCGGAGAAACCACGCCGCTCCGCCGGCTCTGATCGTTGCTTCCGCCGTGGCTTTCGACACTTGGGTCGGCTCGGAGACACGACGCCCCTCCGCGGGCGCTGATGGATGCACCGCCGGAAGTTGGATGCGCGGTCACCCTTTGCTCGGAGACACGACGCCCCTCCGCGGGCTCTGATTGGGCGTAGATCGAGTTCGCCAAGCCCATCAGGGTGACGTCGGAGACACGACGCCCCTCCGCGGGCTCTGATTGGCGGTCAATGCCGAAGACGGTTCGGTCTGGGCGTGGGTCGGAGACACGACGCCCCTCCGCGGGCTCTGATTGGGAGCTCATCCAATTGTCGACACGACCGTCAGGACCGGGTCGGAGACACGACGCCCCTCCGCGGGCTCTGATTGGGGGCGCCGTAGCGACCCCTTTCGATTCGGGTGCTTGCATTGCATTTTGCGAGCGGTCCCATGGGCCGCTACTTACTCCGCGGCTGAGACCGTTGGGCCTTCGTCCGTGTTCGCGTTCGTTTCGACGTCGTTTGCGGCATCGCGAGCGGCTGCCGCCTTTTTCGCGGCACCGGACTGGTCGCGCTCTTTGTAGCGGTCCGGACCGAACGCTGCCTTCAGCGCTGCCTTGAGCTCATGCACGCAGGCGAGCTGCCGATTGTGTCGTGCCGCCTGGTGGAGCTCGTTCGGCTTGTCCTCGGCCTTGTCCCGAAGCGCGATCTGATCGAGGTCTACCGCGCCGCTCACCTCGCAGATCTCGAACTGCGTACAAAGCTTCGCCGCGGTCACTCGATAGAAGTCGCGGCGGCGCCCCATTGCGTGGTTGCGCGCACCCGCTGCCATCGCTTCGAGGTGCTCGTCTTTCCGGCGCCACATCGCGAGCCAGAAGGTGAAAATCGTGTCCGGCGTGGTGAGCCCAAGGATCGCGGCGTACTTGCCGATGTCCGGCTCGAAGAGATCTTCGTGCGCCGCACGTCGCAGGTCGCGCCAGCGCTTCCACATGGCGTACTCCTCTTCACGCTTGTCGAGTACTTCGAGCATCACAGCCGAGACGCGCTTGAGCTTCCAGTGCGCGCGCCACTGCGACAGACCGTGCGCCGCCTCGAACACGCGAGTCGGCTGCGACGCGATCCGCTTGGCGACCTCGGCACGCGCGCTGTCGAAGAGGGTGTCGGCGACGCTGCGGAGCCTCTCCGCGAACCGCAGCGATTCGACTACTCCCGCCCGGCGGCCACGCTCGTGCGCGCCGCCAGGAAGCCGGAGCGGCTCGCCGTTGACGTGCGCGACGATCAGCGTCTTGTTCTCGTTGTCCTGCGTCCAGCAGAGGCGCACGTTCACCGTTCCCGTTCCGGGCGCGCGCTGAATGAGCGGCTCCGTCGGATCGAGGGTGAACTGCAAGCTGTACTCCCAGCGACCCGGCGACTCCTCGCTCGGAACGAGGTACGCCCACCGCACCTTGGTATCCGGCGGGATCGGCCGGTGGAGCACGACGTCCATGGTCACCCACCAGTTGCCAGCGGGGCCGTCGTACTTCGGCCGGTAGTAGTCCGGTGCCGCCGCCAATGCCTCGCGCGTCTCGGCGCGCACGCGCATGTGCACGGTCGCGCGCTGCTTGACGCGGCCGCCGTTCGCGCCGCCTTGGTTGCGCACGTCCGTGATCCGGAGCTCGTTGTTCTTGCCGGCGAGCAGATCGCCCCACGTGGCGTCGTTGATCTCCCAGCCGATCCGGCGGAGCCGCCTGCGGCTATACGTCGGTCGCCGCTTCGGACGACGGGGCTCGCCGTCGGGCCGCGGCTTCGGGCGCTTGCATGCCGCCGGCAGGTCTACACGCTGAATTGAGTGGTACGTGCCAACGGAGAGCAGCCTTGCCTCTTTGATCCAACCACGCAGCGCATCGGCTTGCGTCTCCAGCTGCGCGAGCCGACGCCACGCCTCAGGCCATTGCGCCTCTGCGAGCATTTCGTCACGCGCCTGAATGTCCGACCGCCGCTTTGCGTGGCGGTCTCCATCATTCGAGCCCCACGCCGAGCGGAGTCGCGCCGACCGCGCCGTGAACTCTTGCTGCGCCGGCTCCACGACCGCGGCGAACTGGCCACGCATCGGCTTCGCTAGCTCCGCGGCCGCTTTGCGCCAGGCCTTCAGCTCCGTGATCAGGTCGACCTCGTCCGATACGTCCACGGCTTTCTTCACCGGCTTCACCGGCCGTCCTGTCGCCGCCGTCGCCTTGCGTCGCTTCTCGCGGATGCCTCCGCGCTTGCCGCCCTTGCCCGCGTGCTCGCCGATCCACTCGTCGAGCTGCTGGTACGCTTCGTCGATCTCGCCGAGCCCCGGCACGGTCTCCGACCGGATCGCGGCGAACTGTGAGCGGCGCCACCGCTCGATGGTCACGAGCGACTGATAGTACTGCGCTGCCGCGCGCATCTCCGCAAGCGCGAGCGACTCACCGGTCAGGAACTTTCGAACACCGAACTTGGCAACGAGCATGGGACTGGTCTCCTTTGTCTTTGGTTCAAGCAGTCGAGGCGAGCGCTTCGCCCCGCGCTGCCATTGACCCACGTGCTGCCAGTGCTGTCAAGCCGAAGACTCTGGACTCTCGATCTGCGAGGAAAAGCCAGCAAGAAACAGTACCACGCGCTCCCGCTCCGCCTCCGCTCGCGAAGGCACCCAGTACCGCACAAGTCGCGCGCGGGCCGGCAGCCACGGTCTGCCCACCGCCTTGCGCAAGCGCTCCAGCTCGTCGTCGCTTTCGACGCGCACCACGATGTACAAGAAGCTCACGGGAGGATCCGTATCGGATGCCGCAGCACGGCCAGCGCCCGGCTCTCGTCCGGCGTTGCTGTACAGGCTGAGCAGAGCCAAAAGCACATCGGCGCTCTCGCGTCGTCCTGTAGCAGCTCGCATTTTAGCACCACCCAGCCAGCCGGCATGCCGTCGAGCAGCCGGACCGGGGCGCTCGTTTTGCCAAAACTCACCTGCCGCGCCGCTTGACATGCAGCGCACCGGTACACGTATCGCAGCTCGTGCCCGGCTATGTACTCGCCGCGCCGGCCTCTTGCGGTCACGCGCGCGTTACTGAGCTTCGCCATGCGCCTTCCCGCGGCGCTTCTTCCCGGTGCCAAGTGCCTCCTCGATCAGAAGCTTGCATCGCTGGCACGCCGCGATCACTGTGGCGTCCTTCAGCGTGACTGCCTTGAGCTCGATGATGACCGGCTTGTCCACCGCGTAGTGCTCCGGGTATTCGAGCGCGATCGTGTCCGACGCAGCGAGCTGCCAGAAGCTCGGGTAGTCGATCTTCCGCACGATCGTGCACGCATGCGGCGCCCGGCACCGCCGCGGCGCCACGTCGGCAGTCCACCCGTGCGTGTGGCCACACTGCCCCGTGCACTGACACATACCGCCCGAACCTTGCCCCATCAGTGCAGCCTTTGCGGTTCCTGCTCCGACTCACGCGGATCCGACAAGATGATCCCTCGCTGGCGGGCGGCCACTATCAACAACTGAATGCTCGCCTCCTGCGAGCCGATGATCTGCACGGCGCGAGCGAGCTTTCGCCGACCCGCGCGCCGCGAGAGGTACAGGTACACCGCTACGCCGAAGAACAGCGTGCCGTCGATCCGATGCCAGACTTCGAGCGCGCCCGTCCAGCTCATACGCCGTCGAGCCCCAGCGCTCTCCGGAGCGCGTCCAGCTTTTCGTTCGCCCGACTCGCATCACACGTGCACTCGTTCGAGTCCCCCGAGTGGGCCTTCCGGCACCACCGATAGTGCGCCACACTCACGTCGCGCAGAGCCTCAGCCGCACGCGCGATAGCGAGCAGCGTCGGCGCCGCGTTACGAAGGCGCCAGTACAATGCCTGCTCCGCGTGCGAGACGAACGCAGCGATCGGTGTGCCGCCGGGAACCGGTTGGCCCTTCGGCTGCACCGGCCACACGATTTCCTGGTCCGAGATGCCCGTGTAGTCCGCCCAGCCCGCGGGCCATCCGTGGCCGGCGAGCTGCTCAACTTCGAGTGGACCGGCGAGTTCTAGGTCACGCGCCAAGCCGGCGACGTCGAGCGACGCCTGCAGGCCCGGCCACAGTGGACCCATGGGCAGCGCGTCCGTGTTCGGCCCCGCCGGAACGTGAAACGCTTCCATCCCTGACGTCGACGGCGCCGGTTCAGTCGGGGCATTCGGCACCCCCTCGAAGGTCGAGGGTGCGGCAAGGCCCGCCATGAGCTCCGGTGGCATGGACTCCAACAGGATCCGTCCCTGTGCCATTTCTAGGGACGTCAGCGACTCGACCAGTGCAGCCACCCGGCCAGCCAGCGCCGCGGCCGGCGCAGGCAACGCTTTACGAATCGCGGTGGCGGCGCGTACCACCTGGTCCTGTGCCGTCGCGAGCTTTTCATACATCGTCGCGCGCGACTCCGCGCGCTCCAGCCGCTCGCGCAGCTCCGCCTCGTACGGCGTGCGCGGCGGCACCTCATCGCGACTGACCAGCGTCACGGCTCGTCCTTCGGGTCCGGCAGCCCCAGGCGAGCGCATCCGGAATGACCTGTGCGCCCGAACGTCAGCGTCAGCGTCACGTCGGTCGGGTCGTAACCAGGGAGGTTCGAGAGCTCCGTCAGCTGAGCCGTCAGCGCCATCAGCGCGGCCAGCTCGGTATGCGTAAGCTGCTCCGGTGGAGTCCCGAGCAGCAGCACGTACTTCGCTTTCGGATTTCCCAGCACCAGTTTCGGGTCCATTCAGGTCTCTCTTTTGGGTCCTGGAGGATTCTCGCACGTGCACGGGTCGCACTCCGGGCATGCGTCCACGCCGTGCTCGCAGACGACAGGGATCGCGCACTCCCTCGCTACGCGAAAGCGGCAGTAGCGCGCGTGGTTCCAATACAGCGACCGCAGATGTCGCGGGTCGCCGGAGTCGAGCGACTGCCGCGCCTGGCTCACTGCTTCACCTGGACGTCGAAGGCCGCGAGCAACTTCTCCCGAATGTTCCGGCACTCGGCAGAACGCGACTTCCAGCTCTCAGCGAGTCCGGCCGCAAAAGCCGGACCTTCCAGCATCTGCGCATGCGCAGCGTTGCCGCGCGCAGCGTTGTCGCACTCGTTCACGATCGTCATCACCCGCGCGAAGACGGCTATCGCGCTATCTCCGACGACCAGCTTGGTCATTGTGCCCGGCCGGTGGCGCACCGCCCGGACGCGATCGAGGTGGACGTCTAGGAACATCGCGCCCGGCGCCGTGCATGGCTTGTCCGTACCTGCGTTGCATGTCGGGCATACGACCTGAAGAGCCAACACGCGCGTGCCCTGGACGGTCGCCAGCGCTGCTTCCGGTTCAATCATCGTTGAGTCTTACCCTGTCCCGCGCACGCCTCGCACGTCGAGCGCTGTTTGCCCTTCAGCGTGACCTTGCCCGCGCCGAAACACACTCTGCAGTCGTTCGCGTCGAGCGACAAGATCTCGCACCGCGGCGTGACGGTCTCCGCATGCACCAGAGTCCCAGACGCTGCGTTCTGCTCGAACAGGGCCAGGGCCTGCGCGGTCCCGGCGGTGTGCACCACCAGCTGCTCACACGGTCCCGACTCGGCCTCGCGAAACCACTGGAACACGTACGTCCGCGAATGTCGGACCGGCTCGTCCGGCGCGCCACCGAGCAGCGGCTGCAGGGGCAGCTTCCCCGCGAGCAGCCCATCTCCTTCCACGTCGTCCGCCATCGCCAGCTGCTGGCGGTAGTGATCCTTCGTGGCCGGGTCGGCGATGGCGTCGATCAGCTCTTCTAACCGTCTTCGTTCTGTGGGCGTCATGGATCAGTCCGGCACCTTCCGGCGATGCACGATCTGCCACTGCTCCATCGCGTCCGCGATGCGCCGTGCCTCGTCGCACTTTGCGATCGGCGCGCCCTCGCACTGGGCGCGGTATGCCCATTCGCGCACGAGCTCGGGACCGAGCATGTCCTGTGCTCGCAGGACAAAGACGGGCTCGTCCTCTCCCGCCTTCTCCAATGACGTGACGCCTTCCTTTTTTGTTGACGACATTCTTGGTGCCCTTACCTTTCTTCAATCGTTTCCTTCAGTACGTCTGCCAGCTCCGCTACGAGCGTGGCGAGCGCTTCGATGTCGGAGCCGTCGCGCTCGTCGTTGGCTCGGCCACCAATCCGATGGGCCTCGCGCACGATGCGTTTCAAGGCGCTCCGCGGCGGCTCGGGGTCGCGAGAGTCCGGTTGCCGCTCGGCCTCCGGCACGTCCGCTGTCGAACCAAAAACTGCGGCGCGAATAACCGCCGACCGATCCGCCTGTGCGAGCGCCGCTCGGCGATCAATCTCCGCTCTCTCCGCGTCGCTCAGTAGAAACTGAAAGCGGTTGCGGCGCACAGTTATGCGACCGGAGTTTTTATTCATGGCAACCTGACCTCCGGCGGTGGCGGCCAGACCTTCACGCCGCGACGATACTCTCCACCGCACCGCCAACAATATTGCACTCTACCTCGTTCGGTAGTGATCGTGTGGAACGTGGCTCGAATACGGTTGGCGGCGCAATGCGGACAGGAATCGTTCTTCATGGCTTCACCGGCGACGCGCTTCCACCAGAGTTCAGGCGCCCATGCTCCTCAGCCTCGCGAATGCGCTCGGCCGTCAGTCGCACGAGCCTGGTGCCTTCATCGCGACCGGTGTCGAGCCACAGATTCATCGCCGGCTCCTCCGTTCCTCGTCCAGAATGTCCCGTGCGCCCCGCATGACACGATCAAGCGTCCAGTGGTCGTCGTTGACCTCGCGCAAGATGTCCGCCACGCGCTGCGCGCAGGCCGGAACCACCGCGGTGGCCTCAATGTGCTGCCGGAGCTCCTGCAGCGCCTCCAGACGCGAGTGGCCGAAGCCGGTTTCGTTGTCGACCTCTACGCGCCAGTCCATGCGACGCGCACTCGGACGCCCGCGACTCTCGCACCATGAAAAGGTTATCGAGACCGAGCGCGAGAATGCGGCGCCGTATCTCTCGCGAAGAACGCCCAGCGCCTCGATCAGCAGGTCGTCTACTTCGCCAGGGCCCATTCCGCTGACGACCGCCGCCGCAAGCTCGTCGCTCATCGCTTCGCTCCCCGCGTGCGGAGCTCAACCTGGTCGCGCTCGGCCGGGTCCATGGCCGCCCACGCCTCGCGGATCCGCGTCCAGAGTTCCTCTGGAACGTCTCTCGCATCGTTTACCAGGCGCGTGACCTCACCGAAACACGTGAGGTACTCCTGTACGAGCGGACTATCGGGCGCCGGAACGCTCACCGGTGACGTTTCCCATCCGGAAGCCAGGGCTTGTCCGCCGCGAGTCGCTCCAGCTCGGCCCGAAGCGCCTTGCTGATCCGGGGCCCACTGAACATCTTGCCGCTCTCCGTTCGAAAGATGACGCGAGCGATCCGGAGCTTCTTCGGACCCCGACCTCGGCGACCGACGACGAGCTCCATCACGCTCGATTCGATGGCCATGTCGAGCGCGATGGCCCGCCACTCTGTCCGAGTCCGGTTCGACGCCATGCTGTCACCGCTACCACCGCTGTCAGAGGCGGTCAACCAGGGCCACGACCCTTGAGCGCCTGTGCAGCCAATTCGCGCACTAACTCCGGGTTTTCTCGGGCAACGACCCACAGGCGCTCCAGCTCGGTCACTCGATTCACGAGCTCGACCAGGACCCGCTGAGCCGACTCCACCCTGTCCATTTCCTCCACGAGCTTCCCGCGGATTTCGGTGAACTTCTCATCGGTGACCTCGGCGTCGCCCTCCTGCCTCTTTTCGAGACGCCCGAGCCGCGCGTCGATACGCGCCTCCACATCCGCCAGGTCGCCGAGCGAAGCGGGGTATTCGCTCACGGGTTGAACCTCGCAATCGGGGGCCAGCTCGAAGTCTGCAGGGCCGTCTGGGCGCTCAGAACGGATTGCGTTGCGCGGCGGCGCTCTTCGGGCCTACCGCTTAGAGCCGCCAAGGCGATCTCCCGCTCCAGCTCGTCCTTCGGCCCCCGCAGCAGCCGAGCGACTCGCTTGTCGTCGAGACCGCCTTCGAACAGAGCGCGCATCGAAGCGACCGGCTCCGGCGCGGCATACCATCGGCGCTTGTCGAGCTTCTTGTTCTTCCAGTCCTTGCCGCGTTGGTCGCGGATGACTGTAACCGCCATGCCGGCTTTACTCAGAACGTTCGCCTCTCGCCACCAGACTTCCACGAGGCCGAGTCGCTCGATGAGCGCAACGCGCGCCGCGTTCGAGCACGCCGCGCTGCCGGCGTGTCGGCTCATGTCCTTCACCTGTTTGCCGCACGCGGGACACGTCGGACGCGCCGATGTCGGGTTCGTCAGCTGAAGCGGCGGCGGCCTCTGCTTCATAGGGTCGCTTCCGCGAGTCGGAACCGAAACTCGCCTGGCCACTCCTCGACGCCGCGCGACGTCCATTTCCTGAACCGCGCTTCGGCGGCGGTTCGCTCCGCGGCCCCGTCGAGCACCCATTCCCCCGATCCGTCTGTCAGCGCGCAGATCACGAGCCACCGGTGCCCAGCTGGATGGCGGAGCTCAAGCGACACTCCCTCAGCGCCCCGTGAGCACCCATATCAGCGCGCACGCGAGCAAGATCACGGCGAATCCCAGGATCCTCACCGTCAGCCGCATCCGCACCATGTCGGCGTCCGCGGCCTCCAGGCTTTCAATTAGAGGTTCCTCTCGCAGATCCTGCTCAATCGGATCGGTGCCATAGCTACCGAGACCCGCTTCCCGCGCAATCTCCTGTGCGTCTTCGCCCCAGGTTGGCGCCTCGCCTTCTGGCGGCGCGCCCGCAGCGGGCGGCGCGAAGTACGGTTTGTCTCGGTCGGTCATGACGCCAATGCTGCCACCCGTGGGTGCTACTTGTCAAAGACGATTGCGCCATCGCGCAGAACCGGGCGGCTCTCGGCCCACCAGGCCCGTTTGCACGTTTGGCACTCGCATTCGCAGATCATCGGCAGCGGGCCCGATCGTCCGGGGGACCCGGTGCACGCCTCGTGCGATTCTCGAACTACGACCGGGCAATCCATGTGCTCCGCGCGCCCCGGCGCAAGCGGTCCCCACGCGGCGCACACCTGGCTCATGGCCCGTGCCCGTCGTCGTACTCGTGGTCGTCGTACGCGCGGTCGATGTCCGCGGTTCCGAGCGCCGCGCGTACCTTCGGCTTCTCGCGACGCACTGAAAGCCACACGGCTTCGCCCTTTTTTACGTGTACGAGCGCGTCGCGGCCGACGAGCGTCGCGAGCGGCACCTCGAACTCTCGGCCGTCCACCTCATCGGCGAGCACGAGCGTCTGATCGAGAAGCATAACCTCGGAGACGCGGCAGCGGAGCCCCATGACCTCATGCATCACGGGCGGCGGCCGGCGCCGACGCCGCTTCGTTTTTGCGCGGCCCTTCCGCGCGCGGCGCTTCGGGCGTCCGGTTCCGATGCCCTGGTAGGTGCCTTTGCTCATGCCGGGGGCAGTGTAGCAGTGGCCTCGCCGTCGACGTAGCCCTTGATCTGTTCGTAGCAGCCACCGCACAACATCTCGTGGCGCTCGCTCTGCTGCACGTAGCGCTCCCACTCCTCGTCCGTCACGCGAAACATCTCCGGCCACAGCTCGCCGCAGCGCCGGCAGATGTTCGGGTAGAGAATGAACGGCGTGCGGCCCTTCCCGGCCTCGATCCGTCGCCACTCGGCTAGTTGGTGGGCCGGCAGACCGTACTCGTAGACCCGCAGCGGCAGACCGGCAGACGCAGCGCGCTCTTCCTTGGTCATCGCGGCGAAGTTCTCTGGGAAGTGGTCGCGCCGGTAGCCCGGATAGAACTGTTGGAGCTCGCAGCCGCACGTGATCCGCTGGTGGCCGCAGAACGCGCAGCGCTCCATGTCGCAGCCGTCCGCGTGGATCTGCCCCTCTTTGACCCCGCAGTCGCCGCAGGTCGCTCGCTCTGAAAGGGGCATGCTTCGGAAGCTATCAGCGCTGCCACCGGCGTCAAGCTCGTGACATTTCCTGTCACTCGTGCGCTTGCAGGCCGCGGCGCAAAGGCGCATATCGTTCTGCATGGCGAGTGCAGCCTATGAAGTCGTTGTCTCCACGGACGCAGGCCGTCCGGCGTGGCTCAAGGCCCGCGCCGAGCTCGTTACCGCATCCGACGTGCCGGTGATTCTCGGTATCGTGCCGGGCAAGCCGGCGCTCTGGTACGAGAAGGTCGGTCTCCTCGAACACCACGACGACCCCGAGGACGAAGTGCCGATGATGGGCCACTACCTCGAAGCTGTGAACGCCGAGGTGCTCTACCGCGGCAAGACGGGCCGCAAAGTTCGACGCTGCCAGAAGCTCCTTCGCAGCAAGCGGTATCCGTGGCTCGGCGCGACGCTCGACTACTGGACGTGGCTGCCCGGCGAGTCGAGGCCGGGGCCGCTGGAGCTCAAGGTCACAGGCAACAAGGACAACTGGCCCGACGACGCGCCACCCGCGAGCAAGTTCCAGGCGCAGCTCCAAACGCAGATGCTGGTCGCCGGCAGCAGCTGGGGCTCGCTCTCGGCGATCATTGGGAGCCCGTACATTCACCACCGGTGGGTCGACTTCGAGCGCGACGACGCGCTCTGTGATCACATCCTCGCGGAGACCCAAGCGTTCGCGGAGTCCGTGCGCGCGGGCGTGAATCCGCCTGTGGACGGTGACGAGAGCACGAGCGACGCCCTGCGCCACCTAGTCGTCGATGTGCTCGCCGGAACGACCACCGTGTTGCCGCCTGACGCGCTCGACTGGGACCAGGAGCTCCAGGCGGCGCGCGAGGCGATCCGGACGTGGGAGCACCGCAAGCGCTTCTACGAGAACCTGCTCATGACGGCGATCGGCGATCATGAGGTCGGTGAACTCCCCTACGGCGTAGGTCGCTACACGTTCAGGCGGCAGACGCGCGCCGCGCACACCGTCTCCGGATCGACATTCCGCCGCCTTCAGCGCGTCGCACGCAAGCGCCGCCGCGGCGTCATACCGGTGATCACGGCGGCCGCGTGACACACCTTTTCGCCAACCGAAACGGAGATACCCCATGACCCAGACGCAGACGACACCCGCCACCGCCCCGAAGGGCCTCACCACCCAACGCTCGAATGCACCGCGCGATCCGAACTCCGAATTTCGAGACGTGCTCCTGAAGCTCCGGCCGCAGCTCACCGCCGCCCTGCCGAAGCACCTCGATCCAGATCGCCTGCTCCGGATCGTGCTCACGACGGTTCGGAAGACTCCCGCGCTGCTCACCTGTTCGCGTGAAAGCGTGCTCGCCGCGATCATGCAAGCCGCGCAGCTCGGGCTCGAACCGGATGGAAACCTAGGCCTCGCGTACCTCTTGCCCTACGGCAACCAGTGCCAGCTGATCGTCGGCTGGAAGGGCCTCATTGAGCTCGCCCGGCGCTCCGGGCTCGTTACCAACATCACCGCTCACTGCGTGCACTACGGCGATTTCTTCGAGTACGAGCTCGGGCTCGACCCGAAGCTGCGGCATATCCCGGCCGACGTGCTCGAAATGCCGCAGTACACGCGCGAACGCACGATCGCCGAAGATATGCGGCGTGAACAGGTCGTCGGCGCGCTTGCAGGCAATCGCAAGAGCGATCTCGTTGCCGCGTACGCCGTGGTCACTATGAAAGACGGCAGCCGGAACTTCCGTGTCGTGACGCGCAAGCTCGTCGAGAAGGTTCGAGCGAAGAGCGCGTCGCGCAACAGCCAGGCGTCCCCATGGAACGAGTGGGAAGAGCAGATGTGGGAGAAGACGGCCGTGAAGCAGGTGCTCCGCTTCGTGCCGCTCTCGCCGGAGGACAAGACGATCATCGATCACGCCGATGTCGGCCGTGTGCTCGGCAACATCGGTGACGTGCGCACGCTGAAGGCGCTCGAAGAGGAGCCGCTGCCGCCCGAGGCTATGACCGACCCAGAGGCGCCCGAGCCCGCGCCCGCTGCCGCGGCGACGGCACCCGACCCGGCGGCATCCGCGCCCGCTGCCGCGGCGCCCGCGCAAACCGAGACCAAGAAAACCGGACGCCGCAAGGGCGCCCAGGCGCAGGCCCAGCCGATCACGAAGCCGCCCGAGGACGCGATCTCGGGCGCGCCGGCACCAGCCCCAGCCGCGGCGGCGCCCGCCCAGCCCGTGCCGCCCCCTCCAGGACCGCCACCACCCGCCGGCTCAGAAGTCGATGGTCCGCAGCAGGGGCTCTTCGGCGACGGCGGAACCGAGGATCCAGGGCCAGGACCCGAAGAAGCTGACGTCACGGCGGCACCGCGCTGAGATTTCTAGGGCGGCGCTAACGCGCTCGCGTTCATACGAGCAGCTTTCATGCTGCTTTCGAAGCACGCGCAGATCGCAACCAGAATCGCGGTGCGTCGTGCGAGTTTTTTCTTCGCATCGCTGTAGCGTGTTCTCTTCCCTTGGCACGTCGCGATCTTGCGCGCCGCCGCTCGTGCTCCGCGCGAACCTGAACGGATCTTTCGTCGTTGACTGGTCTATCCCGGCTCTAGTAGCGATATATCCCCGGTTCCACCGACCACAGGGAGAGCTCTCGTGCCTACGCCGACGAAAAAGAAGCGCCCACGACAACAGTACCACTTGCTCGTCGCGCTCGATGACGACGACCGACGCGCCCTCGAAGACGCAGCGCAGATCGAAAAGTTGAACAAGGCGGACAGCGTCCGTCGTGCCATCCGCGCATACCACCGCAAACTCAGGTCTCAAATCGCCGCTGCCGGCTGAGCGTCACGAAAGCGTCGTGATGCAAGGTACAGCTATTGCTGTCGGTGCTGTCATCGCTACCATGCGGCAGTTGGAGTCTACCTAATGGCTTGGCTTGCTGATCCGCGCAAGTGGGCCGACGACTGGTGGGCTGGCCTCTCGTTGGGTGCTCGGTGGATTTGGGAGGCATGCCTCACTGGTCCGTATCGGACGGTAGTGCCGGGGCTCTGTAAGGGTGTGAACCTGTACACGCTCCACAGCCACGTCGTACGCCGGATCCGCCGACCTGAACGGCGTTTTTCCTTTGATGAGTTCGCTACGGATCTAACGGAGGTACTGGAGCCAGACACGAACGGAAAAATTCACCTGTACCTAGACGCCAACACCGAGGTTGCTCGAATCCCGATGGCGCCCGCGTACAACCACGCTGCTAACCCAAGCGTACTCGCATCGTGGTACCGCCACTGGCGCGACGTCCCGGACTGCGAGCTAAAATTCGAGCACATCGCCAGCCTTCGACTCGGCGTGAACTTCTCTCTCGTAGATAAACACGGTCGCCACTCCATGGTCGAAAAGTGGGACGCGACATTCGGCCAACCTGAACGCGCCTACCTCGACGGAAAGCGCCAGCTCAAAACCTACGCTGATCTTCAGGAACGCCGTGTACCCACCCAAGAAACCCTGCCATATCCCGCTGGTGTTCTGGGCGCCCAACCCGGACACCGTGCCGGACACCGTGCCGGACACCGTGTCCCTCTCTCAGAGAACAAGGATTTGGATCGGGATCGGGATCTGGATCTGGATCAGACGGTGTCCAACACCGTGCCGGACACCGTGCCGGCACTGGTTGCCCAACCCCCACGACCAATTGAATCTTCTCGGAAGAAGAGCGAGCTTAAAGCCAATTCCAATGGAGGTGTACACGATGAAACAGGTCGCCCAGGGCTTGGACCACACGGCACTGCGAACGGGGAGGGAAGCCGAGCGGCAGTCGCTCAGGGCGGCGGCGGCGGCGGCGGGCGGTCCATCAGCCCTGTTCCGGGACCGTTATCCGTGCCTCGGCGCCCTTTGCCCCGCGGATTGGAGTGAAGAGTCGCTCGTTGCGCAGACCGTCGCTTGGTACGAGGATTCGGAAGCCCGTCTGACGACGTGCGCGACGTGTCCGCCATCCGGCGGGGCGTGCGCTCGCGAGCGGATGCTGCTGAAGCCGGGTCAGTTGCCGGTGTGGCAGGGCGACCGGATCGTCGCTGCTCCATGCGAGCGGTACCGCGAGTGGAGGCTAAGTGAACGGCTTGCCGTGAGTAACGTGCCGGAGCGCTACCGTGGCTGCACGATTGATGGTTTCGAGGTGGAGACCGACGCGCAGCAACTCGCACGCAATGCGGTCGTAGCTTTCTTCGAATCTCTACAAGCCGGCGTGGAACCGTGGCTGATTGTTTCAGGTCCAGCGGCGGAGGGTAAGACGCATCTTGCTTGCGCGATGCTGCGAAGCGTACCGCGTGCCATGCCACGGAAACACTTCTGGTACTCGGACATGAACGAGCTGCGGATGCAGATGAAAAACTACAATTTCGAGTCGCGCGAAGAGAGCCCGATGGACCGGCTGATCGCGACCGAGGTACTCGTGTTCGACAACATGGACGCCACGCGACTGTCGAAAGAGGCTTGGTTGAAAGAGCGCGTAGAGGACGTGCTTTACCAGCGATGGAACCGTAAACGAGCGACACTGATCACCACGCACGAAACCAAAGACGCAATCGTCGCAACGTTTCCGAGTATCACCACGCTGGGAGAGGCACCGTCGTGCGGCCTGGTGTGAAGAAAGCGGAACCCGCGCAGCTGCGACCGATGCCGGGTCGCGTGCCACCGCACAACCTCGACGCCGAGGCATCGGTGCTAAGTGCCGTGCTTCTGGTGCCAACTGAGTTCGACGCGGTCGCCGGAGTCCTCCAGGCTGAGCACTTCTACTCGGACGCCAACCGCCGGATCTTCGAGGCGATGGCATCGCTGAACGTAGCGACGCAACCGATCGACGTCGTGACGGTCGCGACGTGGCTCCACAACAACGGCCGTCTTGCCCAAGTCGGCGGCACGCCGTACCTGACGATGATCCAAGACGCCATACCGGCTGTGGCGAACGTCGCAACGTACACGGAGATCGTACGCGACGCCTGGCAGAAGCGGCAATTCATCGCCCGGTGTCAAACGTTCGCGGCTGAGGCGTACGACACGCCTACGCCGGGGCGTGAGCTCGTTCAGAACGCAGAGGAGTCTCTTGCTGAGCTCGGGCAGAGCGGCGCGACGAACGCATTCGCCCGCGTCGGCGCGATCGTATCAGCGGAAGTTGAGCGGCTGGACGACGCCCGCAAGAACGGCATCGCGTCGTTGGCGCTGAGCACTGGTTTCCGCAAGATCGACGAGAATACGGCAGGGTTGCACAAAGGAGACCTGTACATCCTCGCGGCGCGCCCCGGTCACGGCAAGTCGAGCTTGGTCATGAACATGGCGGCGAACGTCGCTCGTCCGAAGCGCCACGGCGTGGGTGTGTTCTCGCTCGAAATGCCCAAAGAGCAGATCGCGGTGCGGCTCGCGTGTGCGGAGCGAGGCATCGACGCAGGCGACGTGCGGCGGAACCGGATGAACGATGATCAGTGGGCCGAGCTGCAACAGGCTGCTGCCGACCTCGCTCAGATGCCGCTCTGGATCGACGACACCGCGGCGCTGTCGCTACTCGAACTACGCGCGCGCGCTCGGAAGCTGCAGCGCGACATCGCAGCGGGTCGTACCGACCTAGAATGCGAAGAGCTCGGTCTCGTCTGCGTGGATTACCTGCAGCTCATGCAAGGCATCCGTGAGCGACAAGACAACAGGGAGCAAGAGATCGGTTCGATCAGCCGCGGGCTAAAGCAGCTAGCGAAGGACTTGAACATTCCAGTCATCGCGCTCTCGCAACTGAACCGGTCAACGGAACAACACGGGAAAGATCACCGGCCGAAACTCTCGTCGCTTCGCGAGTCGGGGAACATCGAACAGGACGCGGACAGCGTCTGGTTCATTTACCGCCCGGACATGTACGACAAGGAAGCGAAGCCCGGCGACGCAGAGTTCATTGTCGCGAAACAGCGCAACGGCCCCCTCGACACAATCGAGATGCACTTCCGTGGAGCAACGATGCGCTTCTGCGAGCGTGCCGCGGGCGTCGACGTTGACCAGTTCGACGACTTCGCCGACGCCCTGGGAAACGTGTAGGAACCGAGCGCTTCCGATACCGAAAAGTTGCTGGACGCGGAGCAGCGCCGGTAGCCTGCTGGCGACGATGAGCTTCCAGGAGTTCCCGCCCGCCCTGATGGTTCTGAGCCCGCGCCTGACTACGGCCGGCGATCCCGGTTCTAGCGTCGTTGGGATCAACACGACGCCGCTTGCCGACGGCGCCATCACGTACTGCATCGCCAATCAGCTCACGTATCGGTTGAACAAGCAGAGCACGGCCACGCCGGACGGGAACACGATCCTCGCCCCGGTGAACGGTCCTGGGCGCTGGTTGGCGGCGGTGAACGGTTTGGCTGGCAGCTGGACGACCTACACGCCCAGCTTCAACAGCCAAAACGCCGACGGTGCGCTCGGTGACGGCCTCATCGATGGTCGGTTCAAGGTCGACGGCGACACGCTTTTTTTCTCGATCTCTCTCCAATGGGGCGCGACGACCAGCGGTGGCACAGGGTTCCTCGTTTTCGGTTTGCCGCCCGGCGCGACGATCGACAACGCCAAGATGCTCGGCTTTGGTGTCGGCCTATCATCGGGGATCGCAGCGCAGTCTTCGGTCGCAAACCAGACGTTCCCGCTTATCCAACTCGCGGCTGCCGACTTTGGTCCGCCACTCGGTCCAGTTGTAGCGTTCGGACTTTCGAGTTCCGCCACCGGGGCGTTTTTAGAGGCAACGTCCCCATTCGCCTTCGCTGCTGGAGACTTCATCGCAATCCAGGGCACCGTGGCGCTCGTCTGACGCGAACGAAACCCCGCTACCGAAAAGTTGCTGGTCGAAGCGCGGCGCCGGTAGCCTGCGGGAACCATGAGCTACCAGGACTTTCCGCCCGCCCTCATGATTCTGAGCCCGCGTCTCACGAAGGCCGGTGATCCAGGTTCGAGCGTGGTTGGGATCAACACAACGCCGGTGGCCGACGGCGCCATCACGTACTGCATCGAGAACAAGCTGGCATATCGGCTGGACAAGACGAGCGTCGCCGCGCCCGACGGCAACCTGATCCTCGCGCCGCTCTATGGTCCAGGCCGATGGCTTGCCGCTGTGGCGGGTGGATCGTCGTGCCTCTTGCAGGTCGGTTACGATCAACCACCATCAACGATACTATTGCCGACACAAGTAGGTAGCGCGCCGATGCCGCGCACCGATCCGGCGACCACGCCACTTGCCGTAGAGTTCGCCGAAGTCACGCGCGGCAACGTCGTGGAAGTGTTCTGGGATGCCACTATTGGCAATCCGGGCGGCGACGGCAACGTCACCGAGCTCCAGTTTACGGGCAGCGTCGCCGTGTCGTTCGTGCCGGCGCCTACGTTCCCCACCGACTTTTTCCTCGTCGCCAATTCGCAAGCGGGCACGCGCATCCCGCCCCCCGTCGGTCCGAATCAATCGGACTCGACCTACGAGTCGATGAGCGCCCTTGCCGCGTTCACTGTGCCCGCTGGCGTCGGCGCCACGGTGCCTCTCACCGTGTGGATGCTCTACAGCGCGTCACAACCTGCGTTTGTCGGCGGCACGAACCTCGCTGGCTTCATTCCCGGCGTGGGGATCACGCTCAAAGCGACCGAGTACAACAGCGATTGTGTGCCCCAGCCGGGGCCGTTCCAGCTCTTGCCGTTCGGCGAGGGCTGATTTCGCGGCGCGTCTTCACGCTTTTTTGACAGCCGGGCTCTGGCGCGCGACCATCGGGCGGCCATCCGTCCTTCGGGAAGAGGCCGTCCGCGCGCGCGGCAAACCGTTTGCCCCGGCCCCCGCGCGCGGGCGGCGCAGTTACGGAAACGGCGCCGTCCGAAAACTTGCGCGCCGCCGACTGGGCCGCGTAGGCTCTCTCTCATGCGCGTGACCGTGCCGTTGACGCTCGACGTGGGCGCACCCACTGCGTGCATTCCGGATCCGGAAGCGACCGTGAAGAGCCAGCGCATGCGGATCTTCGACGTCGCGGTGCTCGGCCCGCTCATGATCTGGGGCGGCGCAAAGGCCGGCGGTCTCGGCGGCACGGCGCTCGCGTTCTTCGGTGTGACCACGATGTTCTACAACGCACGAAACTACGCGCGCGTTCGCAATATGGCCACGGCGCCCGTGGCTCCTTTGCCACCACCGTCCAGTATGCCGCCAGTGGCAGCACCGGCTGCATGAGCAAAGAGGAACCAGCGGTATGATCACGTTCAAGGATCTCGTCAACCACCCGTTCAGCTTCGCTATCGGCGTCGGTGTCGCAAACGGCCTCCTCGCAGTCGGTCGCGGCAAGAGCATCGACAAGCCAACCGCGATCACACTGAGCCTCATCCTGGGACTCGGTGAGATGGCGCTCGTAGCGTTCGAGCCCGAGTCGGAGCGCCCGATGAGCCTAACGGCCATCGGCCTGTGGTCCGTGGCTGGCGTTGCCGTCGGCGTCATGCCGTTCATCAGAGAGCACAAGGTGCTCATCCCGGAAGGTGGCTCGTCCAAGCCGTCGTCGTTCCCGTCGCTGCCGATCGCCGCGAATGCGGGAGGCGGCTCGACGGCGGTAAGCGGGTGGAGCCGCAACGGTCGCCGAGCTGCCGTGCCGCGCCGTCGCCGCCGGGCCTGAACGAAGGAACTGGGCGGAGCGGACGATGGCACGGACGCACAAAGACGTGGAGTTCGCCGTTGAAGACGGGAGCGGCCACCAACGCACCTTCAAAACTTTCGACGAGGCCGCAGGGTTCGCGCTCGTCATGGGCGTCTCGCGCGGGCGCGCGAACCTCGACGTGCTCATCTGGAGCAAGAGCGGCGCACGGTTCTACGGCGGCGACGACGCCGTCGAGCAGTACAACGAGGATCCCGAGGCGAGCGTCTTCGAGCGCTACCAAATCAGCGTCAACGCCCAGGGACGGATCCCGTGAAGCGCCGCTTTCAAAGCCGCTGGCGATGATGACTTGACTGACGGCACCGGCTGGGGTGATGCTAAAGGCATCATCATGCCGAGCATCGCAGCCGAACTCTTTTTTCGCGCTTCTCTTTCTCGCCGTGATCCTTTGGGGCGGTGACCGCCTGATCGCGCTTGTTCCCGGTTACGAAAAGTTGAAGCAGGCTGCGCGCATCATCGCGATCGTCGCCGTCGCGCTCTGGTGTATCAGCCTGGCCGCGTCGCTCGTCGGCGTCTCGTTGCCATGGAGTGCCGGCACGTCGGTACACCGGAGGCACTGACCTACCGTGACGGTAGTCGACGCGCGAAGCGGACGCGACGTAGCGCTCGGCCAGACCGTTCGATACGGTGGTGACCCGGGCGCGGACTGGCAGCTCTTGGGTGTCGAGCGCGCGAATCCCCTCGGGGACGCGCTGATCATCATCCGTCGGCTGAGCGACAGCACGATTCACCGAGTGCCGTGTCCCGTTCGCTGGTTCATCGGCGGTCGCGTGCTGCCGGTCATCCTCGCGCCGACTTGACGCCTCGCTCGCCGCGCGGCACCCTGTGAGCCGTCCCCATCGGGGCCGATCGGTTTCGACGTGGAGTGAAAGGAAGGCCTGCGCGCAGGGAGTAGCCCACCCGGACGGGCTCGTTTAGTTGCGAACGACAACAGCACCGCTCTGCCCATCGCGGCTTGAGCCGTCGCTACGGAGAGGAATCCGAGTATCCGAAGCGGCGTGACTACACGGGTCGAACTGCGCGGGGCCGCCTCGACGCAGAGGTCATCACGGCGGCCGAGCATACCGGATCATCGCGATAAGGTGCCGGAAGCCCGCTGCGAGGCTTAGAGCAGCTACGCGCGTGAACGAAGGTCATCTGGAAGCTTTGCGGACCCGGGTTCGATACCCGGCGGCTCCACTCCCGCTGTCACGCGGGATGGTGGAGGCAAGGACGGTCAGTCCTCGCCCCTTGGAACGGCTCGGAGACCCCGGGCCGTTTCGCTTTTCGGTTGACCGGTTGCGCGATCCTCGCTCTCGCGTGTAGGCTTCTGCCACGACCACGTGATCGCACTCGGGATTGCGCCGGGGCTCCGTGCCCTGGGATACGCAGTGCTGCAAGCCAACGGCGCGCCGCGGGCGGAGCTTTTGGACTCGGACGTGCTCCACGCCGGCCGCGGCATCACGGTGCAAAATGCGATCGACGTGGCTCGCCGCGTCCACGCGCACCGGCTCGTGCTCGACGTCGTGCTGGCTCGAAACCCCCCTGGCATCGTCGTGCTCGCGCCGCAGGCGGACCTCGCCGAGCCCCCGGAGCACATCGCGCTCGTGCGGCTCGGGCTGATGGCCCTCGGCCAGGCGTTCCAGGTGCGGATCCTTGATTTGCACAACCCGGCGGACCTCTACGAAGCGCTCGGGATCGAGTCGTCGAAGGGGATCGCCCCGACGCTCCGGGCCTCGGTGAGGGGGCCGACGGCGGTTCCCAGGGACCGCCGGGTGCTGCTCGCCACGGCGGCCGCCGTGGCGGGGTGGAGGGAGGTTGCCCGTTGAGGTTTTCACGTGAAAGGGTTTCACGGTCACATGCGGCGGCGCCGACGAACTGAAGCCGAAATCGCCGCTGGGGTTGAGCTCCCAGAGCCGGACACCCGGTGGTGCTCGGGGTGCCAGGCCGAACGGCCGAAAGAGGAATTTGCTCGGTGCAAACGCAACGGGCGGCAGCGGCTCTGTCGGACTCACCACGCCGAAGCCATGCGCCGCCACCGGGCGGCGCACCCGGGCGCAGAAACAGAGCGTTACCGGGCCGACCCGGCCTACGCCGACAAAGTGCGCGCCCGCAAACGGGTGAGCATGAGGCGATACCGCCAGCGTTCGGCGAAGCGACCCTGTGAAAACTGCGGCGAGCCCGTGACGCAAGCGCACCATGACGACTACACGAAACCGTTGGAGGTGCGCGCGCTTTGCCGCAAGTGCCACGGCGCCCGGCACTACCCAGAAGCGCAGCCGAAGGCCCGGAAGTCCTAGCGGTCCGCGAACTCCCCTTGCGCCGGCCCCTCGACTCGACGGAGCATTCAGACCCATGACGATCACGCTCATTCTCGCGTGCCTCGCTTCTCTCTCCGTAGGGGTTCTGCTCACCACGCTGCTTCTGCGCCGCCGCAGCCGAGCAGCCGGCGGCGCCGCGCTTGCGTCGCTCGGCCAGATCGACGTCACGATCAAGGATTTGGAGTCGGCCCTCGCGCTGCAGCGGGAGGAAACGGATCGCGCCCGCGCTCAACGCGACGAGGAAGCGCGTAAGGCTCGCGAGTACTTCGACCGCATCGACGGGATCGTGAAAGAGGCAGATGACTGCCGCCGGCTGCTCGTGAAGACGGGCGCTGAGCACGGCGCGGCGCAGGCGATGATGCTCGCCGAAATCGACAGCGTGGTGCACCAGTACGGCGCGCTGGCGAAGCAGTATCAGGAGGCCACCGGCAAGCCGGCGCCACGGCCCGAGCCGCGGCTCAACGCTGCCATTCAAGTCGTCGCTGCCGACTTCCGGGAAGCGCACGTCACGCCCTACCAAAAGGCCACCCCCCAGGCACCTGTCGAGGCGAGTCCTCCCACTGGGGGTTGATCGCGGTCCCACAAGGACTTAACCTCGAACGCCAATGCCGACGAGCGACGAGGGGCCTGCGAAGGCCCCGGCGGTCCGCCACGAGGTGGAAGGACCGCGGATGGCGGATGCTCTCTACGAGCCGTTCAAGAACGAACCGACGCCGATTGGCGTCGATCCTTCGGACGGGCTCCCGCGGCCGATCGTGTCGCAAGCGTGGAAAGACGCTCAGGCGCCCGCGCTCGACCCGGAGCGGTTCGTGTGCATGGCGGACTGTTCGGTATTCGTCATTCGCGATTCGTGGGGCGCGCCGATCGTGCGACTGGACCCGTCGGAGGTGGAACGCGCACCGGACGGTCGCTGGCGCGTGAAGGCCGAGACGCTCGCCCTCAAAGTGAAGGATCGGCTCGACGCGGCTCGGGAGGCACGCCGGTCTCGCGACAAGCGGCACCTGCCCGCCAGTTCTTCCTCGCCTAAGCGCACCGACGCCGAGATGTGCGAATTGGTGTTCGGTGGCTCCGACGGTTACTGCATCGTCGAGCCGCTACGTCCGCAGTGCCAGCATTACGCGCGGCAGCTCATCCCGTTCCCCGACGATCGGGAGCACACGATGGCGATCCGTCTTTGCACTGCGCGCCGCACAGACGAAGGGGAGTTTTTGGACGTCGGCAACCAGCAGGTGCTCGCGTGCGAGTTGCGCTCTCCCGTGTTCGGCAACGAAGCCGCCCGCATCGACGCCTTCGAGGCGAAGACGTTCGAAGATCAGCAGCAGAGCAAGGCCAACGAGGTGGCCGACGACTTTGACCTGGATGCGGCGCTTGGCGCCCAAGACACGACGACGAAAGGAAACTGATCGAATGGCTGACGACAGCGACGACAATCTGCAACGACTGGACGCAGTGGTGAACGAGATCGACGCCCACTACGGACGCCTCGTCCGCGAAGCGAAGCTCGGTAGAGCGACGGTGCCTTCGATCATGCAGGAGCTCGCCGAGACCGTGATGCCTCTCATGAAGGACTTCTCGGTCCGCATGTTCGCGGAGATGATTGCCGTGCGGCAGTACATCCATCAGGAGGTCGAGCCGGCGCTCCAGCGGATTGGGGACGATCAGGACTCGATGCTCCTGGCAGAGGACGCCGAGATGATCACCCAACGGCTGCTCTCGTACCGCTCGATGCTCGAAGGAGGGATCGCGCGGCTCACTGGTGACGACAAGGCGCGGATGGAAGCGGAGCTCGCTGAGGTCGACACAACACTCGCGCGTGTCGCGGAGATCACCGAAGAGGTCGAGCCCGACGACAATCCCGAACCGGGAGACGAGCCCGAAGTCGTGGATGACGACGACGAAGAGGAAGAGGTCGAAGGCGGTCGCGCAGCAGGAACGGCGTGAGCGACGACCAGAACTCGAACGGCGCGGCGGCCGAGACGCCGCCGCGCGTGAAGCGGCCGCTGAGCGACAAGCAGCGCGAGGTGCTCGCTCGTGGTCAGCAGGCGCTCGCCGCGAAGCGTGCCGAGCGTAAGGCGAACGCTGCGGGCCTCGTGCAGACGAGCTCGACAGAGATCCGAGAGGCACGGCAGCAAGTGGAACCGGCGCCGCTCCGAACGATGGACGACATCGTCGCTCGTCACATCGCTGAGCCGGCACCTCCGGTGGATATTCCACCGGTGGAACAGGTTGCTCGCGAGACGAAGCTCTACACCGTCGGCGCGGACCCGCTGCCACCGCCGGAGAACAATCCGTTCCTGAACGACGGCGTGATCGCTTCGAGTGAGGGCCCAGCTCCGGATCTGGTGGGTATCCAGCCGCCACGAAACCTTGCCGGTCTGATGGAGATGTGCCCGACGATCGGCGACGGGCAGTACCACATCGAGGTCGTTCGCCGCGCGCCGCAACAGTACGGCGGCATCGTTTGCAAAGGTATCCAGCGGTCGATCAAGGAATACATGACCGACACGGACTTCGTGTCGTTCTACGGCGGCGGCGACTACATTCTCACTCTCTACGGGCCGCCGCCACGAGGCGGCATCATCGATGCGCGCACGGGGCGCCCGCGCAGCAAGGCGCTGTCGCCGCCCGTAAAGCTCGAAATCTCTCCATCGGTGCACCCGCCGAACGTGCAGGCGGCAGTGCTACTAGACGACGAAATGCATGCGACGGAAGGCGAAGATCAGATGCGGTACTACCAGCCCGGTTTCCAGACCGGCATGCCGGCACGTCCGGTGACAACTGCGGATGCTCGGATGCTGGAAGTGCAGCTTACCCACGAGGAAAAGATGCAAGCGCGTCAGGAAGCCAAAGAAAGGGAGCTGCGCGAGCAGCAGTCGGGGATCAGCGCATCGCTCGGACCTGTGCTCGATGTCATGCGTCAGAACAGCGCGGAAAGCATGAAGGCGGTGGAACGCACTGCGGAGGCGCGTGCCCGTATCGCCGAGCAGACGGCAGAGCGTGCTGAGGCGGACCGAGTTCGCGCCGAGGCCAAGGCCGAACAGGCGCAGCGCGAAGCGCGCCTGGAAATCGAGCGCGAGCGCAGCAAGCCGACCGACGCTGCGCAGCTCGTTGACGGTTTTTCGAAGATGGCCGCGGTCCTGAGGCCCTCCGACAACGGTTCTGCGGTCGAGGCGAGGGCGGCTGAGAAGGCGCTCGATCTGGCGCGCCAGGAAATCACGCGCGTGACGCAAGCGCACTCGGAAGAGGTGTCACGGCTTCAGAAGGACCACACGGACACTATCCGGCGCATGCAGGAGGACCACCGCGCCGAGATGACGCGCCGGCAGGACCAAGAGCGCAACGAAACGGAACGGCAGCAACGGCAGCATACCGAGGAACTCAGGCGTCAGGAGGAGCGCCTAAAGGACAACCTGGAGCGTGCCGAGCGACGCGCCGAAGAGGCAGAACGGAAGGCCGAGCAGCGCGTTCAAGAGGCAGAGACACGCACCGAACGCCGAATGAGTGAGATGCGCGACGAGCACAAGCGCATCCTCGATGACCTACGGACGCAGAACCAACAGCGTCTCGACGACGAACGCCGGCAACACGACCGCGATCTGAAGACGCAGGCGGCGACCTACGAAACGCGGCTTTCCGGACAGAAGGACATGTACGACAACCGGATGACGATGGCGGCTCAGGAAGTGACGCGCGTCACGTCCGAAGCGGATCGGTATCGGAAGGAGGCGGCGGACAACAAGGATCTGAACAAGCAGATCGAAAAGGCTCAAGAGGCGGCGTCACTCCTCGGCTGGGGTCCATCCGGCGATGGCGCTGATCAGACGCCGCCCCCGAAGGACTGGAAGGAGATGCTCGGACGAGCCGGCATGGAGCTCGTGTCGAAGCTCCCGGAGATTGTCCAGAGCGCCGGTGACCAAGTAGCAAAGCTTCGTGGGCAACCGGGGCCGACGCCGGAGCAGGTACAGGCCATGCAGTACGACCAGATGCTGCGCCAATCGCACCAGACCATGATGGCGCGGCAGATGGGCGGAATGCCGGCCGCCCCGAACCTGCCACCGCCGATGCGGACGGCGAGCGGCGCGGTGTTCCAACCGGCGCCGCTCCGTTTCGGCACGGAGGACTCGTCTGGACCGCTCGACCCGAGCGCGCCAAGCCCACGCGGGTTCGATCAATTCGACGCGCAGCAGTCGATGGCACCCGCGTATCAACCACCACCGCCCGCGTATCCGCAGCAGACGTACCAACCGGCACAACCGCCGCAGTACCAGGCGCCACCGCCGCCAGCGTACCAAGGACAGCCGTCGCAGTACCAGGCGCCACCGGGGGCGCCACAGACCTATCAACAGGCGGCGCCGCAACCGGGAGCCGTGCCACAGCAGACGTACCAACCGGCGCCAGCGCCGCAACAGGCAGCACCGGCAGCGCCGGCAGCGCCACAGATGTCGCAGGCACCACCGGGTTCCGTACCGTCGGTGATTCCGACCGAGATGATCGTGCAGTTCGCGCCGGTGCTCGAACAAGCGCTCGCTTCCGGCGCACCAGTCGAGGAGATCGCGCAGGAATTGATCGGGCTGCTCGGGCCGGCGAACCTCGCGCAGGTCGTGAACGGCTTGAAGCCAGAGCGCGTCGTGGTCGAGCTCCAGAAGGCGGGCAAGGGATCGAGTCCGCTGGTGCGCCGCCAGGGCCAGCAGTTCCTGCGGGACATCTGGGGGCACTGCGCGGCGTTGCTCGCGCAGGGATGACGGGAGGACGAGACCAGTGGCGGACGAGATGCAGCGGATCTTCGAAGAAGCGGGCTACACCTATCCAGGAAGCCCGGAAGCCGGCGCGCGGCTGTTGCTGTCGGAAGTTCAGCGCAGTCAGCATCAGGCCGACGCAGAGAGCAGGAAGTACTCCGTCTTGGTGTCGGAGCTCAACGTTGCGCTCGACGCTTCACCGTTGCAATACGCGCCAGGAGATCCAGTGCGGCACATCGCGCTGCTTTGCGAGCGCGTGCAGGAGCGGCACGTGGCCGCAATTACGAACGCCGTGCGCACGCTGCGAGCGCGCCACCCGAGGCAGAGCGAAGCGCATCGCGACGACGACGAGTTTCTTTTTGCGATGGACGAGCTGGGCGACGCTGAAGCGGTCGGGCGCCTAATTCCAATCATCGAAGCGAGCGTTGCCTATTGGCAGGCGCTGCAGCGCGGCGATGACCACGCGAGCGTAGCGGCGGTGCTGACGCGGTGGTCGCAGGCCGTCTCGACTCACCTAGAATCCGCACTCTGATCGATGGCCGCGATCTACACGGTAGAGCGAATCGACAACGGAGTTGAGGTTCGCCTGTCGCGCAACCACGCGCTCGTCTGTCGGGTTTGGGTCAACGACAGCGTCGCTGGGCAGATGCTTACCGGCTTGACCGCGGCCAACGAAGCGCGCCTTCGCAAGGAGATGAGGGAGGAGTACGACGCCGTGCTCGCCCGGGTCATCGCGCTGTTCCGGGCGGTCATGGACGGTAAGCCGGGGGGCTCGATTACCGCGCCGGACGACTACGCTACGCATCTACTGCCGTTCGTAAACTGAAAACTCACGCCCGCGACAGCGGCGCCGCCGGTGCTGCCGATTTTCTCTTGACGTGCTTCGCCGCGTGTGGCAGGCATAGATCGACGCCAATGACCGCTTTCTCCATGCGCTCACCGCAATCCTCGCGAAGGACAGAATCCTTCGCAGGGTATACGTGTGCGCTACGCGGAGGCGATCACGGTACCTTGTGGGCCCTCCAGAGCGCGACCATCGTCAAGAATCCGGAGGCACCCACGTAAAGGGCGGCAAGTACTCGAATCAAGGACCAACGAGGAAGCCGCCCGGGAAACCGAGGCGGTTTTTGACGTTTTGGGGTCCAGAAAAACACGCACCGCTAGACCGTTATGGATACGGGCTCCGCTGTAAACGGAGTGCCTTCGGGCCAGGAGAGTTCGATTCTCTCGCGGTGCACGAAAGAAAGGAACGAAGTGAAACGCAAGCGAGCGCCGGTAGCTCCGGCAACGAAAGGAGACTCGGGTCGTTGGCACCAAGGTGGTGCAGTCGGCTTTTAACCGAAACGAGGCAGGTTCGATTCCTGTGCGACCCACGGGCTTGTAGCTCGAAGGTCGAGCAGGCGCCTCTTAAGCGCTCGGTGAGAGTTCGATTCTCTCCAGGCCCACAGCACTCCGGCTTCGTCCAACGGCAAGGACAACGCGCTCTGACCGCGTGAATGGTGGTTCGAATCCATCAGCCGGAACCAGAACAATGCTCGCGAGAGCGCTGCTCTTTGACAATCTGCAAGGACGTGACGACGCGCATCGACTGCGATGCGTGTGGCGGTCTCTCCTCGACCAAACAAGACTGAAAGGCGGCGGCCTTCGGGCCGCCGTCGCATTGCCAGGTGGCGAAGCGGAAACGCAGGCGGCTGTTAACCGCCCTACCGCAGGTTCGAATCCTGCCCTGGCAGCTAGTCCCCGAGTCGCGCAAGCGACGTGGCGCTTACGACCCCTTCACTGGGCGAGCCCGGGGACGAATCGTCTGCCGGTCTAGTTCTCGCGGGAGAACCTCCGTTTCGTAATCGGATGAGAGCGGTTCGACTCCGCTGATCGGCTCCATGCTAGGGAAAAATGCGGGCGTAGGTATCGGCAGATGCGCGTCCCGCAACCCTTAGCAGTTGCCGCTACTCTGCTGCCGCAGGGTGAGCGGCGCCTGCCCCGTTCGACTTCAGGTGAGGTCGCCGGTCCTTCAAACCGGCCAGGTCGGATCGTTACCGACACGGGGTGCCTAGCGCAGCGTGTTCCGGGGGAAGAACCCGGCCCGGGCCCGGTCGTTCCGACACCAGGTCCGGCAAGCGCGACTGCGCGCATCGCCCCGACAGCTGACCCGGTGATAGCGCCTGCCTGAAGAGCAGGAGAGGTTCGTTCGACTCGAACTCGGGGCACCGTTCGACCGGAGAGTAGCCTATTGGTCAGGCACTTGATTTGGGATCAAGATCAGGCAGGTTCGATTCCTGTCTCTCCGACAAGTATGGTGGCCATGGCCGAATGGTTAGGCACGCGACTGTGGCTCGCGGTACGCGGGTTCGATTCCCGTTGGTCACCCCATCTCCCGACCTCTGGACGAGGCGCGTGGTTTCCTAAACCGTGCGAGGCAGGTTCGATTCCTGCTCGGGAGACCAATGCCCACTGACGCGACGGGTGTCGCGGCGCGCCTGTCACGCGCGTGAGACGGATTCGAGTTCCGTAGTGGGCGCTACAGGCCGGCCTCTGGGAGGTGTGTGGTCTCCAAAACCGCGCTTGCTCGGTTCGATTCCGAGTCGGCCTGCAAAGACGGGGTCGTCGTCCAATGGGAAGACGCGACGTTCGCAACGTCGAGATGCGGGTTCGATCCCCGCCGACTCCACGAATGGGGCCTTAGTCCAACGGGAAGACGTCGCGATGGCATCGCGAAAGTGCGGGTCCGACTCCCGCAGGCTCCACTAACATCCGGGTGAAGGCTCAAGGCGGGCCGCGTGTCTGGGGGACACGTGCGGGTTGGTTCGATTCCAATCACCCGGACCATGGGGAGTCCGCTGGGGCGGAGTCCGGTCCTGCAAACCAGACGCGGTCGGTTCGATTCCGACACTCTCCACCGACTCGCGGTTCCAGGGAGGAACTGGACGTCCAAGCCGTTCAAATCGGCAGGCCGTGAGTTCTTTGCCGTCATAGCTCTAAGGCGGAGCACTCCCTCGGTACGGGAGCGGGCTCGGTTCGATTCCGAGTGGCGGCTCTGATGCGGGTGTCTCCTCAATGGTGAGGACGCTGCCTTCCAAGCAGATGTTGGCCGGTTCGATTCCGGTCACCCGCTCCATCGCAGGAGAGGCCGACTGGTGAGGCACGTGCTTGCCATGCACGTTCATGCGGGTTCGATTCCCGTCTCCTGCTCCGAGCTCGGCAGCGAGCTCTAGTGGGAGGCTTGCCAGGTTCTGCACGCACGAGCGTGCACACTCGGAGCGTGGTTTATGGAACTACGCGACGCCCTTGGTTCGGTGCCATGTCCACCCCGCGAAGCCTCGGGATCTCGCCATGGAAGGGAACCCCGGGGAGAAGGCACCACAAATTCTGACGCGCAGTTCTGGTGAGCAAACGAGTCTGCAAAACTCGTGAGCGCGGTTCGACTCCGCGGCGCGTCTCCACACGTTACGCCCCCGCCGACGGCTCGGCGCGCCGCCTTCTAAGCGGAGACGTGGAGGATCGACACTTCCCGGGGGCGCCTCAATGTCTCGTTCGTCTAGCGGCCCAGGACACGCGCCTCTCACGCGCGTAACGGGGGTTCGACTCCCCCACGAGACGCCAGTGACTGCACTGAACAGTGCCTCCACCCATGGACGGGTACTGCGGCTACGAACCGCGGAAAGAGGGTTCGATTCCTTCTGGAGGCGCCACGCCCTCGCTGCCGGAAGCAGCGTCTCGGCTCCGAACCGAGAGCGCGGTGGTCCGACTCCACCCGAGGGCACTGCGAGGATAGAGCAACGGCTGCTCGACGGGCTCATAACCCGTTGCCTTACGGCTAAGTGGGTTCAATTCCCACCCTCGCTTCCGCCGATGACCCATGGTGGGACGAGCGTTTCATAAGCGCTCCCGGCAGGGGTTCGAATCCCCTCATCGGCACGAATTCCGGTCTGCCGTGGTCGGCAAGAAAGACTTTGAATCTTTCGAAGAGGGTCCGATTCCTTCGACCGGAGCCATGACCTTGGTAGGATGGCGCGATGCCAGCCGATCCGTTTCTCGCCGAGTTTGTGACGACGGCACTGTCGGAGCTGAGCCATAAGTCGCTCCGGCAGATCCAATTCGAGACCGCGATGGTGTGGTACGGGCGCGCGGTCGCGGCGGTGACGCTCGGAAAAACGGCCGACGCGATCGAGTACGCGCACGAGTCGATCGAGCACGCCGCGCTCTCGGGAGACATCGGATTGCTTCAAGGCATTCGCGAAGGCCTCCGCAAGAGCGGCATCGCTCTCTAAAGATTCATCGGAGACAAGGCCCGGGGTGGGCCACTTGTTTCGGGAACAAGCGCTGGCGGGTTCGACTCCCGCGTCTCCGACTACGCTGGGCTCCCCGTCGGGTGACGGGCTCTCCCTCACACGGAGGTGCAGAAGGGTTCGAGTCCCTTGCCCAGTACCATGCGGGCCGTGTCCTAAGCCGAAGGGTGCGTCGGCAGTCGTCTTATCAACGACCGGATCGGGGTTCGACTCCTCCGCGGCCTACAACAAACGCTCTCGGACTGGTCCGGTAGACCGGCTCGCTCTGATAAAGCGAGTGGCTTGGTTCGACTCCAAGCGGGAGCACTACGCGCGCCGAGTGTAGCTGGAGAAACCGCGAGCTCGACAAGCTCGATCTGCTGGGTTCGATCCCCAGGGCGCGCACAATTCGCGTTCCGCGTCGTGATGGGTTTACGCTTCGGCGCATGCCGGCGTACCCACATCCGCTCGTTGCGCTCGTCGTGGACATTTTCGAAGAGGGCGCCGAGTACCCGATCGTTCGACACGAGTTCATCGGGAAGACGCGACAGGAAGCGGAGGGCTACTTTCGGGCGCACCAGCGGACGGATTCGTTCCTCGCTGGTTGCCTGGTGGGGCACTTCAAGAACATACGCTGCCGCACGAACATGTACTGGAAGCGGCTGCAGTGACTTCAGACTGATGCGCCGAGGTGGCGGAACCCTGGCAGACGCGCCGCGTTCAGACCGCGGTGTCCTTCGGGACGTGCAGGTTCGACTCCTGTCCTCGGTACCAAACGCCGACGTGTTGGAATCTCGGTAGACAAGCGGCCCTGAGATGGCCGTGCTCGTTAGAGCGTGCAGGTTCGATCCCTGTCGTCGGCACCGGTTCTGTGGTAGACACGCCTGGGAAAAGGCACAAATGAAGTCGCGAGCTGCTCGCCCGATAAAGTTCAGCAGGTGGTCCAAATTTGGCAGCTACGTGGCCCGCAAGGTACTGATGAGTGACGGAAGAAACGTTACCCAGTATCAACATCGAGCCGTGATGGAAAGGCGGCTGGGAAGGAAGTTGAAGCGCTCGGAGCACGTTCACCACAAGGATGGCGACCCGTCCAACAACAGAGTCAAAAATCTGGAGCTGATCACAGCATCCGATCACGCAAAGGAACACGCTAAGAACAGACCGCCGGAAATGTTTCGCGGGATCTGTCCGGAGTGTGGTGCGCGATTCATGAGAAAGGCCCGGTGGGTGCGGAACAATCAAGGCAACCAGGGCAAAGCCGGTCCGTTCTGCGGCAAGAGATGTGCGGGTAGACACAATGCCCGAATCGGACATTCCCGTAACAGGTAAACGCTCTCCTGGTGGAACTGGTAGTCACGCGGAGCTCAAGCCTCCGTGATCGAAAGATCGTGCGAGTTCGACTCTCGCGGAGAGCACTACGCTGCCTTGGTGAAACGGAAAACACGCGGAGCTTAAGCCTCCGTGCCCGAAGGGGCTTGCGCGTTCGACTCGCGCCGGCAGCACTGATTCGCTAACGTACTCAACAACCCAGGCAGGAACCTATGCGACAACGAAGGTGAAGTCCCATGTCCACGCGCACTCTTCTTCTCTCAAGCTACTACCTCCCGGTGCGGGTCCTGCACTGGCAGGACGCGATCAAGATGGTCTACGAGGGTACGGTTCGTATCGTCGTCGAGTACGACGAGACCGTCTCGTCGCCGTCGGTGACGTGGAAGGTCCCCGCGGTGATCGCGCTCAAGCGCTCCGTGCGGAAGTACGTGAAGGGCGCGGTCAAGTTCTCGCGCCGCAACGTCTACGCGCGCGACAGCTTCAGGTGTCAGTACTGCGGTGGACACTTCTCGGAAGAAGAGCTGACGTACGACCACGTCGTGCCGAAGAGTGGCGGTGGTCGGCGGACGTGGACGAACATCGTGAGCGCGTGCCGTCCGTGCAACTCGCGGAAGGGCAACCGCTCGTGCGACGACTCCGGGATGTTTCCGCGTCGTTCGCCTCTGGAACCGAACGTGATGGAGATCCTCTCGCCGGTCATAGATCCGTCGAATGCACCGGATGAGTGGCTCGACTTCCTCGGGGGCATGACGCTCCCGGCGCGAGTGCGGTAGGTCGCTAAGCCGTGGCAGTGACCTACCGCTTCTCGCACCGGATCGGCAAGATGCGGTGCTGCAAGTGCCGGAGCGAATTCGTCGTTCAACCCGGCGCGCACCCACACGCGGCGTGTCCGAGGTGTCAGTCGCTCTACTACGAGTGGCTCGACTATGAATCGTTCGACATTGGAGAGCGAACCGCGCAGGGCGCGGCGGCCGTTGGAAGCGGTCAGGACGGGATGTGAGTTCCGTTGGGGATCGAGACCTCCGCTCTCCGCAAAGGGATGACGCCGACCATGGTGGTCAGCTGGCCTTGAATACCAGTGGGGCGCTCGCGAGGGCGCAGCGGCTCGAAACCGTCGTCATCCGCTACGGAACGTGAAAGCTCAGTGGTGGGCTACTGGCTTCGAACACCAGGGCACCTTCGGGTGAGCCGTTCGACTCGGCCGCGTTCCGCCAGTGGGAAGCGAAAAGTAGCGCTTTTGGTACAAGTGTTGCTGTCCTACTTCCACTCCCTTGCACCCCGATCCAGTGGTGCGCTAAGACAACGAACGATGATCAAGAGACACCTGCTACCCGCTCTCTCTGCACTCTTGGTGCTGCTCGCCGCGCCACTCGCTACGGCGGACTCCGTGGCGTTCAGCATCACGACATTCCACTCGTTCGCGACGATCACTCCGGAGAGCGTCTCCGTCACCGTCTGTCCACACTCGGACGGGACCTATACGAACGTGCATGTAATGGGATCCGGTCCGGTAAGCTCGAACGACCCAAGGATGTCCGGCATCTTCCACGTGGATGCGATGATTCTCACGAATGCAGTCGGCGTCGGCGTGTCGCGCGACAAGTGGACCATCACTGATGCCGTGACGGGTGCCGTGAAGGCCAAGGGTGTTGCTCAAGCACTAGACACCGACATGACGGCACCGGTGCACAGCGCCGTGACGGCTCGCCTCGCCGATGGGAGCTTCATGAGTACGCTCGCCGTAGTGACGTTGCCGTCTGCCGCAACCGGAGGCCTCATCACCGTCGAGTACGGAGGCCCAGTAGCGACGGACCCCGGTCGTGGGGTCATCATCAGTCGCGATTGCGGCGGTTACTTCGCCGCGGATCGTCGGGGCTACCGAGCGATCCGAGACAACGACAACGACGACTGATTCGCCTGGAAGCTGAATCCCACATGGGTGGGAGCTCCGTTGCTAGCGGATGCGACGTCGCAAGGCGTTGGGGATCGAGACCTCCGGCTTCCGCTGTTTCGCCGCTGCCTCCGGGGAGGTGCGCCTGTTTGTACCTGGTGCTTGGCCGGTTCGACTCCGGCTGGCGGCTCCAAAAAGTTGCGATGGTCGAGTAGAGGGACGTACCGTTCCAGTCATGATCCTGCAAGGTCTAGGCAAAGGCGGCGGCGGCGGTGGTCGTGGAGGTGGCGGCGGATTTCGCGGCGGCGGCGGTGGTGGACGTGGAGGTGGCGGCGGATTTCGCGGCGGCGGCGGTGGTGGACGTGGA